TAACTCTCCTGAATAAATAAATTGACATGCTTCGATAGTAGGTATATTATCACAAAGTGACCTAAAAGAAAAGGCCCTCCACGTATGGAGAGCCTTTTGGCACAATCACTTACCCTTTCCGCAGACTTCCCCAACTGGGTCTTGGAAGAGGTTGCAGACGTATTGCTGGAGGTCTTCGAGCCTGCGCTCGACTGTCGCTGCCCGCAAGTTGTTGTTACTTATAACAACCGCGCCTTCACCGTTGTCTGTACCTTTCTTGAGGTACTGCTTTGGTGGAGCTTTACGCATTAGCTCTCGGTCCGGCTTATCTACAAGGTCTTCTACCGTGGTGCCCTTGAAGGCAACCTCTGGGATTCTGTCTTTGTTGCTACACGCTGACAGTGCCAGAACCATGAACATTCCGAGAATAAATTTTCTCATCAGTCCCCCAAGGATTCGTTGTACAGATCCACAAAGTCATCGTCCAACCCTTTCTTCCGGGCGGCTTCAGTTTTGTTGTATTCGACCTGTTTGTCGTTTACATTATGACGGCGGGCTTCTTCCAGCTTACGCTTTTCCTCAGATACCCGAGCCAGTTCTTCATTAAGAGCCGTGTTGTCAGCCTTACCCTTGTCGATAAGATCAACGTACTCTTTGCCCTTTTTCTCCCACTGGGTGTTTGCATACTGAAAGCCACGGTCATAAGCCGCATCTTCCTTGGTGCCGACATACCAATTAAAGGAGAACAGGAGAAGGGCCGCGATCCCGATGCCGATCAGGTACTTCTTGTACTTCAATATGAAAGTTGTCATAATACCTCCTTTGGGTATTTTATCACCGAAACCAGAAATAAAAAAGCCCTCCGCGAAGGAGGGCACTGAGGCGAAGGAGAGGAGATATTTTATTCTTGTTAGAATGTGGTGGAACTGAACGGATTTGAACCGCTGACGCGCTGCTCTTCAGGCAACCGCTCTACCAACTGAGCTACAGTTCCATGCTTGGCAGAAGAGGAGAGACTTGAACTCTCAGGCCCCGAGGGACCCCGGATTAGCAGTCCGGTGCGGCTACCGATTTCGCCACTCTTCTAAATTGGCGGAAGATAATAGAGTCGAACTATCACCGTGGGGTCGCCACAGCGGGCCGGGGTTCAAATCCGGGTGCGTACCACTACGCCCTATCTTCCATTATTTGATGCTTGTCCAAGCTGTTCTTGTGCGGAGAAGTTGGCCTGCTGCCCTGAACAGGGTCAGAGGTGCGGCTGAAACTCCACCTTGGGCATTGGACCAAGTTTGAAATTCGGTGTTACTGACTGCCCGGAACAACACTTCTTTATCATCAACATACAAATGAACTCCATCTGCTTTCATTTCGTAGCTCAAGAGGTGCCAACCCTTGTTGATAGGCACTGTGCTGTTGAGTTGCACCGGGTTGGAGCCGTCCCATACATAGAAGCAAAGAACAGTGGCCCCATTTAAAAATTTGACACCGAACGACCAATAATCCAGGGTGTCGATGCCTGCGAAACCTACCATAGTGGGGTAGAAACCGGAGGGGTAAAAATCTACAGCGGGATCAAGATACACCATAGTATCTATCCTGGCTCCACGTCTGATAGCAGACAGGTTCAATCCATAATTGTATTGGATGAACCCACCTTGGGTGTTCTGTATAACAGCGTGACCGTCCACAACATCCTTGCTTACTCCGCTCCTGTTGGTGGAGCTTTTGTTCCCTGCAAGGTCGGGAGTCATAGAGTTGTCGGCAACTGCCAAAAACTGATACCCGGTCGGGTCTGGAGGGGGAAGATACTTGCCTCCTTGCGGGGCAGAGACGATCATCATTTCGTTCATAAACACCTCAGATTGGGGTGACCTGTGGGACTTGAACCCACGACTGCCCGGTTCACAACCGGGGATTCTACCTGCTGAATTAAGGCCACATTGATGCTCACTAAAACACACGTCTGTGTCGCCTGCTCTAAGGGTTCGAGTTCCACTGACAAGAGCTAATGAGCATTAATGTGGCGGGGGATGGAGGATTCGAACCTCACGATGTCGGGATCAAAACCCGATGTTTTACCAATTAAACTAATCCCCTACACTGGGTGAGATAACCCGATCACCACGGGCATTTTTAACTTCACACTTAACGGTAGTGACTCACCGTGAATTGGAGCGGACATCCGGGATCGAACCGGACTCATTAGCTTGGAAGGCTAAGGCACAACCACTATACCATGCCCGCTTTATGTGGTACTCCAGGAGAGATTCGAACTCATCATTGACATGATCCTAAATCAAGTGCCTCTACCAATTGGGCTACTGGAGCATGATTTGGTTGCGAAGGGCAGAATCGAACTGCCGACATGAGGCGTATGAAACCCCTGTTCTACCGCTGAACTACCTCGCAATAATTTGGTCGGTGTAGCTGGACTCGAACCAGCGACCCTCTGGTCCCAAACCAGATGCGCTACCAGGCTGCGCTATACACCGTATTGTTCCCCCGGAAGACGCCTCAGTGTGCGATTGCCGTTAACCCGGTCCAATCCCGGGAGGGGCTGTTTGGTTGGGGATGGTGGTTTCGAACCACCGACCTCACAATTATCAGTTGTGCGCTCTACCCCTGAGCTAATCCCCATTTGAAGTGGCGGTCCTAACGGGATTCGAACCCGTGACTCTCGCGTGACAGGCGAGTATGTTTACCGCTAATACCATAGGACCTGAATTTGGCAGGAAGGTGACGAATCGAACGCCTTGAACTGGGGTTGGAATCCAGCGAGCGGCCTTTGCTCATTAATCTACCGACCTATAATAATTGGTTACCCGGACAGGGATCGAACCTGTGTCTCCACGTTCATTCGAGCGGTGGACGACTTACCGCTTGTCGCACCGGGTAATTGTATGGCGTCCTGAGAGGGGATCGAACCCTCAAACTCCACCTTGAAAGGGTGGTGACTTTATCCAGTTTGTCTACCAGGACTTAACGAATAGCCATCGAAATGACTATTGATTAAGTTCTATCAGTCCAGCGTGAACTTCACGATGGCAATTGGAGCAGAGCATTACGCACTTATCCAATTCCTTCTTGATGTCCTTGAATGGGCGGGTCAGTCCTGAACCACCTATTGCAAAATCTTTCTCGTTAGGATCGAGATGGTGAAACTCAAGTGCCGCATGACACTTATTGTAACCGCAAACATTGCACTCGCCACCTTTGTAGTCGATGGCCTTTTCTTTTATGTTTCGTCGAAATCTTGCAACAGCTTCTGTATTGCATTTGGAGCAACGAGTCCTTGTTTTGTAGACAAAGTGCTCTGTTTCCCCGTGAATGCTGCAAGACTTCATGATTTTCTCTGTCATGAGTCCTCCGTGTTTGGCTGACGGTACTGGATTCGAACCAGTTATCCTGGACTTAACAGGTCCCCGCATGTCCATATATGCTCACCGTCAATAATTGGGTGCGCCCCTTCCGGTGTGACTGAGAACTGTACCCGACAGGCGGGGAAGTATTACTCAATCAGGGACCTTCGGTTGGACGACTTTAGGGTGGCCTCCATCTGGGCTTTGGTCTGAGGACTCGCCTCTCGCATTACCAGCTTGGACCCTCTTCCTTTCTGGTGGACCGTCAGGGACTCGAACCCCGAACCTCGGGATTAAAAGTCCCTTGCTCTAACCAATTGAGCTAACGATCCGAATAATGCCTCATTAACAGGGTGCGACCCTGAAAGCTCACCGCAAAGCGATGCTTGAGGACAATCTGGCAGTAGGAGGGAGATTTGAACTCCCGGGACCAGGGGTTACCTGATCCGACACCTTTCCAAGATGCTGCTTTAAGCCACTCAGCCATCCTACTATAATTTGGTGGGGAGTGATGGAGTCGAACCACCCGAGTCGCAATGACAACAGATTTACAGTCTGCACCGCTACCTCTACGGAAATAACTCCCCAAATTCTCTTTTGTACGGCTCACCTGACATCCAAGGATCTGCGCTGATCCCTATAGACCTTCCTCGCCATCAAACGCCGTTGTACACCGTCGTCATGCTGCGGGTCGTTAACAAGTGCCCGTCAAAAGAGAACTTCTAATAAAGGCTCCTTCGGGAGCCTTCCAGTTAATCATCTTCGCCTACTGCTTTATACTCACGAATCTGGGTTGTCAACGGGATGGCATTTTTCATCTCGTCAGAAGAACCAGCGTGAGTTTCAGAAGAGGCAGATGTTGTGCCGCCTGCTGCGTCGTCTTCGTTATCCTCTTCAGTATAGAGGTTGTTAACCTCTTTCGCCTGCTCAAGGATATACTTCGCCGTGGTTTCCTTCACTTTCTCTGTGCCTGTTGTGAGCAGGTTTTCGAGAGTATGAATGGCCTTCGGCGTCAGACGGGCCAATTCGCCTCGGAGATCAAGCATTGCCTTTTCAAGGGCGATTGCTGTGCTCTCTTCTTTGCTTGGGCGACCACGCTTACGAGTTACAATCGCAGCCTTGCTCATAATGCCCCCATTGAGTTAGTGTATTCATCTTAGCAGCATAATTACACTATGTCAATAGGTTACATGAAATTTGGCAGCGACTCCAGGATTCGAACCTGAACAACCCGGCGATCAACCCGGGAGCGAAGTACCCTATTGGATAGATGGTCTACTCATGCCTGAGCGATTCCCATTTCTCCTCAACCTCAGTCGCCAATGTGTGGTGCGCCTTCCCAGATTCGAACTGGGAACCCCTACATTTTGAATGTAGTGCCTCTACCAATTGGACCAAAGACGCTTGGAGCAACGTACTGGATTCGAACCAGTGCTCATCTCGTTTGCAGCGAGAGCCGTTACCAGACTCCGGCAACGTTGCATGATCTGGTGCTGGATGCAGGAATCGAACCCGCGACATCCTCATTACAAGTGAGGCGCTCTACCTACTGAGCTAATCCAGCAAATCTCCCAGCGAGTCCGGTAGCTATTACACTCCGGGGGAGGGAGAAATGGGCAGAGGACGTATGCCCGTGGGTTGACTTCCCTTCTCGTCCAGCAAAAGCGTGTTTCACGTAACGGGTGGTCGTGAGACCTGAAGCAACCGTCGCTATTCCAGAGGCCGTCGATGGAGCCGCTGTCTTCCGGCTGAACTGGCCCAACGTCATCGCAGAGGGTCCACTTAATCCATCCACCTACTTGATTGTCATCTCGTTCGGGACATATTCAGATTACCTGTAGCCCTACTCTTTGTCAACAGGCTTTTTACCGTTTGCACAAAGATTGCACATAATTGTGCGTTTTGGGCCGAGGTACTTGTTTCCGCACACGTAACAAAGGCAGATGTAGCCCTTGTATTCGTGGTTCCGGGGGTCGTCCTCCCCCGGCAGGTGATTAAAAGTCCGGGTGCTCATCGAAAAAATCCACGTCTTCAGCAGAACGGATACCTTCACCCCAACCTACGAAACCGTCGAACTCATCAAACATCCCAGTTCTCCTCTCCAAGACCCCAGTCCTCTTCGCTACGAATGCCTTCTCCGTAGCCGATCACTAATTCAGTGCTGTTCATTTGCATTCTCCTGCGAAAACAGTTTTAACTTTGCTGTTGCCAGCGTCACCGAGACCTTCTTGTAAAGCCTCGTCAATACCTTCGGTCATCTTCTCTGCGAAAACACTTACGAAGTTTTCCGGGGCTACTCCTTCGAACGTCTCGCAGTCGATAAGGTCCGGCTGGTCCTTAATCATCTGCTCAAGGTGGTCATCATCCAGGTCGATGGTGACTAAGTAATGGAACTTTCTCAAACTTCCTCCTTCAGGATTGCCAGCTTATAGCGAGAGGTTTTATCAACCTCATTCGGGTAAAACGAGTATAGGTGATTACCTTCACCAAAGTCAACATTTTGCCAATCCTCAAGAGGGAATCCGACGGTACTGAAAGCTAAATCGTCGGCGTCATCGAGAGCGTCTTGAAGGGTGGGGTAATGCTCACAATGTTCTTCAGAAGTGTAATCGGGGGTGATAAAGCTGAGAGTGAGTTTATAGGGATTCATAAGTCCAACAGTAAGTTAATCAAGTGATATGGTCATTTTACTGGAGGACTTGATGATAGTCAACGCCCGGGTGGAAGGGGAGCGCCGGGGGCATTTGTGGAGGCACGTTGATATTCGCAATATGCGACGTTCTCAGCGTTTTCTGAGAAGTATTCGAGCAAACCCTCGTCTACAGTCTTTTGAGGCCGCTTAGAGCGATCTGGGTGGGTTGCTGCCCGGTTAAAGTCGTTTCGTGCAACTGGGTTTCTCATCTGAGCCTCTCGATAGCTGAATTAAAGAATCCTTGGTCGGTCTCCATTCCAATAAATTCCCTGTTTAGTTCCTTACAGGCAACACCCGTTGAGCCGCTGCCCATAGTGAAGTCCATGACAACTTCGCCAGGTAAGGTGTATGTTTCAATAAGGTACTTCAATAGAGCAACTGGTTTTTGGTTAGGGTGGAACCTACCCCCGTCTGTCGATCCGTCATTATTCACAACGGAGAACTCCAGCAGTGACCTTGGTTTTCTCTTCGTTGTCCCTGTGTTTGTTTCTACACTGCCGTGCCTGCCATTTATGTTGTTCTGTTTGTTCCTTGCATAATTCATTGGTGCGTGACCATCAGTCTCTTGTGGGTAATAAGAAACAGGTTTTTTGTAAAATACCGAAATAGTTTCGTGATATTTCATCGGCATCTTTTTCGCATTTAGGTGCCCTGTCCCCTTGTTCTTCACCCATATCCAGTCGTATTTGAAATTTTTTATGTTAGACGCCCGCAGCATTGTGCTAAATGGTTCCGATCCGAAAAGCACTATCGGCCCATTGTCTTTTGTTACGCGATGAAGCTCTACCCACATATCTTGGAACGGGATCACGGAATCCCAAGATTGCGGGGTTGTTCCGTAAGGTGGGTCGCAAAGTACCATATCTACACAATTGTCAGGTAGTGTTTTCAAAACAGAAAGGCAATCTTCGTTGTAAATCTTCATAAGTCTCCTTAAAACCGCCCCGAAGGGCGGATAATATTATTTCAGATTTGCAGTAACACGTTCACGGATCTCAGTCAGTGTTTCGTCTACCAGCAGTTTACCGTCACGGAACACCACACGGAGTTCGTTGTCGGCGTCGTTAACCTGTTCAAGTTGCAGGTTATCAACCAGCTTCAGTTCTCCATCCTCACCACGAACAACCTTCAGGAATCCTTGTGCAGACTTCTTGCCAAGGTCGGTCTTCGGCTCTTTGACTACCATGATCTGCTGACCGTCAATAACAGCACCAGTAGCCTTCACTGCTTGACCAAGAGAGTCACGAGTGTTGAACTGGGTGGTGAAGGAACCGACACCGAACACAACGTTGTTCGATGCAAAGCCTTTTGCTTCCAGGCGCTCGAAGATCTCTTTGGCACGAGCCACGGTGATGGAGTCACCGTAAATCAGGCCGACGTGAGTATCCAAGGTGCGATAGCCTTTGGAGTTCAGGTCGCCGCCGAACACATCGTACAGCAGTTCAACAGAGCCTTTCTGCTCGTTGGTCAGTTCCGCTTTATCGTAAGACAGAACACGACTTCCATCGATGTAGTAATACTGCTTGTCGTAACGGTTCCAGTCAAGCTCCCCCTTCATCAGATACAGATCCCCGTCGAACAGGAAGTAACGTTCAACTGACTCATCACCACATTCACCGTGCGGTGTGTCCTGGCGAACTTCTTCTTCCGCACTTTCCAGTGCCCACTCTGCGGCACGTTCGAGAGTGCCCGCAGCGTCCAGTTCTTCAATCTTGCGCCAGTCCAGAGTGCCACAGATGATGTCTTCTGGAACGCCAGAGTCCGGACGGAATACCACACGACCGTCACGGGCCATGATTTCGTCTTTCAGGATGCGAACACCTTCGGTGATCAGACGGAACCAGTCGTAGCTGTCGCCGACGTATGACACGAAACCTTTCGGGAAGATTTCAGTGATGTATCGGCGCAGGAACTCGACTTCTGCGTGGAAACGCAGGTCATCCAGCGACATTTCCGGATGCTCAGAACGGAGGCGTCCGATGATGAAGCCGATGTTCGTTGTTGCAACGCTGTGCTCGGATGCCGGGATGGAGCCGGATACGAACTTGCCTTTCATACCGTAATAACGGTTTGCATACAGGATCGCCGGGATGGTGTCGGTGCCCTGAGAGTTCATCAGTTGTCCCAGTTCAGACTGGGCCGCATCGTGAGTACCAGCCTGGCCGCGATAAGCGAAGCAATGAATCTGGAACGGGACGTGCAGGTTGTTGTCGCAGGTTTTCTGCGCCCACAGTTCAGCCAGCTTACGATACTGCCAGAAAATGGTTGCCGTAGTTACGGTTTTCCAGTTTTCAGAGGAGATCACTGACTCCAAGTAGTTAGGAAGCCAGTAGAAGTCCGGGTGCGTGTTCTGAATTGTGAACAGAGGCACTTGTACCGGAGAAAGAGTACCTTCCGGCAGGGCACGGATTTCAACAGGCAGATAGCCCAGGTCATGCAGCTTTTCGAAGCCCCACGTTTCAACCATGTCTGGACCGATCGCCAGGTCACAGATCTCTTTGAACTCCCCGATAACTTCTTCCTTCGGACGACCGAAGAACTCACGGTTGAAGTGTTCAATCAGGAACCACTTAATAAAGCCTTGCAGGCCAGCAGACATGACGCGCTGGTCACTGTCAGAAAAGTGCTGAAAGTGTTTGCTTGAGCGTGGTGTCATGTTGTCTTGTACGATCTCAGACTGTTTGCTGTACATGGAGATATGGCTCGGTTTGTACCAGTCAGCAAACAGGATAGGCAGGTCGTTATGTAACATATAAATCTCCTCAGTTAAATTGGGGCAATGTGCCCCGGAACGTTGTGAATATTACTTGAACTCAACCATCTTGTCAACAGATTTGAAAATATTATTTTCGTTTCGGCCTTCCAGGTTCTTCATCCACGGATAGGCGGAGTAAACCTCATCAATAACGTCCTTAAACACATCCGCGCCGTAGGAATAAATCCCGTGCGTGGTGTACAGAACAACCTCTTTCGCACCATTGGCACGGAGAACCTTACCAAGCTCGATAAATGTACGACCTCCGTCGCAAATGTCATCAACCATGATGACACGCTTACCATTAACATCCGGCCCGGCATAAGTCGTGTCAGTGATGTTATTGGTCATAAGGTCACGATGCTTGGTCCCAACCCCGATTTCACGGTGGTTGACCTTCTGAGCCAACTTCGTGACCTTCTTGATTGCCCCGGCGTCAGGAGCTACGATAACGGCATCGTCGAAGAAGCCAGGGCCAAGAATATCCAAGGCCAGTTCATATTGTTCGAAAATGGCAACGTTCTTGATGTGTGACGGAGACACATCTGAGTGTGGGTCATCAACAATGATACGGTCAAATCCACACAGGTTGATAAGTGTTCCAAACACTGCCGACGACAGCGGTTCTCCAGGAACCATCACTCGGTCTTGACGGGCATACGGGATGTATGGCACATAACAGACCTTCTTCACCTGGTTGCCTGTGCCTCGACCCATACGGTTGAATGCGTCGGTAAACAGCAGCAGGTCCATGATGGCATCTGAACTGTCAACATGGGCGTAGACAACAAGGTCTTTACCTTCTGGCATCTTCTCTTTCAGATCCGCATTGAACGGACTGGGCCATTGGAAACCCTTGATGCGGACGTTTCTCTCGCCCCCGGCAAATGTGCTGAACTCGATGTCCAACTGACTTCCGCCTAAATATGCACGAATCATATCTCTCTCTCCTCTCCGTTAAAGTAAAGCGATCTTACAAAAAGAAAAAGGCCCCGTCAAGGGCCTTTTGTTAGAGTGGTGTAATTTTAAGACTTTTCAGGCGTCCCTTCCAAGAGGCACCGTATGTGTACGACCCGCCAACCGACAGCTTGCTTCCATTACCGATCGGGCTTGGACCCAAGGCAACCCTGGAGAACTCGGCACCGTCGCGATAAACAACCATTGGTCCCGTTCCATCATTTGACCGTTGGAAGGTTACAGTCTCCCATTCCCCGGTGAAGGTTGTAGCTGGAGGTAGGCCACGGCCCCAAGACCCGTTGGTATACATCATGAAATACTGGATGTACGTAGCAGGGTATTGACCAACACTAAGGCAAATGCCGGGTGTTGGTGGTCGTCCACTGGGGTAGTTCCCAGTCTCCCAGACAGACCCTCCTGCGGCACCGTCCCACTTAAATACCGCCTCGATCATGACAGGTACTCCAGCGAGTTGAAGGTCCTTTACCATAGGGGTTTCGAAGTATCCCGTACCGGGGAAGTAGAAGCACTTCCCTACCTCGGGGTCTTCGACTACCCCACCACCAGTCGCGATAGTACCAACGAGTGTGAAAGGATGTCCGTTCTTGTCCACAATCGTGGTGCTGCCAATCTCGGCGTCTTCAAAATCAATATCCAGGCCAGCTTTAGCTTTGGCCTGCCCAAGCATAAGCATTTCGTTCATGAGTTCCTCCGCCCCCATTTTATCAAGATTCAGTCAGATAGTCTAAGAAAGACCATACCTTTCCAATAACACAGGGTCATTGACCACAATGTAGTGCCGTGGCTTCATTGAACCGTACAGCATTACTTTCTCACGTATGATGGAAATGTGGCCCGATGCCTCCATTCGCTTGAGAAACTTTCCAACCTTCGTCCTTGATGCTTCAGACATACCAAACAGGCGACACATGGTCTCCTGTGACTCATAGTAACAACGCCTAACGTCCTCACCACTCTGAAACGCTTGCTCTGCAAAATACTTGAATCGGAAATGTAACAAGAACATCCGCTTCAGGTCTTCAGCAGGCAAGTCGAAGCCCCACTTAGTAGGGAGGCTTACAAAAGAACCCTCTGGAACAACAAAATCCTTCACATACCCTCCTTTGAAACCCTACCCAGTGTTTCATTAATCAAATCGGTTGTCAACCATGTAGCCCTGAAAGACACACGAAGTAATAATAGAATCTATAAACCTCGCTACGCTCGCCCTCCGGGCTACGGTTTTATTAATCTTATAATTTATTCGTTCCACTCATAAATTATTGATCTTATAATTATTATTCATATACATTCATAATAATTATTAAAAACAAGAAAACAATAGAAGATTCCTATTGATCTTTAGGATCTTTATATAGATCTTACATGAAAAATTTAAAATTTAAAGTATTGACAAGAGGATCATTGGATCATAGAATGCACACATCGAAACGAGACAACCATATGAGGGTTATAGAATGTTAAGTAATAAGCAACGTAATAAAATTGATGAACTGGAATTAGCCCATCTGGAAGCTGTGCGTGAGGCATGGCACTCAGCAAAAGCTGGCCTGAAAGTCTGCATGGTGTCTGTTTACGAGTGTGGATGGGACACCCTATTGGGGAAATATTACGATGTGATGATCAAATATGTGGAAAAGGGGTTGATTTATCATCGTGTGGAGGATAGTATGAAGTCTGAACTCCAGCTTACTGCTGATGACCTCGACAATGTACTGATTACGATGGAGATGATCTGATGAAACAGTGTGTGAATGATATTGTGGCTTTCGGTATGAACGATACCGAACTCCGTGTGGTTGCCACTGTGGCTGCGTTCGCTGCCATTGTGTACCTATTCAAACTTATCCACAAATACTCATAAGGATCAGGTCATGGAACAGTGCGTAAACAATGTCGTTGCCTTCGGTCTGAATGGTCTGGAGTTCTGCACCGTTATCGGTGTGGCTTTGGTGGCCCTTGCGGTTGTCCTGATTCGTTACTTGAATCATGGTATCGGGGAGACCAAGGAGGAGCGCTGGGCGCGGAAGAACCCGTTTCTGGCGGTGGACTTGGACATGCACCCTCGTGGGAAGAAACGTGATGTGTGGTAACTGTTCTGATGGTTCATACCCTTACTACGGCGTAGGGCCGCATATCTGCTTCTACAAGATACCGGGTGCGGTGATAGGGCAATCAATAACTTTGTCCACAGCACCTCCGAATTACGTGGAGGATTCTGACTGCCCCGGCCTGGGTGTATGGTATTGCCCGGAGTGTCGGGCAGGCATGAAGGAGACATAATGGCTTTACATTTCAAAGATGGCGTCGTTGATCGGATGGAAGAGATCTACCGGGCACAAGAGAAGCCTCGCTTCTACAAGTGGACGATAGACCTGAATGACCAGTGGGTGTACCTCGAAGAGCGGATACACCGCGCCGGGATTGACTTCACTGTGACGAGAGTCCGGCAGAACTGTGACAATATGCACGTCACGATCGATGGTGACCCGGATCAGGTTGCATGGATGGACATGGCTCTTCTGGTCTGGGCAAACAACAAGCGATGCAAACACCTGCTGGTACTGGAGCACAAGGGATGATGGAAACTATTGTTGCATATAAGTTGTTTCGTGTGCGAAAGGATGGTACGATAGGACCCCTGTTCATCAACAGGAAGCTCGTGGTGGCCCCTGGTGAATGGATGGAGGCAGAGTGCCACCCAACGAAAGGTTTCGCCCTACGGCCCGGCTGGCACTGCACACTGGCACCTGTGGCCCCTCACCTTAGCACCAACCTGAAATCCGGTGAAGTGCGTAAGTGGTTTAAGGTGGAGGTTCAGGGAATTACGACCTTCCAGCGCCCGGAGTCCCAAGGTGGGACGTGGGTCCTGGCAGAAAGACTCCGTGTCGTGGAGGAAGTGAATGTGTGATTGCGAAAGGTGCAAACTCGGACGCCGAGTGAAGGCGCTCCGGGAAAGGCTGATCGAAACCGATTCTGGTCGCCATGTCGAGACACTCGACGATCTGTACTCGGAATACGTACACGACAGCATGGACCATGACCATCTGAAAGCGATCGTGGACAACCAATGGCCCTCTGCGGAGGCGTATATGAAATCGAAGGGGTGGGTTCGTGGGTAAGAGTTTATCTGAAAAGTGGCTTGACGCCGGGATCGATAAGTGCCTTAATCCTCCGGTAGAGGAGACCGAGGATATGCTGATCATGGTTGACGAAGAGCCGGAATATGACTCCCCACACGGGAGTGTGTGGATCGTGGCGGTGGATTATGCTGGGAGGGTTACCGTGCTGGACCCACCAAACCTGCATCCCGGTATCATGGACAACGGCCCGGAGGCGGAGTATCTTGGCCTGCCGCCGGACGTAGATGACATGGACCCTGGTGTTTATCGCTGGACGTGCAGTTACCACACCCATATTGACCGGGAGTCTGGTCATGTGGACGACTACGATTTTGAGATCGAGGAATCAGTGTTACTCTGGTCACCAGATAATGCTTGACGCAATCCGATTTCTTGCGGTATTCTTAATTCTCGGCGGGGCAATGCTCGCCGGGCTTACAATTGTGGCGTTAATGAGGAGACCAAATGTCAAACGTAACGAGTATTCTCGCAGAGTTGGCTGCAACCCGATCTCTCAAGGAGAAGGAAGCGATCCTGCGGGCTAATGCCGATAACGATGGCCTAAAACAAGCCTTCGCTGTTGCATATTCCAAAGAACTGAACTTTTTCGTCCGAGGACTGCGGGTTCCATTCTTCACGACTGGTCTTACCCCGCTGTCTGAAAGCGTGGATCTGCTGGTGAAGAACATCGCAGGGCGAGTTTACACGGGTGATGATGCTAAGTCGTACATGACTCAACTGGTACAGACCTGCGAGGAGCCAGGTACACTTCTGAAGATCATCAACCGAGATCTGGAGTGTGGCATCCAGACCACTCTTACCAATAAGGTGTGGAAAGACCTGATCACGGAGCCTCCGTACCAGAGCTACACCCTGTTCAAAGAGGATCTGCTGCGTAAGTTCAACTACAAGGGCGCTTTCTCCGACGAGAAAATGGACGGCCTGTATGCGGACATCATGGTGTGGCCTGAGCAGGTGATCTACCGTTCCCGCTCCGGGAAGGAGCTGAACTTCCGTGCGCCGGAAGAGATCGAGCAGCGCCTGATGCAGGCGGCAGAAAACCGTGGGGCCTTTGTGGCACATGGCGAAGGTCTGGTTATCGACGATGACGGCCTGCATGGTGTGATGGAACGTGCTGAGGGCAACGGCTACCTGAACCAAGACCCGGCAGACATCGATCGTGATCTGGTGCGCCTGGTGATCTGGGACATCGTGACGATGGAAGAGTACATCGCACGTAAGTCGAAGACCGACTACGCTGATCGTCGTATCGAGGCGGATCTGCTGGTGCAGGAAGTCGATCGCCGTTACAACTTCCGTATGGTCACGGGCCGTAAGATCAACAGCCTGAAGGAAGCGATCGACCACTTCATCGAAATGCGCCTCCAGAAGAAAGAGGGCACCGTCCTCAAAGAGGCGAAGATGCCGTGGGGCGACAACAAGACGAAGAAAGGCGTCAAGTTGAAGAACGAGTTCGATGTTGATCTGGAAGTCGTGGCTACAACGCCACACAAGAAAGATCCTAGTCTCGTCGGCGCACTGATCTGTCGTACTCGTGACGGCTTGCTGGAAGTTGGCGTCGGCTCCGGCTTGACGGACGCGCTTCGTAAGAAGCCAGCGGACTTCTTCATCGGGCAGATCATCACGATCAAGGCCAACGACATCACGAAGTCGGAAACCAAAGAGCTTCAGTCTCTGTTCCTGCCTCGTCTGAACTACAAGTTCGTCGAGATCCGTATGGACAAGACCAAGGCTAACAGCCTGGAAGAGGTGATCGAGGCATCTGACTCCCTGCTGGATCTGCTGCGGGCTATTGCGGAGGATCTGGAATGACGGGATTCTGGGTCTGCACAAGTTTGTTTATTCTTCTGGTCCTCGTATGGGCATGGGATAAGTACGTGACACCAAGGCGCATGACCCGGCCCCCGGTCAATCGGATTCTCGAATTGATCGCTGCCAAAAAGCTGGAAGTGTACGACAACCCATCGCAAGCGGACCGAGACCGCTGTAGCCACTTTGTGGACTATGTGATCCTCGACCACGAACGGAAGGTGAAGACGTACCTTTACCGTGACAACTTCCACGGCTCCCCTGTTGTCTCCGGGGATCTCGACTGGATGAACCGTTGGGAGCAGGATCGCGTTCTGCGTCTGGTCGAAGGTATCTGCGGTGCCCGGCGGAAAGCCTACCGGGAAGCGTGTGCCATCGAAAGGAAGGCCCGTGACGAACGTCGCCGGGAAGAAGCAGAAAAGATTTACAAAAGTCGTTGACAGTGTAACGGGGTCATGTATAATGGCCCCACTGAAACAGAAAAGGAGAAGTTGATGTCGCAGTTTATTAAAGATGCTATCCGTACCGAGTCCCACAACTTTTATCTGGACGCGGTTGGCCCGCGCCTGATTCACGCTTCAATGGGTCTGGTGACCGAGGCGGCAGAGTTCCAGGATGCCCTGAAGAAGTCCCTGTTCTACGGCAAACCTCTGGACACCACCAACCTGAAAGAGGAAATGGGTGACCTGCTGTGGTATCTGGCACTGGCGATGGATGCACTGAACACCGACTTCGATGCAGAGCAGGACCGTGTGATTCGCAAGCTGAAGGCTCGTTACCCGAGTAAGTTCGAAAACGACCTGGCGGAGAACCGTGATCTGGCTACTGAGCGTAAGATCCTGGAGACAGACAAGTAATGCCGACGTATTCTTACAAATGCCCCGGGTGCGGGGCAGTATTTGACAAGAATCGAAAGATTGCAGACCGCAAAACTGCCACTTGCAATTGTGGTGCTACTGCGGTACAGTCTCTTTCTGCCCCTCGGGGCATTAAGAATGGATATTTTGAACAAGGTCGAATGTTCGTCCGATAGTTTCAAAAAGTTGTTGACACACTGAGTTAAAACGAGCATAATGCTCACACATTCACTGAAGAGGAGTAACACAAATGGCTAAAGTAAAAGTTGAACTGCTGAACACCCTGCCTTCTGACCCGGCTGTACGTAAGCGCCTTGCAAATATCGTTCAGGAAGGTGTTGATGCGATTCGTAAGCAGAAGGACGCCGCAGAAGACCTGAAAAGCATCCTGGCGATCACCAAAGAAGATCTGAACATCGATCCGAAATTCCTGCGAACCCTGATCAACGGCGAGTACGACAAGCAGGACGCCGCTGAGAAGAAACGTGCGGCGCTGGAAGGCCAGATTGAGCAGCTTAACGAACTGGACATCCTGATGGGCCGCGCTTCTGAAGAAGACGGCGAGTAATACCCGCTATGCAGTACCCCGCCCCTCCGGGGGCGGTTAACCCAAACATAATTCAGAAAGGAGATTTACAATATGAACATTAACTTCAACGATGCAACCTTCGAAAAACTGCGTTTCCTGGCTGACCGTGAAGGTCGTTCCGTAGCCGCCTTCGTTTCCATGCGTATGGATGAACTGGCTGGACAACTGGTCAACACCACGTTCACCATCAACGAAATTCCGCCGGGTGTCAAGCTGGCCCATCTGGACCCGACACCGCGCCCGGCCCCAGTCCGTAGCGAGCAGTACAACTTTACGCTAAAGGACGTGGATAACACAGAAAATCAGCGCCGCTACGCCGAAGATCAATACTAAAAGAACCGCCCTTCGGGGCGGTTTTTCTTTATCTGCCTCTTGACTCCTGCATCCACTCCTGTATACTACCCCCATCAAACAACGAAAGAGGAAATATCATGAGCAACAGTATCAACCTAGCCTTCATCGAAAAGTGGATCAACAACGTATCTATCTACCCTCCGGCAGAGATCTTCTTCCAAGCTCCGAAGAGCCAAGAGAAGAAGGAGAAGCGCTGCAAGGAAATCTGTGAGTCTCTTTACCGCTTCAACTGGGAAAACGCCCCGGTAGCCAACCCGATCGGCACCGTTCGTGAGATGGTCCGCGAGATGGTTATTCTGGATAAGATGTTCGAGTACAACCCGTTTCCACCGAAGTACGAAAATATTGTGAAATTGGTTGCAAAGTTCCTGAATCATGCGTATTATCTTATTGACCAGTTGGACAGTATGCACAAAGAGCACGACAAACTGAGTGCATGGTACGGTGAATGGCGGCGCGGGCCGCTGCACATCATGATGAACGCCAACCGCTGGGGTGCCGACATCCTCCGCCTGCCGGGCGATGACAAGACGCAGACTCAGTATTTGGACGACATAGCGAAAGAGATGGGGGCAAAGTGAGTACAGAAATGAAATGGCGAGACCTTGCGCTTCAGTTTGACGGGCACCGTATGCAGGCTTTGTGTTTTCTGAAACAGATCCTGAATGCACTTCCGGAGACTGAATTTCCAGAGGCCCGTGAATTTATTAAGGCCGGGCCAATACCCGGTGAAGAGATCCTTCGCCAACGAATCGAAAATATCGCAAAAGGAGATACGAAATGAAACAGGTGGCTTTTGGTTTTGGTGTAGCACTGCTGATCACCTTCGTGATTAACTTCTCGGCCCGGGCAGCTCAGACGCTTGACCTTGAAGATTACTATACCGACGGCAGTGACAAGGTGTGCATTTATAGCAACGGACGCACCACCGTGGCGATAACTCACGAAGGTGGCGGTTCTTGCCCTTCAAAATACGTTAAGCACTAAGGGGACACCATGCTAATCAAATTCAACCGAGAGCAGATCGCAGCACTCCTGAAAAACCAGTCTGTCCAGTCTGGTATCGACAAGGCAAGCCGAGACATAAAACTGCCAGAGATGAACACCACGGCGGCTGTGCTGGAGCACATAGGGGCGAAGATCCTCAGTAAGCTGGAGAATTGCCAGTGAAATATTTCAAACTGCACTCCGCACACGAACCTTGGCTCCGTGCTGAAATTGCCAAAGGGACCATCTTTTACGACATGCACAACGGTTTTCGTGGTATTGAGGGCCGGAGAATGATCTCCACGGCTGCTTACCGTGAATCCGGGCGGTCATATGACGACATGCCTGTGAGAGAGGTTATGCGCCTAATCAAGCTGTACAAAAACGTTTACTGGAGGAACTGATGGAAAACCAAATCAAAGACGACCTGCCGGACGTGTGCTACAAGATTGCTGACTGGTGGGACGGACGCAAACTCCAACGCCGGATCGTTTGTGCCGCCAACCGATTCCAGTTGAAAGATGGCGGGGAACTGGTAATCCCTGGTGTTCGCCACTATTCGAAAGATATGGCCTTGGTTCTGGACCAACTTCGTGATAAAGTGGTCAGCGACCACGTAACGGGAGACAACCAAGGGTTCGTTGACCAGTGGGGCGATTACCACACCCGCGAGGTGGCAGTTATTATCGCCGAACATGCAGGCCAGCTTAATACGGTCTGCAAGAAGTCCGGTCCGGCGGACGAACTCTTTAGCGAGGATCTTTACTGATGGAAACTGTAACCATTGAGGTATTCGCTGTGGATATGTCAAAAGCGGTTGGTTTCCGTAAGATGGAGCCGACTGGCCCGGCTGGGCTGCGCTTTGGTCTTTACCTCCCGTCGAAAGGTGAGCCGCTGATTACCTTCGGGCAGTTGATGGACATCGTGGAGACTCACATCGTGAACAGTGCGCTGTTCCCGTGGAAGATCTCTTACATCCACATCAATGCCGGGCAGTATAGCAACAATTCAAGCATCCTGTTGGCTCAATACCTCCAGGAGTTCCCGTTAGCAAAAGACTGTCGGATCAGTTGCCCGGCGTCCCTGATTTTTGGAGATGGACTATGAACAGCTTGGTTAAATTCCTGATTGGTTATGTTGTTATCGGCGTACTGATCCTTTTCGCCACCCCGGCGATTGTAGGGTTGACGACTTTCAACCTGAACGGTATCTACGGTCGTGAACTGGAGACAGTGGTCAATGTCACATTGATGGTTGAGTTGGTATTCACCGTGGCTATGGCCTTCCTGATCTCCACCGAGTGGGGAAGCCGCCGATGAAAGTGATCCATCCAATTAAAAACGGCATGTTCCCGATCCAGACGGTCCTGCGGGACCTTGCGAGTCAGGAGAACTGCGACGGAGATCCGTATGACCAGATGATCCAGGCTGCGGACCATATCGACGACCTGGAGGTCCGCCTTGAGTTCTTCCGGGAAAAGTACAACCAACTGGCAGGGGAGTTCTGCGTATGAAAGTGACAGACAAGCACGTGTTCTTCTATTCTTGGAAGGACATGTTCAGTAATCATTATCGTAATGACCGGGCATTCGCCCTTCCTCGTCATGAGCAAGAGGGTGTGAAGTTCTACACCGGGGAGCACATGATGATGTACGAGAAGGCCATGCTGTTTGCCGATCACAATATCGCCCGTCAGATCACAGAGGTCTTCCACCCGCAGGAAGCCAAGATGCTTGGTCGTAAGGTGAAGGGTTTCAACAATGAGTTGTGGGAGAAGTCCCGGGAGAACATTGTTGAGAATGTGTGCTATTGTCGCCTTGTGTACGACCTGGATCTGCGTGGCGCTGCTATCATTCACAGACTGAGGGGCCGAAGTTTCGTAGAGGCTTCACCACGAGACAAGATCTGGGGTATCGGCATGGATGAGTTCCACCCGATGATTCACGAAGAGCAGAATTGGCTGGGCCTTAACCTACTGGGTAAGGCTTGGGACCGGGCGACTGACGCCCTTATTGACCGTTGCGGCGGTTATGACCGAGTGAGAGGTGACTTTGCAGATCAAGCATAAAATTTGTCTAATCCCACAGACTGCCTGGGATAACAATCTTCGCTCCTACCTGACTCAAGCCGGGTGGGATAAAGTTCGCCGCAAATGCTATGCAGAGCATAATTATAAGTGCCAGATCTGTGGCGGTCAGGGCGGCAACGGAAGAAAACATCCAGTTGAGTGCCATGAAAGCTGGACATTCGAAAATGGAGAGGTTAAACTGGTCGGCCTCATGAGCCTGTGTCCGCCGTGCCATGAGTTCCACCATCCGGGCCTCGCCGAGAAGAACGGGAAACTGGAAAGGGCGATCAAGCAATTCATGAAGGTTAATGGGATCACTCGTGATCAGGCCATTGCCTATCTGAAAAGTGAGTTTGCCACATGGCGGCAGCGCAGCCAGCGGGAGTGGTCGCTTAATATCGACTACCTGAGTGAGTACATGGGGCCGGACTTTAAGTTCAAGCGCCCCGTCAAGGAAGAAGAGGACTTTGGTGATGCGTTTTAAGAGGAGTGAGTAATGGGTTATCCCGTTGTAGAAAACCTGAAGGATATCGTTACGGATGATGTTACTATTGTTCTTGATTTGGATCAGACGTGTTATGTTGCGGCGGCGGGCGCGGAAAAGCGTACCATTATCGCAACCCACAACAAATCCGGTCGTCAGATGGAGTTCAAGAACAAGACGGAGTTTTGGGGCCGACAGAAAACAGTAGTCGGCGGGTGGCTGAAGGACCAGAACACCAACATGGAGGCGAAGATGGCGGCAGCGGGCCGGGAGTTTACCCCTTGGACCCGTGATGATTTCACAATTACGGACAAGCAGTACCCGGAACCTGTGGAAAACTGCCTGCACTTGCTCAAGATTAAGATCAACGCGATCCTTGAACACATGGGCACGACAAATGGACTCGGTGTCTTGGGTGGGAGCGGAAACTTCCGGTTGGCGCTGCCGACGCCGGAAATCTACAAAGGCAACCGTGAGGACACTGTTCGCCCGGTGTTGCTGTCGGATACCCGTGAATATGTTCAACGGAAATACGGCGCTATCGTGATCGACGGGATCGAGGCGGATGATTATCTGACCATGAAACAGTATGAAGGCTGGTTGCATTACAAAAAGACTGGCAAGTTCAACTATATCGTGGCATCATTCGACAAAGATCAAGTCCAGTGCCCTGGTCTTATCTTCAATACCATGCGTGACTCAACAGAGCGCGACTGGAAGCATCCGCTTCCGTGGCTTATTGACGAGTCGATGGGGGAGATCTGGATGGAGAAGGGCAAGGTAAAAGGCTGGGGCCAGAAGTTCTTTGGTTACCAAATGTTGTTCGGTGACCAATCGGATAACGTGAAGCCATACCAAAACTTCGACAAGATCAAGTTTGGCGAGACCTCTGCCTTCCAAGTCATCTCTCCGTGTCAGGATGAGAAGGCCATGTGGGAAGCGATCGTAAATCAGTACAAGGAGTGGTTCCCTGACGGGGTGGCATTCACTGATCACATGGGCGTGGATCGCAAATTCAGCGCCGGGCAGTGGGCCTCTGTTATCTTCCAAGCGGTGTACATGAAGCGCACCCCGGATGATAAGACCACTCTTGGACATGTTCTTCGTAAAGTGGGGGTTGTGTAATGAGTCAAAACGACGCTGGCGGTTTGGATGTTCGCGTCGAGGAGATGATTAAGGCAGATGAACTCCGGGCGGCATTCGTGCCCGGGGCTTCAAAGACCTTCTATCTCATCGAGGAGCCGTGGACCATGCTGGAAGAACCTTGGCGAATCCAGTGGTACGACCCACGGGTGCGTAGTCTGTGCGAAGTATACCCGGTGGGTGTTCCTTACCCGGGGGACAAGTACGCCATGTTCACGGTGTACGACGAAGTTCAAAAGGTCATCAAGAACTATGTGTTTTTGATGAACGAGTACCATTTTATTGCTAAGGATGAAGATGCGCTTATTGACGATTGACCAAAGTTTGTCTTCATGTGCCTATGTGGTGTTGGAAGACGGGATTCCGATCTTTAAGGAGGTACTCCACACCACGGGGTCAGAGAAGAAGGCCAAGGACTCCAAAGGTTGGTGCATGTACTTCGAGCACACTGCTGAACAGATTGCCTACATCACCGGGCAGATTGCCGGGGTGTGTGATTCGTTCGATGTGGATCACATCGTGCTTGAATCGTTGAGCCTGGGGTCGGTTGGCGATGCCACAAGGGACCTGGCTGGATTATTTTACAGCATCCAGTTGACTCTTCTTCGTGACGGGTATACTATGGACCAAATTCACGTCATCGCGCCGACATCGGTTAAGTCTTGGGCACGTAAGTGGTTACCGGGTGAAGAACAGGAAACCATGAACGATGCCGGGACGAAGATGGTCAAGGTGAAGATGGGCAAAAACGAAATGATGCGTGTTTGCGAGATCCTGCATCCGGGATTCCTGAAGGGCTATAATAAGTCTGGAAAGAATGGCGGGGCTACCGACCTCGCCGACGCCATCCTGATCGGAGGGTGTTTCCTTGAGAGAAACGGAGAAAGACTGGGATTCAATCTTAAAGAACGCAACACGTAAGATTATCCTGTGTTACGACCGGAGTGATAAGCAGGACTGGAGGTTTTCTTTGCAGGGGACTCTTTCCCGCGATAAAACATACGAGTCTGTAGACAGGAAACACTTCGACGAGATCATTGTTCGTGACAAGGTGCTGAATGTTGATTTTCTGATCAACTTTTACTGCACTAATCAGTGGTCTTGGGCAGAAAAGACAAGGGGCCTCGTTTATGATGAGGTCCTCGTCACCGGGCGGGGTTTTGAGAGGATGGAGTATCCTGAAAACTTGGCAGAGGTGATGTCTCGTTGCAAAAGGTCAGATTACATACCGGGCATGGCTATGTTCCTCTTAACGCAAAACGATGAGAGGATCAGGAACGGGCTGGGTTCAGATATTGCCCTGACCAGTACAGGTGTCGGTACAAATGTCGGATCACTGTCGGATAAGTTTGACTTTCCTGTTACGCTGTTCCGCCGGACCATGCTGGGATATTTCGAGGACTTCAAAAACCCGACCCGGGAGGAGTTCCTTTTCGCTCTGACGATGGAGGGTATTAGTGGCAATACGGACAGGGAGAAGAAGGCGATCGAGGAAGCCCAGCTTCACTGCTAAAGTGAAAGCTACAACGCCGATTCGTGTACCTTTGAGCAAGGACAAGTGGGTGTCTGGGTCGAAGAGTATTGCGGCCTACAGGGATCAACTCCTTTTGGAGCAGGGTGGCCTTTGTGCTATCCTGCGGGAGCCGATGACGGACCCATGTTTGGACCATGACCATTACGACGGAAAATGCCGTGGGGTCATCGGGTCAACTCTTAATCTTTTCGAGGGCGGAGTCCAGAAGTTGTGGTCTAAGCACATGGAAGGAAAAACAGGGTTGACAATGAGTGAAACTCTGCGTAGACTGGCAGACTATCTTGAAAGGGACTATCTCCACCATAAGTTCCACGGAGAGATTGTCGCCGACTTGAAGAAGTCACTCAAAAGGTGGACAAAGGAAACTATCGCCCGTAACGCCTACCTGAACTTCGGTATCGTTATTGACGAGAACCTGGACAAGGGCGTGATGATCACCATCTACGTCACTGAGTTTGTCCGGAAATTGGAGGAAGACTATCTTTATGAGTAAGATCGATCGAAGTCTGTATGCGGGGTTGGATGCCCCGAACATTCGGTTCTTCTACCGTAACTGGAGAGGTGAATGCGGTTATCGAACCATCAAGGGTGCCCCAATGTTCTGGTACGGGGAAAGTGAGTACCATAAAGGCGCTCAGTGGTTCATCAAGGCGCACGATGTCGATAAGGACGATGTTCGTGACTTCGCCGTGGTAGACATTATCGAATTTTGTAAGTAATCGGGAGATTAATTTTGGCTAATGTGACTTTTACTGTTGAACAGGTTATGGCTCTGATGAAGGGTGGGTTGTCCCAGCGCGAGGTAGCCCGTCAACTGGGCAAGGAATCTCAAGAGTCAACTGTACGCAACATGCTGAAGCGTGAACTGGAAGCACGTAATCTGGAAACTGTCCAACAGTTGATTGACAGTATCCCAACACCAGACGAGTACGCTGATTTTATGCAGCAGGAAGTCAATGGTGGTAAAACGCTGGCAGAGATCCAGAAAACCTTCATCGAAAAGGTGAAGGAAAATAACCCGGGTGCCAAAGTGTTCCTTGGTGATGTCGAGACCTCTCCAAGCATCGCCTATTCGTTTGGTCGCTTCAAGCAATTCATCGCCCCGAAGCAGGTTATTCAAGAGCCGTACATGCTGACGTTCGCCGGGAAGTGGCTGCACAACCCTTCAATCTTCAGCCGTAAGCTGACCGACTACCCGGAAGAGTTCAAAAGGGATCATCAGTCGGATCGTAAATTGATCGAAGACCTCTGGCAGGTTCTGGACGAGTGTGATATCTTCATTGCACATAACGCCCGCTTCGACCGTGGTTGGGCGAATCAGCGCTTCGCATATTACGGTATGCAACCGCCAAGTCCGTATATCACGATTGATACCCTGGCGGCACTGAAGGAGTCGTTCTCTCTGCCTTCCAATGCACTGGAAGCGGCGTGTAACTACTTCGAACTGGACAGCCGTAAGTTGTCCCACGAAGGATTCGGTCTGTGGCGTCGCTGTGTGGAAGGTGATCCCACGGCGTTCGATGAAATGGAAGAATACAACATCGGGGATATTCCGACGCTGGAAGAACTGTACCTGACTGTTCGACCGTTTATGCGTAAGCACCCGAACATCGCCCTGTTCCACCCGGATCAGTCTGTGATGCGCTGTGTACGCTGCGGCTCTGACGATTTGGAGGAAGAAAAAGGCAAATCTGCCCACACCTTCCTGTCCAAGTTCAAGGTGTACCGTTGTCAGGAGTGCGGGTCTTGTGCCCGTGACCGCCAGAACGTTCGTGAGAAGGCAGCGATGAAGAAAACGCTGGCGAACATTCTGTAACCCAAGCCGCCCTTCGGGGCGGTTTTTCTTTTTGAAACAGGAGGATAATGATGTTCATCTCCCAAGAAATGAAAAAGGCCCTTGACAAAAAGCAGGCACATCGGGATAATGGCGATCAGTTCAAATATCGAATCCAGTACGACCCGAGGGCTTATTTCTTTAAGTACCGGGTTCAAGAGTTCAGGTATTGCGAAGGCTCTTATGAGTGTTTTGAACTCCCGGTTCATTACAAGGGGTGGAAGACACTCCGCCGCTTTACAAAATTAAGTTCGGCAGAGAAGATCCTGAACGAACTTGAGCGTGTGAATGGTTACTTGGCACCTATGCCAAAATGGTACAGAGAGGAGTGGGAGCACTAATGATTCTGATTAATTTGAATGCCCCGGCGGGCGCGGGAAAAGATGCACTGTGCGAAGGTCTCCACAGCTATATCAACACCCCGGGGTTTGAAGTCGTCCACATGGAGTTCAAGGAACTTCTGTTCGATATCGCTATCCGGGCATCCGGCCTGAGCCGTAAGCTGTGGTTCGCTCTGTATGAGCGTGAGTACAAAGAGAAGCCGTGCCCGTATCTCCAGATCAACGGCGTAAACGTCAGCCCTCGTGACTGGATGATCCACTGCTCCGAGAACATCATGAAGCCCACATTTGGGAATGATGTCTTTGGCAAGGCATTTGCCGCCAAGTTGCAAAAGCTGAAGGATGAAACCCCGGCAGACGTGCAACTGGTGGTTGTGGTCAGCGACGGGGGCTTCTTAGAGGAGTCGATTCCGGTTGTGAATGTGGTTGGCCCGGACAACTATTTCCTTGTTCGAATCCACCGTCTGAAAAAAGATGGCTCGGAGTACAATTTCGATGGGGATTCTCGCCGATATATCTATGCGAAAGAGTTTCCTGAACATCTCCGGATGTACGAGACTGATATTCTGAACGAAGAAGGTGATCTTAACGGCACGGTCCGTAAGATTTGTGATTTTGTGCAAGACTGTAAAGGGAGCGACCTGTATGTCATTCACTAAGACCCCGATCCTGGTAGATGTAGATCTGACGTTCGTTGATTCAGGGTGGCCTTGGCTTTACTGGATGGAAAGTGTCTATCAAATCCCTGCGGACGTTGATTTGATGGACAAGGATTATGAGGAAAAGGGGTTGTTCAATTACAACCTCTCCAAATACTTCCCGACTCGTTGCAAAGAGGCGATTGAGCCGTATGAGTTTTGGGAAGATCCTCATCTGTACGACAAGATGACGCCGATTGCCGGGGCAGTGGATGCAATTCGTCGTTTGCACGAGGCCGGGCACCCGATTCGTTTCGTATCTTACTGCAAGAAGGGGCACTTCAGCAGCAAGGTACGATTCCTGAAGCGTCATTGTCCGTTCCTTGATCTCGACAACGGGACAGACGGCAGCGGTTTTTATGCCACAAAGGTTAAAGCTGGCGTCGCTGGAGGGGTAATCATTGACGATCGGAACCAGTTCCTGAATCAATTCCCGGACGACGTGATTAAGATCAAGTTCGACACGCCTTTCAGTCAGGATGTTGAGCCACGCATCAATTACGACTTAACTTCAGCGGACTGGAAAGAAATCGCTGATTGGTTGCTGGAAAACCTGTAATGCGTTGCGGAAAAGGTCGATATGTTGTCCGCTACGGGGAGCATATTGAGGTAAGAACGGAGCAGGGAGACCTGCTCACTTCTTTCAGGGTGACGCAGGATATGTGCAAGGAGATGCTTGACTTGTATCTTGCCGTCAGGCATGATGTTGTTGTTCCTTACAAAATTCGTAAGTTGAAGTAATAAAAGGAGATTTTATGGGTCAGGTATTTAGTCGTGGCAATATCGAAGTTCAGATCATCGCCGATTCTGTGGGGCAGCGCAGTGGTCGTATCACGACTTTTGAATTGACTTACCCTCGCATCATCCACAGTGAGTTCATGACTCACCGACTGTTCAGCCGTAACGCGATGTCATCTCGCGCTGTACCGATCAAGACGATGGTGAAGCTGATTCGTGAAAACATGGCAATGCCAGTCCGCTTCGGCTCCAACCAGCCGGGTATGCAGGACAAGGGTGTTGAGCATGATGCGTTGGTTTACCTGCCGCAGTACGAGCAGGGAATGACTGGGCGCGACGCATGGGCCGAGGCGGCTGATCGCGCCTGCGAAGTGGCACTGGCTTTTGAAGAGGCCAAATTCCACAAGCAGATCGCTAACCGTCTGATCGAACCGTTCCAGATGATGAAGACGGTCATGACCACAACGGAAATGGAAAACTTCCTGTGGCTTCGTGTCGATGCTGATGCAGACCCAACGATCGAGGTTCTGGCTAACCTCATGAAGGAGGCGATGGATAACTCCGAGCCGGAGTGGCTCCCGGCGGGCGTATGGCACACCCCGTATGTTGACCACGTGTACGGTTTCGGGCCGGAGGGTGACGCACACATCTTCGAAGGTTACTGCGTTCTGGACGAAAATGATCGTCCGGTAATGTTGACGGAAGAAGAAGCGCTGCGTATTTCTGCCTCCTGTTGTGGTCAGGTGAGCTACCGCCGCTTGGACAGCACCAAGGATAAGGCTCTGGACATTTACACCCGTTTGGTTGCCGGGAAGAAGGTACATGCCTCTCCATTCGAACATCAGGCGCGGGAGATCGAAGAGACATGGGATGATGTTGAGTACGGGCAACAGCAAGTAAACGTATTCTGGTGCATTGAGACATGGGAAGAGGGGATCACTCATGTTGATCGTGACGGTAACTTCTGGTCGGGCAACTTCAAGGGGTTCATCCAGCACCGTCAGTTAATCCCGGGCCATGTTGCAAAATAAAGTTTGACAAAGAAGTAACCTTACCCTATTCTGTTATGACCGGGGCATTGGCCCCGGAATTTGTGTACGAGGAGATGTAGAATGGCTTTCGGTAAAAATATTAAATATGGCTCTGTGACTCTGGATTTCATTGTCGAGTGTGCAAAGTTTCTTGGAAAGGACATGAAGAAAAAGGAAACTCTTCGCCAAGTGTTGCACCTGATCGGATTTGAGGTCTCTGTCCTGAATGAAGAGACTGGTCTGTACGTCCCATGCAAGATTGACCGCATGGACGGCGTAAATGTCCGATGTGCTGATAAGCCTTACATGTTCCGCACGACAACCATTTTCTCAGGTCGTCTGCGTGATGAACGTGACTTCCCGTTCGTGGGGATTTATGATAAAGTAGATGTCCTCGATGTAAACAGCGCCGTTGGTGCTGCACTGGTGAACTCCCTGGCGTTCGACATCCCATCTGTGGAAAAGGTCAACACCCGCAAGTACACCAAACGCGAGGATCGTAGCGACGTTGTTGTCATGGACCTGCCAGAGTTCGACGACATGGATGATATCTTCAACCTGGTGAAAGGAGCGTAATCATGGCAAAGAAAAACAATGCTGTTCCGGACGAGCAGACTAAGTGGTTCAAACGTGGCTTCCAAAGCAAAGCCGAGTACATTGGCTGGTTGCAGTTCAACGACCTGTGTGATGAGTCGATGGGTTACGACGATACGTACCACGACCCGTACTCCGGTAAAACAATCCGCCTCGGTGCGGCTTCCGAGGAAGATGTTGAGCAGTACGAAGTCAAAAAGCCTGAAGCTAAGTAATTCAATAAGGAGATCCGCTTGACCAGCATTAATGTTGTAAAAAATTCCGGCGCGACAGAGAAGTTCGATGCCGAGAAGGCTAACCGTGTGGTAGAGTGGGCATGTGAAGGTCTCGATGTGTGTGCATCAGAGATCCTTATGAAAGCCCAGATTCAAATGTTCGATGGAGTAACAACAAAGGCCATCCACGAAACCCTGATTAAGGCGGCATCCGACCTGATTAGTGTTCAGAATCCGGATTACCAGTACGCTGCTGCACGACTGCTGCTGTTCAAGATCCGCAAAGAGGCATATGGTGATTTCCAGCCGTTCGATCTGTTCCATCAGATTTATCTGAACGTGGGCAACGGCAAGTACGACCGCCACCTGCTGGACGATTACACCCGTGATGAGATTGCTTTCCTGAATGACAAGATCGTTCACGACCGCGACTTCGATTACACTTACGCAGCAATGCGTCAGTACGAAGACAAGTACCTGGTCAAGCACCGCGTCACCGGGGAGATTTATGAATCCCCTCAGATGGCGCTGATGCTGATTGCAATGGGCCTGTTGTCACAGGAAGACAAAAAGACCCGTCTGGAACGTATTGTTGACCTGTACGAGAACGTATCGCTGATGAAGGTGTCTTTACCGACCCCGATCATGGCGGGTGTTCGTACCCCGACCCGTCAGTTTAGCTCTTGCGTACTGATTGAGTCTGGTGATAATATCGACCAGATCTTTAACGCCAACACGGCGCAGGGTAAATATGCGGCTCAACGAGCCGGGATCGGCCTGAACTTCGGCATGATTCGTGGTCAGGATTCTGCCATTCGTGGTGGTGAGGTTAAACACGCAGGCACCGTGCCGATTGTCCGCATGTACCAAGAGTCTCTTGGGTGGACCTCTCAGGGCGGCGTCCGTAAGGCATCGGCTAACTATTTCTACCCGATGTGGCACTGGGATTTTGAGAGCCTGATCGTTCTGAAGAACAACCGTGGCACCGAGAGCACTCGTGCTCGCCATGTGGACTACGGCCTCCAGATCAACAAGCTGCTTTATACCCGCCTCCAGCAGGGCAAGAACATCACGTTGTTCCATCCGAACGTGGCTGGCGGTAAGCTGTACGAATATTTCTTCTCTGATCAGGAGAAATTCCAACAGCTTTACGAGGAACTGGAAGCAGATCCTTCCGTGGCGAAGAAGTCTATCCCTGCGGCGGACGCATTCTCTGTCTTTGGGCAGGAGCGTTCACAAACTGGTCGTATTTATGTTCAGCACGTTGACCACTGTAATACCAACAGCCCGTTTGACCCTAAACAGGCCCCGGTGAAGCAGTCCAACCTGTGTATGGAGATCGCGCTGCCGACGCATCCGATCAACGACATTAACGATCCAGAAGACCCGGGCGAGGTAGCCCTGTGTACTCTGTCTGCCATTAACCTTGGCAAGATCGAGAAGCTGGAAGACATGCGTGAGCCTGTCCGTACACTGGTTCGTGCTCTGGACCGACTGCTGGACTATCAGAACTACCCGGTTCTGGCGGCAGAGAAGACCAAGCTGCGCCGTACACTGGGGATTGGCTGGACCAACCTCGCGTACTACCTGGCGAAGCGCGGGATGAAGTACAGCGACCCTCGTGCAGCTAACGCTGTTCACGAACTGGCTGAAGCATTCCAGTATTACCTACTGGAAGCGTCGGTTGACCTGGCAAAAGAACTGGGCAAATGTGATCTCTTCCACGAGACAACTTACTCTCAGGGCATTCTGCCGATCGACCGTTACAAAAAAGAGGTGGATGCTCTCCACACTGCGGAACTGAAGATGGACTGGGAAAAGCTGCGTGTCGATATCGCGATTCATGGCCTGCGTAACTCCACGCTGTCCACGATGATGCCTTGCGAGACATCCAGCCAGATCACTAACTCCACGAATGGTTTTGAGCCACCTCGTGATGCGATTTCCTTCAAGAAATCCGGAGCGGGTATGCTGCCAGTGTTGGTGCCGGGGGTAGGTGACCCAAGTGTGGTTTACGAGTACAAGTGGGACATGGCTTCGCCTATTCCTTACCTGACTCTCGTGGCAATCATGCAGAAGTTCATCGACCAGGCGGCATCGGCGAATACGTTCTACAAGCCGTGGGACTTCCCGGGCGGAAAGCTGCCGATCAAGGTCGTGCTGCGTGACATTATGTGGGCGTATAAACACGGACTGAAGACTCTGTATTACCAAGAGACCAAAGACGGCAACGATCAGGAAGACGATGGTTGCGGCGGCGGGGCTTGCAAACTGTAAGGGGCAGTATGACTGTGTTATGGTGGTTCATCTATCGCCGCTGGCGGATGATTAGTTGGACCAAGACGTATGGGTCGTTGGAGAAGAAGACTCTCATCAACAACGCATACAAGGTGAATCTGTGCTCGTGTCGTGACCACAAAGCGATCTACCGTGACATGCAGAAGATCCTCAAATAGTAAACCGCCCTTCGGGGCGGTTTTTCTGTCTTAGGGTATTGACACTTGGTCCGGCATCCGTATAATGGACCACAAGTTTAGAGAAAAGGAGAAAACAATGTCTTACAGCACTTTCAACCAGAACAAATTCGATTTCCTGACTCAGCCGATGTTCCTCGGCGAGACACCGAACGTTTCTCGCTATGACCAGCAGAAACACGCCAAGTTCGAGAAGCTGATCGAGAAGCAACTGGCGTTCTTCTGGCGTCCGGAAGAAGTTAACGTGACCCGTGACCGTATCGACTACATGAATCTGCCGGATCACGAGAAGCACATCTTCATCAGCAACCTGAAGTACCAGATCCTTCTGGATTCTGTACAGGGCCGTGGGCCGAATGCAGTTCTGCTCCCGATCGTGTCCGACACAACCCTGGAAACATGGGTCGAGACTTGGGCGTTCAGTGAGACTATCCACTCTCGCTCATACACCCATATCATCCGTAACATCCTGGCAGATCCGTCGATCGTCTTTGACGACATCATGAAGTCGCCGGAGATTATCGCCCGCGCCGAGGCGGTGACGAAGATGTATGATGACCTGTACGAACTGAACTGCCGCAAGGCCCTGAACCTTCCGGTTGACCCGTACACTCATGCCCGTGCGCTGTACCTGTGCCTGCACAATATCAACGCACTGGAAGCGATCCGCTTCTACGTGAGCTTCGCCTGCTCATTTGCGTTCGGCGAGCGCGGGGTAATGCTGGGCAACACCAACATTATTGAACTGATTGCCCGTGATGAAGCCTTGCATTTGTCCGGCACTCAGTATATGCTGAAAGAAATGCAGAACGGTAACGAAGGTGATCTGTTTGCTCGTGTGGCAGAGGATTGCTACGAAGAGGCACGACAGGGCTTTATCGACGCATCGGTGCAGGAGAAAGACTGGGGCAGCTTCCTGTTCAAAGACGGTTCGATGATCGGTCTGAACAAAGGTATGCTGGACGGTTACATCGACTACATCACAGATCAACGTATGCGGGCGGTTGGCCTTGGTGAACTGATCGGGAAACCGACCAAGAACCCAATCCCTTGGATCAACAGCCACCTGAATACCGGGAATGTGCAGGTAACACCGCAGGAAACCGAGAACGGTCAGTATCTGTCCGGCCAGGTTGATTCCTCTATGTCTGCCGAAGATTTCAATATGGACCTGTAAGGAGGTTTTATGGCAAAGCTGAAATGTAAGACCGTTGGTAATGGGTATGGAAAGTTCTTCACCATCGGAAAGGTGTACGGGGCAGATTTGGAGTATGGTGTTGCTGACAACGACTCCATCGACGAGACTGATCACAACTGGGAATTGGAGCCGGATGGGGTTACGGTCCGTGCCGCTTGTTGCGATGAAGACAGCGCCATTGTGGCAACTTTTGAAATTGTGGAGGAATGATGGAAGACCTGCAAGATTTGTATTGCAAGGTGGTTGCCAAATCTATGAACAACCCGTTCAAGGCTGGCTCGGTGTACAAATACAGCAAAGATCTGAATCTGGTGTATGATGCTGAGGGTATACCTCATACGCTGGGCACTTTTGAAAATCACGGCCCGCTGGAGGCACACGTCGATTATTTCGACGCCAAGTCTCCGGTACTGGCTATGTTTGTGGAGGTTTGATGTACTTTACGGTCTTCGGTAAGGAAAACTGTCCGTACTGTGTACGGGCCAAGGAGCTTCTCCAGTCAAAACTGTTGGAGTTTACATACAAGGATGTTTTAGAGGACGAAGTGTTCTTTATGCAAATGAACGCTTGGGTGAAAGATGCGACCGGACGACCTGCTGCAACTGTGCCGCAGATTTTCCTTGGCGATCGGTACATCGGTGGGTACACTGACTTAGTGGCTCATTTTGAGTCTCAAAAAGAGGTCGTTAAAGCTGACGACTTCGATATTGGCGAACTGTAAGGAGAAGGGAATGACAGCACTGGCTGAGAACATCGTGGTTTCCCCGGAAGAGGCGGAACTGGACATTCTCCATGACGTGGCTATTCGCCTCGCGGAGATCAACATCGAACCGCAGATTGCCGTAGCTGTCGATACTCTGGAGTTTCTCCAGGATATTGAAGACAAAACGGCTGATGACCTTCGTCGCATCAAAGATCAAGAGAAACTTGTTGATCAGTTGTCCGGCGAAGATTATCGTAACCGTCTCCAGAACCTGTTTGCTGAACATTTGGCGACGTTGGCTCCGGAGCACCTGAAGCAGTACCACGCCGATATTCTTTATCAGGATGCGATTGCAGAGATGAACCTGCAACTCGTCCCGGCGCTTCAAGAAGCGCAGCAGGAGCTTCTTTATGGCGTCGTCAGCAAGCCGACCCTGCAATAAGGAGTTGTAGTGCCAGTACGCTTTAGTAAAGAAGGCATTATCCGCGCCAAGGTGAATATCGAGGCCGGGTATGTCAACAACAAGAACGACCTTGGTGGTGAAACCAATCATGGAATCACTATTGCAACAGCAAGGGAGTTCGGGTATAAAGGCGCGATGAAAGACTTGACCGTGGCCCAAGCCTTGGACATTTATGACCGTGGTTGGTGGCAGCGTATGTGGTTGGATGATATCTTGGCTATCAGCCCGGCTATCGCCGACCGCCTGTTTGACTTCGGGATCAACTCCGGTCGGGCAAACGCAGTCAAGACTCTTCAGCGTATGTTGAACGTACTGAATCGCCAGGGCAAACTCTACGGAGACATTGCCACAGACGGAGGCATGGGTAAAAATACCCTTGCTGCCCTGAAGGCGTTCCAGAAGGCGCGTGGAGACAAGGGCATCAAAGTTCTTGCATTCGCACTGACCTGTCACCAGGTGTCTTATTACACAGATATCAGTGAGAAGCGTCAGGCCAACGAGGAGTTCACCTACGGGTGGTACGACCGTGTGTTCCGGGAAATGCCGGAGTACAACGTTGAACTGGGCCTTTGCCAGAAGTAACTGACGGCCCCCGCCGGGGGCCATAACAGCTTTCGGAGGTACTATGCGTCATAACAATCGTCAAGAGCGTCAATCTCGTCGTGAGAAGAAGGCAAGTCGTGAGCGTGTGGTAACACCCCGCGCCCGCGAGGAAGTTGAACTGGCTAAGGCTATCCAGACCCGGACCCACTTCCAGAAAAGCCTTTTGAGCGCGGTAAACCAGAAGGATGCCGTTTTCGTAAACGGCCCCGCTGGGACTGGTAAGACTTTCGTTGTGATGAGTACCGTCATTGACTGGCTCAAATCTGGGAAGATTAAAAAGATCGTCCTGTCCCGCCCAACCGTGGGTATGGGGAACAGTTTGGGCCTGCTGCCGGGTGATATCAGAGAGAAATTTGAACCGTACCTCGCGGCGCTGGTTCAGGTGATCAAAGATCGCTACGGGGCGAACTACTACGAGACCCAGTTGAACAACAAGAACATCGAGTTCGTTCCTCTGGAGTACGTGCGCGGTCGATCCTTTGAGGATTCTGTGGTTATTATCGACGAGTTCCAGAACACGGACGAAGAGACCGCATATACGATCATGACACGACTGGGTGAAGGTTCCAAAATGTTCTGCTTGGGTGACATTACCCAGAACGACATGAAGGGCCGTGAATCCGGGCTGGACTGGGCGATTGAGTTTATCGATCGTCACAACCTCTTCCATCTGGCAGAGTTTGTCGAAGGTTCCAGTGACGATATCGTCCGTAGCCCGTTCTGTAAGGCGGTGGTTAAGGCGCGCGAGCGTGACTTAAAGGAGCAGTAATGACGGCATATACCGGGATTGGTTCCCGTGAAACCCCGGCTGAAGTCGTAGGCGTCATGGAGGACGCCGCTTATCGACTGGCCCGGATGGGGTTTGTGTTGCGTTCCGGTAAAGCAGCCGGGGCGGATGCAGCATTCCAACGTGGGGCACAGAGGTTCGAAGGTGCCAAGTGCGAGATCTTCATCCCGTGGCGTGGATTTACAGGCGGTGATGGTCTCGTTAACACGTGGGATATCACCTTGGATGCGGTGGACAGACAGTTCCCGGAACACGCAGAGATGCGCTGGGAGTGGGTGAAGGAAGTGCATGGTGGCTGGGAGAGGTTGTCCCAAGGTGCTCGTAAGTTGCATGAACGGAACGTCCACCAGTTGTTTGGTGCGGATCTGGGCAATGCGTACTTGAACCAGAGTAAATTTGTGCTATATTACGCCCTCGAAACCAAGAAGGGTGACCCGAAAGGTGGGACGGCGACGGCAGTGAATCTTGCGAAGAAGCAGGGTATTCGTACCTTGAACCTCCTTCATGAGAAAAACCACGAAGTCCTTGAGAAGTTTTTGGTAAGTATGGAGGAAAAGCGTGGCCTTAAATCGTAATAACCTTAACAGCGCTTTTGCACTGGGTAAGGATAAGAAGACCGGGAAGTGGTCGGTAGGTCAGTGGGCCAACCAAGCGCTCTGGACCGTGGATGGGTCCAACAAGCGTATCTGTGCTTTCAAGGAGATGACCCATTGGCGTTATTTCCGAGAGGCAATTGAGCACATTTCTGATGTGCAGTTGTCCCCGGGCGATCGGGTTGGTATTACTGTTAAGCGAGGTATCAATGAGTGGTACTACGTTATTGACAAAATTACGTCAGATGACGGAAAATTTCACTACCTCGTCGGTATCTAAGGGAGAGTTTATGGATAAGGGTATTTTTGCCACAGTTGAACATCGCAAACTGATGGAACTTAAAAACTGTGGTGCTGTCGATGCCGCTCGCCTGGAAGATCTGGCGGAACTCCTTTTCTTGGACATGAAAGAGGAAATCATCAACGTCCGTAAGCTACGGGTTAAGCCCGGCTTTTGGGCCAAACTATTCGACCTGTCGATGCCAGTTGAGCAAGAGGTCCACCTCATGTTCTCAAAGCGTCAAGAACTGGTTGACCATTTGGCAGATATCGAGGTGCCAAGTGAACTGTGTCCGGTGACAGGTGATGCAAAAGAGCGTCTGCTGTTTATCGACCGGGCGGCGCGGTATGCGGTCGAGGCGCAAAAGATCCTCGATATGTTCAAGCGCCATCATGAAGTAATTGTGGATTCGGATCGGTCTCAGGTTATTGAGTGGATTCTGCAAAACCACATTCGTGTCCGTACTGAACTGAGCAAGGGGGCCTGATGGAAGAGCAATTCGATACCGTTGATCAAACTTACCGTGGTAATCTTTGGTGTACCCCTCAAGAGCGCCGTGACTGGCGTCTCTATGTGACCGAACTGGACAATGATCCACGAAACCACTTCGAGGGTTTGGACATGATTCGGACCGCAGAGGAAGAGGATGTTATTGAAATCCTGATCACATCACCGGGCGGGCGAGTAGACATTGCCGACATGTACCTCGCTGCTTTCCGTGACAGCAAGGCGAAGATCATTACCCGGGCCATTGGTGAGTGTGCCAGTGCAGCAACCACGATCTTCCTGGCCGGGGATGAGCGTATTTGTGAAGACGGCTGCTATTTCATGTTCCACAACGTTCAGTTGGGATCTGGTGGTGATAGTGCCCACGTGATCGCCCGCAGCAAATTTTATGAACGTCTCTTCAAAGAGAAGTTCTACGGGATGATGGCTGAGGTCCTGACGCCTCTTGAACTGGCTGAGTTGTTCGAACGTGCCGGGGAAATATACCTGACGGCGGAAGAGATGCGTGAGCGTTTGCAGAACAGTGAACGTCGTGAGCAGATTCTTTCCCGATTTGGCTCGGGTAAACTGCCGGAACCTGCTTCACAGGACGAAGGTATTTTATTGCCGATCGGAGAGGTAATTTCTCTTCCGTTCCCGGAGACTAAAGTTCTGTCGGCGGAAGACTTCCCGCAGGGAGACGAGTTCGACATCACTCTGGACGACGGCTACAAAAAGGTGTTTCGTCTGAGTACCCTGTGTCCGAAGGATTTCGATGAGTACAACATGGACGAGATCGAGGAGATCGGCATTGCCTTCGGCCTTGATCTCGATCCCTCGCAGAATACTCGTCAGCAGGCACTGGAGTGCTTGATTGAAGAAATCCTGGCGGGAAGTCAGTTCTATGTCGGAGAGGAAGATTAATGGCGGCACTGAAGCCGAAGGGCGAACGTAAGGCATTCGATGTATACGAAACTCCTGAGTGGGCAGTAAAATGTCTGTTCGACCTGATTCCAATCCGCAAGGACTGGACTTACATGGAACCTTGTCGCGCCTCCGGGCGCTTTTACAACGAACTGCCGATCGGGTCAGCGTGGGGAGAAATCAGGGACGGTGTTGATTACCTTAATACTTCTTACGATCGTGTGGATTGCATTATCACCAATCCGCCTTACTCCTTGGCCCAAGAGTTTGTGGAGAAGGCCCATAAAGATGCAGATGTCGTAATCATGCTGCTGCGCTTGGGGTTCTTGGAGAGTATGCGTCGAGAGGAGTTCTGGAAACAGTACCCCCTTGACCACCTGATCACGTTGTCGAAGCGACCATCCTTCACCGAGGATGGTAAAACAGACGGTGCCGGGTACGCATATTTCATCTGGGACCCACTGAAAAAGCTGAATCTGGAGAAGCCTTTCTACTGGGTCTCTCCCAAATAACAAAAAGGTCACCTTCGGGTGGCCTTTTTTATTGCATTTGGCCCAAGTCTGTGTATAATGACCATCATTGAAGAGGAGATGACCATGAAATACGATATTTTTTACCGCCCGGTGTTTACAAAGAAAGCCAGAACCCTGTCGGGATATGAAATGGTCGTGTACCCTCATGATCCTGCTCGTCCACACGATGATTTTGACGTAATGACCATTGAGGCAAAGGCCGACAATGAGTTCACTCGATTCGAAAACATGCTTCGTGGTGAGTATGACCCGTTCAGCGACATTTCTTTTGTTGACAAGCACCCGCTGAATATCATAAGATACCTGCGTGGTGAGAAAGAGATGCCCAAACGAACGATGGATTGGGAAAAGGATATTGACCGCTGGTCTGTCAACTTACGAGGAGAAAGAGTATGAGCGGATACGTAGAAAGAACCTACCTGTTTGAAGGCGGGACGGTGCCGGGCAAGTTTTTCGATGATGTGTACAACCCATCATGGGGTGCCAAGCACCTCAAGGTTGTTGAGTCTGGAGTCACCAACTGGGGTGATGATACGGAAGTAGTGGTCTCTGCCGATTGCGAAGAGACCTTCGATGATTATCTGCACAACTGGGAAGGGAACATCAAAAAATGAAAATCTATCTGGTCGGCGGCGCGGTCCGCGATGAACTGATGGGTGTTGAGAGCAAAGACCGTGACTACGTTGTGGTCGGCTCCACCCACGAAGAGATGATGGCACTCGGCTTCGAGCAAGTCGGTGCCGCATTCCCAGTTTACCTGCATCCTGAGACCAAGGAAGAGTACGTCCTTGCCCGTACCGAGCGTTCAACTGGCGCAGGATACCACGATTTCGAGGTGATGTTCAGCCCAGATGTGACCATCGAAGAGGATTTGGCCCGCCGGGACTTGACCATTAATGCGATCGCAAAGGATCTGGAGACCGGGGAATACATCGACCCATACGGCGGTATCCGTGACATCCAAAAAGGTGTTCTGAGGAACGTATCAGCGGCAGCTATGCGTGAAGACCCGCTCCGTATCTACCGCCTGGCTCGGTTCTTGGCCCGCTTTGGCGGCAAGTTTGTGGTGGACCACTCAACGATGTTTATTTGTGAGAGTGCAAAAGCGACACTGGCTGCGCTCCCGAAAGAGCGCAAGATGGCGGAGATCCGCAAATGCTTCGAGGACCAGAGTAATGACAACCGACCCTCGTTGATGATCGATATGCTCTGCAATCTTGGGGAAATGCCGGAGGTGGCAAACCTGCGGGGTGCATTGCAGCCGAAAGCCCACCACCCCGAGGGTGACGCATACGTTCACACGCTACTGTGTTTGGACTATGCCCAGCGCATCATGTCATCACCGGAGGTGAAATGGGCAGTCCTGTGTCACGACCTGGGAAAGGTCCAGTATTTTGAGTACGGGAACCTGCACGGACACGAAGAGTTTGGCCTTGGGTTGGTTGCACAACTGAGCGAGCGATTCGGCGTACCAAACAAATGGGCAGACCTCGCCCATCGCGTTTGTGCCGACCACACACGACTGCACCGGATCATGGATCTGAAGCCTCGCAAGGTATTCGACCTGATTGAACGCATCAAGGCGCACAAACCGCAGGAAAATCAGTTCGCACTGAAGTTCATTGAGGCTTGTATGTGCGACGCACGGGGCCGTGGGCCGGAGAAAATGTTTGACATCTACGACCAGCCTCATGTATTATGGGCCTGTGCTGTTGAGTTGCACAAGAACCGACTGGAAATCTCCGAGAAGAGTAAAGAGATCTCCACGAGATTGGCAGGTCGTCGTGAATTAATCTCTTCTGAGATCCGAGCGATGAAAGTTAAATACGTTGCCCGCGCTCTATCACGAGTAAAGGCAGAAATCAAAAAATTAAGAGAGGAGGAAGGGTATGACGATTCCAATTTACCTACTTGGCGTCTGTATTAGTGCGGCAGTGTGGTTCGGGATTATCAAGTGGCGGCAGACTGGCCGGGGGATAAAGATGCCGGACGCCTTCGATGGGTGGTATCTTTGCCCTTTGGACAAGGGTAAAACCGTAGATTGGTCCATGCTAATGCTGGGGTGGGTCTTGATCGCAGTGGTTTGGCCCATTGCATGGTTTATCCTGGTTGGCTGTTACGCTACCGCGTGGGCAATTGAAATAATCCGATGGATTTGGAACCACACGATCGGCGATGAGGAATTGGCCCGTAAAATTTTCGGAGGTAAAGAGTGAAGACTCGTATGTATTTCTTGGTCAACCAGTATATCATGGGTATCCAGGCAGGTATCCAGCCGGGACATGCTGCTTGCGAACTGCTGGCTGACTACTGGGACGAACCGCGAGACAATCCGAAGGTAAAGCTGATCGAGCAATGGCTCAAGAAGGATAAAACCTTTATCGTGCTGGACGGCGGGTATCAGCAACGGATGTATGAATTTGCGGATAAGATCCCAAGTTCCATTCCGTTTGCTTACTTCCATGAGGAAGAGGATGCACTGAACGGGGCACTGACGGCTATCGCCTTCGTTCTCCCAGATTACTTTTACGATGTTAAGCTGGACGAGGACGGAGAGGCCCCGGCGGGTTACTTCGAGGAGGGCGATTTCTGCCAGTGGGTAGACTTTACGGAAACAGAACGTAATTTCATCACAGAACTGAAAAAGTTCCATCTGAAAAGGGGTTAATATGTTTGATTTAATGGTTGCGGCTTCGAACACCATCGGCAGTGTCGTGATGATCGGGTGGGTATGGGCGATAATCGGCGTCTTGGTGTGGTTGGGGGTGGTACTCTTGGCCCTCGCCGGGGAACCGAGTTACAATCGTGAAAATGGGGCCGTACTGGGATCATTGGTTGGTGCCGTTCTTGGCTTCATCACCCCGGTACTCCTGACAATACTGCCGTTCTTTTTACCTTTCATCTTGGCGGCGGCAATTCTGTCCCTGATCGGGCTGGCCTTGGCACATTTCTGTAAGGTTGGCAAATGATAAAAGTTAAAGAGTTGATTGAGCAGTTGCAGAAATGCAACCCGGAAGACAAAGTGGCGGTACAGATCGACAAAGGTTTCGTGACCATTGGCGGAACACCCCGTGTCGGTGTAGACTCTGCCCACAGCGGATTCGACTGGGACCACGGGACTGTCTTTCTGAAACTGGAAGACGGAAAGATGTTGACAGACATCACCCGTGAAGAGTATTATGAGCACATCCGGTACAAGCAGTTGGTCAGCGGGATGCGTGGAAAGCAGGACATTGCCCACCTGTCGGATGTGTTTGTGAAGAAGGACTTCGTTATTGAGCGCCTCAAGCGCCTGATCAACGTCGAAGAGTTAGAACCTTTCGAGGTCTCTGACCTCATCACTGATATTTACGAGGAGAAATTATAATGTTGGCACCAACTTGGCAGTACATCGTTCTTATGGTAATCTTCTGCTTGGGCGCGAGCCTGAATGTAATCAGCTTGGGCCTGATGCTCTTCTTGGAAAGCATTAAGCCGGAGGCGTTGAAGTTCGAACAGCGAACGTTAGGTGCCGGGTCTCTTCTCTTCAAGACTTTGATGGGTATCTTTGCAGCGTACCTTTCGTACTCGCTGTACATTTGGTCCCCTGGCGCACTGAGCCTCGGCATCATGATTGTACACTGGGCATCGATCATCGTTAGCTATATCTTGGGCATTGCCAATGCAGGCAAGGCGAAAACGTACACTTACGGTCAACACGTCTTCGGCGCAATCTACACAACCGGGATGGTGATCGCTCTGATTTTCTACGGGGTAAAATGCCTGTAACAAAAGACTGTACTAACTGTGATAGTTTCATCCGGGTGAAAAAGCCCGGATGGGTTGGTCTCTGTGATTTGCACGACTGGAGGATTAATGGAAAATACCATTGTGACAAATGGAAGGGTAAAAAGCATCGTCGAGAAGCTGGAAAGTCACAAAGACGTATCGAAGGTGCTGATGCTATGTCTCGCAGGATCTCATGCGTATGGGACGGCGACGCCGACTAGCGACACTGATATTCGTGGCATCATCGTTGCCCGCCCGGGAGTAATCCGGGCACCTTTCCGAACCCTCCGTGAGATGGGGATCGAGGACGAGGAAGATGGAAAGGTTTACGAACTGAACAACTTTATGGAGTTGTTCTGCGACATGAACCCAAATATCATTGAACTGGGATTCACTGATGATCAGGCGACTCTGTACAAGCATCCGGCGTGGGACTATTTGAAGTCCTTCCTGCCGCAACTGCTGAACAAAAACGTGGCCTACCGCTTCGGCGGTTATGCGATGGCGCAGTTGAAACGCATCAAGGGTCACAACAAGCACATCAACAACCCGATGCCGGAAGAAAAGCCGACCCAACTTGAGTTCTTCCGTTTGGTACAGAGCTACCTCGACGTGAAGGTGCTGAAGCACGAAGACTTCATGCGTAAGCTGAACAATATGCAGGGTGTCTGCACGTTGGTGCCATTCGGGGCGGACATCTATGGCGTAGTACCGGACCACCGTGAAGATGTTGGGCCGATGTTCAACCCCGACGGGTCGATCCGTAAATTGCAGTACGATGAGATCCCAGAGTCTGTGAAAAAGCAGCCTCCGTTGTTCATCGTTAAATATCTTCGTCAGGATCATACCGTGGCGAAGGACAAGCATCACAACTACTGGCAGTGGGTTAAGAACCGTAACGCCGCTCGGCACGAACTGGAGGAGAAGTTCGGTTACGACACCAAACACGCCATGCACTTGGTCCGCCTTCTCCGCATGGGACAGGAAATCCTTGAAACGGGGCAGGTAATCGTTCGCCGCCCGGACGCAGAGGAACTGCTGGGCATCCGTAACGGAACCCATAGTTACGAGGACATCGTTGAGTGGGCATCGGACAAGGACAAACTGATCCGTGAAGTTCTCTACCAAGAAAGCAAGTTGCCGAAGAACAGCAATAAGCGATTGGCAGAAGAGCTAATCTTGAGTGTGCAAGACTCTGTGTGGGAATAGTTTATGAACGAGATGCTTTTGATAAGTGCAAGAGATCCCGGTGTAATAATGGACATTAATTTCCAAGATGCCGCTGTTGGATCTACCCAAATTGCAGACCGATCTGGCAGAATTTGGACAAGGAACGGCTCCGGGGCCGGGGCTACTGTAGTAAACGACCCGGATCATGGGAATGTGCTGTTTTTGGACGGGAAGACTTGGTACAGGACCGATCTGACCCCGGACATGTACCTGAACACGACAAACTGGAAGATGACTGTGGAGTTCAAACCAGCGAACACCACCTATTCCAAGCTGTTCAGTACAGGTGACTACCCATCCCCTGCTGGGCTGGCACTGTCACTTAATCAGTACCCTGCGACATACATCCAGGCATTTTTGGAGCAATCGGGGACTAATTTCCAGCGCTTAATGACCAACCTGACAAACTCCCGGGTGTGGGAAAAGGTTGTCATAACAAGAGAGGTCGGAAAGCCCTTCACGATGACCGTCTATCGGAACGGTGTTCAGGTGGCTGCTGCAACACTGGCAAACTTCAGCTTTGGGAACGGAAGCTCGTCGTCAGGCATAGTATTGGGGACAACAGCCGGAGCACCAGGTGCCCAAATGGCATCTGTCTATCTGAAATCTCTGAAAATAGAGAGGCTACCTTGACCACAATGACTAACGGGAGAATGGCGCATCTCCTGTCTGTCGATACACACCGGGCCAAAAGCCCGGTTATCTCTTGGATAGAGGAAAACATTCGCACAGGGAAGGCAAATCCTGATTACGGATCAAGTTGCACAGAGGTAATCCAAGAGGTTTCGATCAGGCTGGTTGAGAGCGTGGATTATGAGGTAAAGGAAGGTAAGGTTATCCATGTCATTACTGGATGGAAATCATACCCGTATTTTGAGAATCCGGCAAAACCGACAAAACAAGAGATTGACTTGTTGGAGGTATGCGAGCATAATCACTTTATATGGTTGAGAGGACTTTGTTTTGAGATCCTCGATATGCTGGACCATCCACACTCATGTTCCATCGACTACCACATTATGGAAGAGGGGTGCAGCGGATCAGGGTGTGAGAGAACAGGGCCAGTAAACTACCACGGGGGTAGAAGCTGGCAATATTATTGTGGTGGCGGGCCGCGCTGCTGCCCATAGGAGGAGAGAGTGCAAGATAAACCTGGTTATCATCTGGACAAAATAGAAAAGCGCCGTTTCGGATCTCTCGGCAAGATTCAAGAGGAGGTCGAGGAACTGGTCGATGCACACCGTCAGGGCAGTCACGTCATGATTCTTGTCGAGATGTCTGATCTTTACGGGGCCATGCAAGGATTCTTGGAGGAAAACTACCCGGGGTTCAAGATGGAAGACCTGAAAAAGTTCTCCGGTATTACCCGCCGGGCATTCGAAAACGGGCACAGGGGGTAAAATGAAATATCCTATGAATTTGCAATTGGTCAGGGACGCGACTAACTGGTGGGGGCTTTGGTTTGAGACCAAAAAGGTCCCGGCCCTTGTAGACCCGGATGTGATGTCCCACACCTGCCCGTCGGGCGTACATGATTCCCGCCTGTACGGTAAATATCCGGATACTGTTGTTGCCTCGGCGGAGCAATCTTTTCTCCAGTTGGATAAAGAGGGCAAACTTAAACCGGGGCGTTGGATGGCTTTGACTCCGTGCTACCGGGATGAACCAATTCTTGATGAAACTCACCTGCCTGTGTTCCTGAAACTGGAACTCATGAAGCTGAGTGACGACAGCAACTTCTACACCCGGACGGATGCACTGTGGATCGCTGGGAAGATGCAGAAGTTTCTGAGGGAGTTTTATGCACTGCCTACAGAGGTGATCGAGACAGAGGACGGGTTCGACGTCATGTACGAAGATCTGGAACTCGGATCATACGGTGTGCGTAAAACCATGACCGGAAAATCGTATGTTTACGGGACCGGATTGGCGGAGCCAAGGACCTCGATCGCATTGGAACGTTTCCAGCATAAATGTGAAACGACTTTTGACTAAAAATTCATTGCAAGGTTATGCCTATTGACCAGATCCCGACGATAGGCATTTTCGATGTATTAAAATAGATTTTAGCAATTTAAATGTGAAGCGGAGAATTTGTTGTGTAAAATGACAACATGGCAACTTTGTCAAGAGTCTTCTGTTGTATTTTTGCATAACATGGTAAAATGGTTGTGCGGAATCTTACAACGGGAGGAAGGCTATATTTTACGCATACGTTCGTCAACTTCCGATGGTAGAGGGTAACCTCGATCTGATCCGAGGGGATCGGTTGGATTACTCGTGCGGATCTATCCGCCGGGCCAAGGCCGATCTTTGGGGATTCAGGGCATACGTCCTTGAAGATAAGGTCCGAGGGGTTACTTACCGGGTAAATCAGCGCGGCATGGTTGTGGAAACACCATCTGGGTCGATTGCAGTCCCGAACCCCGGAGAGTTGAAGCACACTCCATTCGCTATGACAGGCGACGCCGGAGAGATCAATGCTTTCCTGACACTCTGCAAGAATCTTGTTGTGGAGCATAAGAAAAGAAACTCCCTGTTCGCTCGTCTAAAGCGCTTCACACGCAAGCCATTCGGAATGATTCTCATTGCCGGGGCGGCGGTATACGCCATTGTGACAGTCATCGTGCTGTTCTTTGGATAATCGGGTCGATCGTCGAAAGACGGTCGGCCTTTTCTTTTGGAGGGTGCATGGCAAATTTTAACACTGGTAATGTATCTAACCCGTATTCAACGTCTCCCGGCCTTTTCCCCGCTTCGACACAAAATATGGTGATACAAGGGTCATTGCAATCAGTGACCAATCTACCTTTGACGGCAAACCACGGCGACACCTATATCATCGGGGGTGTTCTGTATATGTGGATGCACGGGAGTTGGGCAAACTTAGGTGCGCCGGGAGGACCGATGGGTCACAGCGGATCATACGAACCGCCGAAAGAAATTATCGAATCCAAGTTGATCTGGAAGGGTATTTCGGTTACATTGTATTCGGAAGAGGACATAAAGGCTCTCTTCTTTAACCAGTATGCCCTCACCAGGGACGATATGGCATTCTTCCAGATGACGTATCCGGATGAATTTAAAGCGTTTAGGGAGCAGTGGGCGGAAAAGTGGGCCATCGAAAGGGCCAAAGAAGAATTTGACGAATGGGAGTTAGACTACTATGAGAAAAAGCCAAGAAGAAATTACCCGTGAGGTATTTGGACGGGGTGCTCGCTGGATCGGGTGGAACCACTGGCTGAAGCACCAAGTTTTCTTCAAGTTCCTTGAACATCGGGTGGAGAGAGGGATAGATATAGACAGTCGGGCGTCGTTCTACCTCAAAACCAAGATGGATTCTTCTTGGGAGACGGACAAGATGGTAAAGGCGAATATCGATCCTGAGACAGGAGATCTGGCGAGCATAGAGATCCCTGGTATTGGGATAAAAGGTCTCCGGGCCAGATTAGTAGTCACTGAAAACTCCTGCACTTACGAGTGTGACGGTGTAAAGACTCATTTATCGGAGATGTTTGACGACCCTTGGCGTCCGACATTTGAAGAGTTGGATATGTTCCAGATGCTTTACGGCGACGAGCAAATGCTCATAGATATGAATCGGGAGTTCTTCGGCGTCACCCGAAAACTCGATAAGGCGGCGGGTTCCAATACCCTGTCTGTATTTTTCCCAATGAAGGATAAATAATGAGTGAAATCAAAGATGTAATTGAGAGACTGGCTCGGGATTGGAGTTGGAAGGCCGTTATGGATGACCCTGTTCGACGTCAGATAGTTACTAAGTTGGAAGGTAAGTTCCGAGGTTTGACTATCGAAGTCCCCACCGGGCCGAACACTGTCCGGGAATTTACCATGCGCCACGAAATGAAGAACGGGGACCTGCGTCTGTGGACCAAGAGCATGAGTGGGCTTCTTCAGTGGAGAACCTGCCCTGAGAAGGGTGATCGTTTGGTTTATCATGCCTTTGGGCGAGGAGATACCGAACGTCTGTCTATTGAAGAAATCTTCTTAGACACGCACAACGTGGACGAAGGAGAGGTGGCGATGTTCGAGATGCTGTACGCAGATCTTTCCCCAATGGTGCCTCTCTTTGCTGGGGCTTTGGACGAAGCCGATAAACTGTTGCTGGAGAAATTCAATGGGCCAAAAGCGAAGCGCTAATGATGCACTGAGGGCGGCGCAGTTGAACGAACTGCGTTACGACGCAACTACCGGGGTTGTGATGGGGGTAAATGGGATGTTGGGACCAAGAGGGGATATGGGGGTGTCCGGGGTGTGCGGGACACCTGGGCCTATGGGTATCTGCACAGAGCTTTATGTTTTATCGTATGCGGGGCTTCCCTTTAAGGTCCGGTTGAAACCAGAAACCTTTGCCATGATTGAGGATGCTACCCAATTGAACGGGGACGAACTTTCTTTTATCAAGGTGGTGGATGAGTACGAGTGGAAATCGATCCGGGATGCCTGGGCGGAAGAGTGGAACAAACGCCAGGCGTACCGGGCCTTTGATTTGGGGGAGATCATGCCAGATGAGTGAACATAAGAGCCTGAAGGAACACATCAATTCTTCATTGATGGGTAATGAGACGACTGGGATTGGCGGGCCGTGGAGAGTTGGGGATGGGTACAATTCCCCGAATATCCATCAGCCTTGGAACCCCTCTCCGTCCGATATCAAGGCCCGGGAGTGGGAAAGGATTATGAGGGAGGTCATGAATGCCCCGGCCCCAACGATCACAACAACTGGAACCCAAGTCATCGTAGATCCTCCGACGTCGAGGAACAGGACGATAAAGTTCAAAGAGATCGTCTTTACGGCTTACCTCTCTGATGAGGCTATGGAGTTCTTCGAGGATGACAGGTACGTAACTCGGGACGAGCTTCGATTACTGGAAGTTGCTCATCCTAAAGAGTACGCCAAGATAAAGCAGGCATGGATTAGCGCTTGGAAAGAGCTTCAGGCACTAAATGCTTTCGAAAATGATTGACACTGCCACGGGACCCTGTATGATGGGTCCTATCAAACAACAGAGGAGAGAAGAATGAAAAAGGTATCTACCGCAGAGAAAGCATTTATCATCGGCATCATGTCCATGATTGGCGGTTGTGCAGCGGTACTGGCGGACGCTGGACTGACAGGGGCCTTCTGTATTGGTCTGGGCTTCGGTGTCTTGGGTGCTGCTATCATCGGCCTTCTGCACAGGATTCGTAGCTGATGAGCAAGAACACCCGATACTCTCACCTTTTGTTCCACATCATGTCGCCTGAACTCCGTGAGCAGTTCTTCACCGACGATGAAGAGAACTTCGATGCAGGCTGGGACCTCTTTGAGACCCTGCATCCGGAAAAGGCCGAGGTGCTGGTAAGTTTACTCGAACCGCATCTCGAATATGTGATAAAAGAGTTGAAGTTCCAGCGGGACCATAATATACTGCTGGGCAAAGGCGACGAACTCGGCGCTGCACGACTGGCAATCTGCCACCGCGCTGACAAACTGGACTGGTAAAGGAGATCAATATGTTACAGATGAACAAAGAAGTTACCGCTGAAGCCGTTACGGCGATGTCTGAGCCTCCGGCGGCAACCGGACTGTTTCTGGTGTTCGCATCGGAAAAATACTACCCGCAGGGCGGGTTTAACGACTTCCTGTGCGTGGCTTTGTCATTGGAGGAAGCCCGCCGGGTGATCCTTGAGGCCGACATCTATTTGGGGAGCTACCAGATCGTGAACTACAAAAATCTGGAAGTGGTTGAAGCTAAAGAAATCAACAGGTTGAACTGATATGAGCAGATCTCGTTTTGGTGTTGTGTCTCTGATGGTGGTTACGCCGGGGTTCATGTCTTTCCAAGGCTCAAACTGCGGTTTTGCCCAGAACTGCAAGATGATGTTGCAGACAGCCTTCCCCGGCCTGCCGTATGACGTGTTCAAGCGTCCGGACATCATGCAGATGATGGATCAGGTGGATAATGTTACCGGGACGCTGTATATCATCGACCCTGTGGAAGGCCAGCCGCTTATGGCTAACGCGACCCTTGATGGTCTGGAAGAGGAGTACCGCCAATGGTTGGACCGTACATAATCGCCGGGCTGTTTTCTATCGTCTGGATTGGTTGTTGCATCTGGATCGGGGTCATGCTGGGGAAACGCCGATGAAAAAGGTACTGATTTTACTGGCACTTTTGACCTTCGGGGCCAGCGCCGAGGAAGACCTGAAGAAGTGTACCGTGCATGACCACGGCGGTGGTGCCACCATCATCGCCTGCCCGGATTACGTCATCACGAAGACATCAGATAAGACGATGATCTGTCGTCTTATGGAAGGTAGTCCAAATGCGAGTTGCACCAAGGTTCCTTAAAACGCCCTGTAACGCGCTGTAAGCGTTTTAGGGGCGAGGTAAGGTGATTTATCATCCTTGGCGAGAAAACGCCTCAGAATCGATCTGGTGCGTCCTGACGGGCATTCCCGTTTAAAACTTTACAGGAGAATACAAATGAAGGTAAAAGGTGCCCTTTGGAAACAATTCTACAATGACGAGGAGTTCTGGGGCAGTCGTTGGCATGACGACACCCTGATCCTATTTGACGGTGTTGAGCAAGAGGAGTATGACAACCCAGCAGATGACGCCGTGGTTGACGTACAGGCCGGGGATGTGTATTTTGAAGCCGAAGGCTTCCAACTTGCCGCCCGTGATACTTCTCTGGAGGCTTTCTATCGCCGTTGGCTCAAAATCCAAACTACCGAGGTCCTTATCGTAACTGTGGAAAAATCCCAAGCTGCATCGGTAAAGGCGGAAATTAAAAATATTACTGGCGTAAAGGGGGTCAAATGATTGATTTCCTGATCCTTGCTACACTTTGGTTCTTTGGTATTATCGTACCGCTGGGTGGTCTGATCCTGATCGTAAGGAAGGTCATCGTCCCGTATTGGGTAAAGGGTTGGTCCAGTCAGTGGGTATTCTGGTACATACTGGGGGCTGTTCCCCTGTATTACTACATCTTCTGCAAGGTCTTGGTATGGATAGGGGTGGAGAGTGGAGCAGGAGCTTAAAAGAACAACTGACTTGATTGGTGCCTTGCAGGCTGCTATCCGTGTCGCCGGGTACGATATGGACTGCGGAGATATCTGGTCCCACATAAAGGGTATCGCTGCTGCGGAAATAAAGAACCATCCTGGCCCTATGGGGCCTATGGGCATGGCTGGTGCCCCGGGAGAGCCAGGGAAGGATGCGTGGGATAAGTATGCCTATGACCCTCAGACCGAAAGAAAAGCCCAGTTCTTCTGGAAGGGTGTTGAGTTTTGGTCTCCGGTGCCGCGCCACTTCTACGACGCCTTGCCTGTAGGGAAGGAGTTGACATATGGCGATATTGGCTTCATCCGTACAATGTACGGGAACCAAATCGTCGAAACTATGGCTGTCTTTTGGCGTCGTGAATACGACCTGAAGACAGATATGTCTTTGTTTATTAACGAGGAAGATAAATGTCATTTAGCGAATATCAACAAATCCGATTCATCTCCGGCCCATTTGAAGGTCTGATGGGAAAAACTCTCGCTCCGGTTGCTGACACCGAAAACTGGTACGTTGAGGTGAAGATCGGTGGTCGGCCTGTTGTTCAGGAAGTTCCTGAGTCGGACATCGCCCCTCTTTAAAAACAACCGCCTTCGGGCGGTTTTTTATTGCTTGCAATCCGATGATGTTCGTGTATACTGGCCCTGGAGGTGACTTATGAAGACAACGCCGTGGAGAAAACCCGTCGCAGAGTGCGGTGGGATAACGGATCTGATTAAAAGGGAGATTAAGTTCAGATTCCCCAGCGGCATGGAGAGGTATAGGGCAGATATCCGTATCCATGCTTACCGGGAGGTAGGGACGAGCTTGGAGGCCAGTTATGAGGTTGAGGTTGATGGGCCGTTTGGTAAATTTTTCAAGTGGGAGACCATAGTTATATGATACACGTGGACGATATGCACTGGCACCTGTGGGAGGCCATTGTTCTTCAGGCCCGGGATATGTATTACAAAGGTTTCGTGAGTAAGGAACTGAACGCAGAGGTCACAGCCATCAGTTGTGAGACTGTTGCTACAGGGAAGTTTTCTGAAGACCTGCGGACCAGAGCCTGCCTTGTGGCTCAGGCACTGGAACCAAACGCAGAAGAATGGCAAAAAGCCGTGGCTATTGAATACGAGGGGATGAATCGTGAAGCTGAAATGTACGAACGTGATTACCGACTTCAACAAAGTGTTTCCAAAGGGGCAGATCTTCACTGCTTCGGAGCTTAAAAACGGCTTCTGCGACGTTGAAGGGACCCGGACCAAGCGTGACGGCTCTCCGTGGACAGGTGTCCTGTCTCTGGGTCACGTGGTGGTACTGGGTGTTGCCAAATTCGAGATCCTTCCGGAGGAGGAAAGTGATGATTCCACGGATGACTAAGACCACTCTGCACAAGCTGTTTAAAGAGTGGACATGGCGAGACCTGACCCGGCGTAAATACGTCGGGAACCTGATCTTTACAGGTAATGGCGGATATCGTAAGGACAACCGGGTGGTTCAGAACGTCGGCAAACCTGCCATTAAGTTTCGTTTCGATATTGGCCCATACCTTGGCGGGACAGTCACCTCCACTCCGAGACACTTCAGTATTTCCACCACCGGAAAGCTGGATCGGATCTCTTGGATGGCAATGCCTGAGGGGGATGTTTTCCTGAAGCGTCGTGTCGGAAAGGTGTGGCAATCCCCGGTGAAGATGACAGACTTCTTCTTGGATTGCCGTGACATCCAGAATGAAGAACTGGAGATGCTGGAGTTTCTGTATCCGGGCATAACGGCTCAAGTGGTGGAGTTGCTGCCCGGCTTGCACGGGATAGACTCTGCACTTTGGGAAAAATTCTGTGGAAAGGGGCCATATCATGGGATGTCTGCCTAAGTGTTACGATTCGCCACGGGTGCCGTCCCAGTGGAAAAAGGATCAGCGTGTACGTATCTTGCGCGGGAAGAATAAGGGCCGCACGGCCCTCGTTTCCTACGAGACAGAGCCGCATCCGCTGTCAAGTAAGCGTCGATTCTACCTGTGGCTTGAGTCCCGGCACAATTTTTGGGCACCGAACCACGTCCTGATGAACGAGGATGGGTTTGTCGCAGTCTAACAAAAGACCTCCGTACAACGGGCAACTGGAATATTCGGAATTTGAGTACGGAGGTCACCAAATAAGCCTTCGGTTGCCAAAAGAAGTGTGGGATTACATAAGGCAGGTCGGAGAAAAGGACTTTATCTGGTGTAAAGAGGAGGGTGAGTTCTTCGAGATACTGTATCCGGGGTGGCTGGGGTATATCCGTCAACAGGTGGACACCCAGTATGGAATCTTGGTGTTCCAGAACAGTACATTCGCAGAATCTCTTCTCGGATCTCGTGAAGTCAAAGAAAATGTGCCGAATGAATCAAGTTACGTATGGAGGGGTTGATTTCGGCCCCATTTTCAGGTAATCTGCACAAATCGGGTGAAAATGTGCCGTTTTTGCATGTAAAAGTCAAAATTCTGGCACTTTTCTGCACAAAACCGCAAAATAGTTGCACTCAGGAGGCAAAATGATCGAAAAATCTGCAATTGAATTGTTGCTTGAAATGGCAAAGACTAACGAAACCCTCCGCCGGAATATCGGTAATTTGATGATGTTCGGGTATTGGGAGTCGAAATATTACAATTTTGAGGACATGATCAAGGACGAGTTCCCCGAACTCCTCCGGCTGTACACACCTTGGGAGTACGACATGCACTGCATGGGTGTTTTTAGGGCCGCAGCCAACAAGGCGCAGCTTGCTGGTCTGCCGGGGAAGGTGGACATGTTCAAGACTCTTATCAATGCCCACAAGGACAGCATTAAGGCTACCGCAGAGGCTATCCGGGATCACATCTACGAAAATGATATGGAGGGAATGTTCGAATGAAGATCCTTATTGAGAAAAACGTGAAGACCTACGCCAACGGGCGTGTGGTTGAGTATTACCGGGTGAAGTACAATCGTGGCTTCTGGTGGCCCTTCTGGCAATATGTCCAGCAGTATTACTCCCACGGCGACCCCGACATCAAGGATTTTGAAACCTTGGAAGAAGCAAAAAGGGTTGCAAAGAAACTGGCAGAGGACTATACTGGCCCTCAGCACATAATCATCGACCTTGATATCAACGGTGAACCAGTTAACAAATACTGCGGGGGTTAATATGGAAGGATTTTTCGTAGTTTACTCTGCCAACGAGGCGGCTACTCAAGGCCGGGGGTTCTGGAACGAAAACAGACAATCGTGGGTTTATCTTGACGATGCCACTGTATGGGAAGGTGAGCCGCACTTCGTTCCTCCTTCCTTGGGCAATGATGCAGCGGTTGTGCCTTTCCCGGAGGGATACTAATGGGCGGTTACCATGATGCTTTTGCGATAAAGCAGAAAGGAAATGACGGGATTGTTTGTATCGACGGACACTTCCACATTTATAAATCCATGCAGGCTGCTGCATTCAACCTGACGGTTTTGGCTGCTGAGTATCCTGGCAGGGAGTTTACAATCGGGCAGTTACGTATTCCACTGCCTTGGACAAAACAGGGGTTCTAATGTACACAATTATTTCTTACCGTGAAAACGATGCCGTCTACCGTGGCGGCTACTGTGAAGGTCGCACTGACAGTGACATGACGATTCAGTCAACTCAGGATCGTGAACAGGCTATTGAGTTGCTGGCCCACGCCATCTATCTGGATACTGTGGCCCAGGATCGTAGCCTGAACAAGGACTACGAGTTCACTGCTGGGGCAGACATCACTTTGGGCATCAACGGGTACTTCGGCACATCTTATGCGGTTGACGAAATCTCCGACGAGGAGTATGAGAAATACTCGGCTGAACGTCAGTTGATGCTGGAAGATGCAGAGATCCTCGCCAAGCGTAAGTATGATGCCCGTCTGGTAGACTACCGCGAGGCACAGCGCCTCCGGGCCGAGAAGGCAGAGCAGCAGGCGGCTGAACGTCGTGAGGCCGAGGAACGTGCCCAGTTGGCCCGCCTGAAAGCAAAATACGGGGAGTGAGATGAAAGCATACGTTTACCAGTTATTCCACGTAAGTATGCGTGGAGAGATGGGACAGACCGATGTGGACTGGGGTTTGTTTACCAGCCTGCCGCTGGTTCGTGAAGTGATCCTGAAGTCTAACGACAACCCGGAGGATTTCGATTGCTATCGCCACCCTCTGAACCCGCAGGGTCATTACGTGCCGACCCCGGTACAAATCTTCCGCAAATAACCGCCGAACCGCCCTCCGGGCGGTTTTCATGTTTATGAAATGAACTTTTTTCGACAAATACCCTGAAACATGTTTACAGCGTAAACATATGGGTGTATATTGACCTTATCAACTGAAGAGGAGAGGACTATGGAGCCGACTATTGAACAAATCCGTGAGACCCTGAGCCGCCTCGACGACTCAAGCATTCTGTCTACGCTGCCGCTGATGCGTAAGATGGCCCTAGTGTTGGGTGATAAAAGCTCCGCTGCCGTGATGGTTGTGGAACTGTGCCGTGAAGGAGTGAAGCGAGGTATCCTGGAATGATGGGGTTCTGTTTGTTCATGGCCTGCGTTGCAGCGGTGGTTTTTCTGTACGGGGAACTGTGCCTGGGGCACGGTAGTCACTGAGGGGAGGACAAATGATCAACAACCCTAACGCTGAATGGGAGAACTGCGATTATCTTTTGTGGCCTGCATGGTACGCATATGTGTCATGGGCCATCGTGGCCCTGATATTCGCCCCTTGTGCCTTTGCGATCTGGATGGGCCTATGAGCAAGAACCGTGACCTGTGGGACCAAGGTGTCCGTATAATCCAGTACCCGAACGGGCACCGTACAGAACTGCGCCTGTCCTCGACAGGATTGGTGCATGAGTTCCCGATAGAAACGCCTGAAGAGGCCCGCATCCGGGAAATCTGTACTCTGCAACGCCGAATTAAATCCGACACCGCCCGGCTGGCGGAACTGCAAGGAGATTGGTACGATGACTATTAAAGAAATGAACGCCCCGCACATTATCGAGGACATCAACGGGAACCCGTTGGCCTTGGTGCATAACATCGTTATGGCCCGCTCAGTGGCCCGCTACTGGGACAGATTCCTGATGGTGTCTACTCATATTCGTCTGGCAAATGAAGACGACATAGCGGCGTTTGGACGCCGTTTGGTGGACGCATGAGTGTACCGTATGCAATCGTGGACCGGAACGGCATGGTAGCCGCCATCGTGCCGGAGCACATCGTGGCGGAGGTCATGGCCTCTGCTCTCGTTCCCAACATGGGTTACCGGATGGAATGCCGCCCGGCAACGGAAGAGGAAATCTACCAACTGGTCCACCAACTGGAACAGAACCGCCCTCCCCTGCCGGAGCGCTCCGTGCGCTACCGCACCATAAGTGGTGTGGGCCAACAATTGGTGGTGGTCATGGAGCCTGTCGAGTCCCATCAGTACCCTACCTGAAGTGGCGAACCTGTTGATAACTTTATAAAAACTGGAGATATTTTATGTCTTATGATTTAGACTATACCGGGGTTCCTGATTGGTCGCCCCGGACCCTGCGAGATAAGTTCAACGACTTCTTCGAGGATTTGACCGGGTACGAGCCGTCTGACCACCCGGACAAGCAGTATGTCGAGGATTTGTGGGACGCATACCAGGCCGGAGCCGAGTCCAATGATTAAGGTCCCTCCGGAGATCAAGGTCTCGGAATGGTATCCGACGTATGGCTTCACACAGAAAGAACTGCGGTATCTGTATGTGGACTGCGACGTCCGCATCTTCGAGGACCAAAGAGACGGCGTTATCTACCAGATCATGGATAGTGGCCCAGTGGATAAACGACGCCGGGACCTGTCTGGTTTCTGGCTCAAAAAGTTGGAGGATTACTTATGAGTCGAACCCCATGCAGGCTCGCTACCCGCTGGAACCTGAAGGCCCGCCCCAAGAAGCCTGTGTGGAGGCAACTCTACTTCCCGGTGCCGGAGTCCGGCATGGCTGTATGTCTTGAGCACAATGGCTTCGGCTTCGTGAAGGGTAAGGCGTATCGCTTCCACACACAGGTAAGGGCTGACCAGTACCCGCCATATGATGTGGTCACGGTCACCAGAGATGACTACTCTGAGGACCACCCCATCACCACGTGGGTGTTCCTCAACAATCAGGATGACCTTTTCCGTAAGTCATTCCAAATCATCTGACCGCCACACACACTCTTGACCTCCTTCGGGAGGTCTTTTTGTTTCCCACAGAGGGTAACCCAGAGGAGCCTAAAGAGGCAGACCTGTGCATAACTCATGTGCCACAGGCTGGCGCACCACCCCGTCCGGGAGGCCCTCTCCCGCCGGGTAGTAACCGTCCCCACAGAGACGTACCCGTCTGTATTCCCACATTGCCCAAATATCAAGGGAGCCGGAGAGGCTCACCTACCCTGACTTTTTGGTGTTTTTACCCTCCCGCCAAAATTTTTAGAACGCGATCAGGGGTGGCCCTTCTTGCCCAAAAACCAGAAAAATATCTCAGCGTATGGATATTGCTGCCAGGCATGGCGATCAGGGGGTGGGGAGGGGCCTCGTTATTTTCCCCAAATATCCTTATAGATCAATGACTTAGACCCTCTCAGATTTTCCTCAATCGAACCGGGTAGGCCCTCGCTTTACGTGATCATCTCCACAAAATGTCTACCATCTTGCCCATCTTTACACTTGTCCTATTGACTCATCGGTCCGACTGTGCATCACGCCACGGATACCTATTTAACATAATACACCTTATACGCACTCGGGATAATGATAATCATTCCCAACACGTGGAGAGGCCCGCCAGTACTGGCGTAGATGAGAATGAGTCTCACTCCAACTGTGGAATGCCAATGAGAATGACTCGCATTCGCCCTTTGAGAATGGTTCTCGGATGAGAATCATTATCGTTTACGCAAAAAGAAAAAAAATTATTTTTCGCTTGACACGAAGAGTGAATTTTGCCAGGCAAAAGCTACGCTTTCGGCTGTTTTGTGAGCAATAAAGGCCCTCCCCTCTCAGGCCCTCCGGCCCGTACCGGGTCCGCCTGTTTACGTAACTATGCAGATAAAACACGCTTTTATGCAGATGAGAATTACTATCATTTGTGCCTGTGGGCACTAAAAAGGCTTGACTTTATGAAGGTTTACACCTTCAAATGACCAATAGAAAACAGGTGATAGCGGTCATCCCTTGACCGTGGGAACGTGAGCACATAACGGCGCGAGCTAGCGCCGGGGGTGATCCGTTACCTGTTTTCTATTGGTCGCGCCTACGGCGCGCCCTCCCTTGATCCGTGGGAACGTAAAACCGTGTTTTGTCAGAAGTCAATAAAAAGTTAAGTTATTGATAGTAAATGAGAATCATTCTCGCATTATGCAGATAAATGAATAAATAGTGTCAAGTTATGTAAAGAAAATGGATGATTCACCGATCCGGCTTGATACACGTTTGCAGATAGAAGTCAATAGGGGCTAAAACGCGCTGTAAGGCCCTATGCGGGCCGCTACTCTCAACCCTGGCTAGTGGGTTAGCTCCTCGTTTATTCAATTATGCGCTTTAAAGTGAATAAAATTAAGTGTTGATTTCCACAAATGGAAGTGATAAGGGCTATTGACTGGGGGAGTCGGACCGATACCGGGCCGGGCCTGCTGGCTTGCCACGTTTGGGACAAAAGAAAAGCCCGCCGGGGTGGCGGGCCTGTTTGGCTGAATGATGGTTAGTTAAGGCAGGTAACCAGGGCAGGCAGTGCCAGCGCCAGATCATAACGGTTTAAGGATTTACGACGATAGGCAAGGCGGGCCGTTGCCAGTGTAGCGCCGAAAGCGTTTAAAAATGTTGTGACCATTTGATCGGGTCCGAGTACAGCGGATAAAATCCAGTTGTTTACGGTATCGCCAGAAAACGCGATGAGGACCGCCGCCAGGGTCCAAAGTGGAAGATTGATTTTAAAAAGGCGGTTCATTATGGCTTAATCTCGTTTTGTTGGGTGAGATCGCATTATGGGGCCTTTCGGCCCCTGAGTCAATATTATTTTTTGTTTTTGTACTCTTCGATCCAGCGGGTGAAGATTTCAGCTTGCTTTTCTGCCGCTGCCGCTGTTTTGTGTTGCATCACTTCAACATGCCAACAATCGGCAAGGGTGAAGCCTGAAGCGTGAGCAACCCACGGATAAGACGGATCAGATTCTTTGTAAGACGCCAAACGGGCCGGATCTTCGTGGAATACGTAGCCCTCTAGCTGTGCGGCGGTGTATTCGTTGCCGCCGTTGCCTAACTTCGCCCACTCATTATGGCTTGACAGGTAGCGATCCAGCATTTCGAAAAATTTAGATTTGGTCATTTTTTACGGTCTCCAGCGGTTTCGTTGTTTGAGGCTTGATTATGGGGCCTATCGGCCCCGGTGTCAACAAAAGATTAACCGATTTTAATCACAATGATGGTTTTTCCGTCAACGTTAAAACCTTCTAACTGTCCGACGTTTTCCATTACCGCCAGGCGGCTAACCACGTGATCATAAAACTTGTCATCTTTGCGCCCGGTCATCTTTTCCAGTTCTGCCGCGATCAAGCCCATACCCATTGAAGTTTCGCCGTTTTTGAAGATGAATTTTGACATTTTACTGACTCCTGATTTTTGGGCCGTCGCATCATTGCGGCCCTACGTGGTAAAGAATAAGCGATCCGCCTCCTGGCGTCAATAGGGGGGAATTGTAAAGTTTTGTCAACGTAAACCCGGCTTTCAGCCCTTCAGGTCTAACATAAAAATTTTACGTTTGCAAGGGCAAAAAGTGCGAAAGTCCGATTTCGGGAGATCTATATTTTTATGATGTAGGATACCGGGGAAGGGGAAAACGGCTTAAAACGCGATTTAGAGCGTTTGGCGGGCATGTACATTTATACAGGAGTAAGAAATAAATTTGACAACGGTTTGAAAGTATGTATTTGATTTTGTTGCAAATGATAACCATTCTCATCTGCCCGGCGCGGCCCAGGTCCGGTCTGCCTCCCTGAATAGCGGGCAGGTCCGGTGTTTGTCTCCCCCCTGCATCAGGTGCCATCGCATGACATAAGAATAACAAAAAAGGGGCGAACAAGTCAACCCCTGTAAACACTGTTAATTCATCCAGCCTTTCGACTGTTTGCCCGGTTCCATGCCCTGGCGATCCGATCCCCGGTGACCTGGTGCGGCTGTCCCATCGTGCGGAGTGATTCAAGGGTTAGGCGTTGACGCTTGCGGCGTAAACTCAAAAGCGATAACGTGTTGCCCATATGGGACCGGGAAACATTCATTTTCTGCCCGGCGTTCAGGGTAATGATCTCATGAATGGAGATCCGGCGCTGTTTGCTTTCAGCCTCTTTGAAGATAGCCAGCGGCGGCGCGATCTGCTGGCGATACCATTCTAAAACCATTGGCGATAAAGCGATCATATTTCACCCCCGATAAAGTCGGATCGGTCGCTGTCTCTCATGCGGTCGTTTAATTCTTTCAGTGTGGCGATCCCGTTTTCGGCATCTTTCGCCAGGCATGACCCGGCATATGTTGGATCACTCCCCAAGCGCAAGCGGTGAAGGTAACGCAAGGCGGCTAACGTTTGGCGGATCTCGGATTCTGCGATCATGGTTCGGCCCTCAATTGTGGCGGATGTCGTGACGCTTTTCCGCGACGGCTAAAAAGTCGTGAAGCGCTTTAATGTTGGCGGTGTGGGCGTCGTGTTCGGCCCGGCCCTTTTGGGCGTCCAGTTTGGTGACCTGGTAAGCCTCCAGCAAGGCCCGATATTGTGGATCATCTGCCAGCATATAGCAGACCCCGAAACGGCGCGTTATGCCGTAGCGGTTGCGAGTGTTAGCGCCCATTATCGGCCCCCGGTGCGGTGGTGGTGCCAATGTAGGGATAATGCGCCAGGTCACACGGCTTTAAATGTTCACTACGGACCCACACGGCGGAATAATCCAGCCACCAAAGGACCCGCCCGGCGGCTATGCGGTAATGGTGCCCGTTTTCTAGGTTCCTGTAGTATGTCATGCGGTACGCTCCACAATGATCACGGTTTGCGGGATCTGCCCCTCAATCACTAACAGCGCTTTCTTTTGGGTAATGCTGATTTTAACACGGGTCAACGTGGCGGTAAAATCTTTCATTTCATCATGCGCCAGCTTTTTACAATACCAGGCTTGAGGCTTGCCGATCTCCAGCGAGCGCAGAAAATCAGTTTTGCCTAAAGTGTTTTTGATAATCATTCTCATTTGTCCTATGTTGGCCCCTTGCGGGGCCGGGCCGGGTTAAATTGCGCTTTCGATCTCTTTTACGATGATTTGAGCAAGCGAATAATTGATCTCAACCCGGCGGGCGATATCCTCTGTTAACAACTTGCGGCCCACATTGCCAAAGGAAAGCAAGCGCTTAACCTCTGTTACCTTTTCGCCGTAACTACCGAAAGTTTGAGCGGCGCACCATTTCGCCAGGCTCACACGGGTTTCACTTACAGAACCTAAAACGGCGACGTTTGCAGAAATTACGTGTTTGATTTCCATTGTACTGACTCCAGGACATTGGGCCGGGGACCATTCCCCGCCCTACGAGAGACATTATCGGCCCTATTGCGCCGGGTGTCAACCCCGGATCATGAAAAACTTTATTTTGTGGTGCATACGGTAAAGCCAATCGTGAAAAGCCGGTCCACGCCCGTTAACGTCGATGTAAGGCATTCTCAGCGCCTTTTGTTGTTCGGCTGTGGGTATGTATTCCAACCCATCAATAAACATCGTGAAGCTGTCCACATACGCCACATAAGCGCCGCAAGGGGTGAAGATCACACGGTTCGAACGTATGAAGCGGATCAAATAGGCGTCGCCCTCCTGGCGTATCTTGCGCCACGCTTCCCCGCCGTTAATGATCCGGCGGATGTGTAGCGGGTCATTGATCGCCCCGTGTGGGTCCCGCTGATACTTAAAAAACGCTTTGCCTATAGCCCGCCCGTGATAGGTCTGTACACTGGCGGCGACGTTGCGCCGGGCTTCAGCCTGTGCGGCGGGTGTCAGTTCGTCGTAATATTTCAGATCTGTAAGGTTCATCATTCTACCCCGATCAATCCGTCATCGTCGATGAATACATGTTTTTCACCAAAGGATCTGGCGGCGTCGCTCAGGTCATCGCCAACCATGCCCAGCCCACGATCCCAGAATCCGACCCCGTGCCCCTGGCGGGTAAACCAAAAATCGCGGCCCGCTTGCGTGTGATCGTAGTCATCCGATCCGGCAATGGCTAAATTTACCTTTTCGCCGTGCCAGTCCAGGAAGCGGGCGCAAGCCTGTTGGCCCTCTTCTTTCGCCGTGGCGCTCAACTCATACCCGGCGAGGTTGTCGATCTCTTCGCCATCGTTCCCGGTGGCGGATTCTGCAAAATACAGCGCCTCAAAGTAACCAGCGATAAAGGCGCGGAGGTGTAAAGCGTTGAAAGTAGTCATTTTTACCAGCCCATTTTGATGCAAATTGCGGTTGTGGATGCGATAGCTACGAAAACAGATACCAGGAAGATTACGCTCATTTTGTTTCTCTCTTTGTTTGTTGTGGTCTGTTGTGACCCGATGAAAAGAGTATAACCCGTAACGCTTCCCGGCGTCAACTTTATTTTTAACATTTAGTGCTGATCATTGTTTCCAGTTCGGCCCGGCGGGCCTTTGCGGCATCGCGTAGCGTTTTCATCTCTTTAATGGTGGTGGCGATGGTACGGCCCACGGCGCAAGCTAAAAGCCAAACATGCGGCCCTTTCAGATCGTGATCTTTGTAAAGCCCTTGCGAGGTTACAGTAAGACCCAGGCGGGAAGCGGCCTTGTGATCCGGCATCTCGAAAATCTGTTTTACTTCTTTGAATCTCAGGTGTTTGAAGTTAAGACCACGGATCACGGCGGTAGCGGTGCGGACAATCGCATCTAATTCGTTTTTGCTGCACTCAACCAGGCTGATTTTATACATTGGTTCCCACGGGGTGTATTTGCTCATTTTACGGTCTCTCTTCTGTTAGCGCGGCGCGGTGTGCGTCGCTATGTAGTGAATTATAGGCCGGGACGGTGCCCGGCGTCAACAATAGTTTTGTAAAGATTAAACGCCTAACGTGTAGGACGTGAAAAAGATCACGCCGGGCGCGGCTGGCTTTTGTTCTGCCAGCTTCCAGGCTGGCAATGTGTGCGCCGCTACATATTCCCCTAACATCTGCCAGGCTTGCGCCTCATCGCTGGCAAGGATCACAACCTCTTCACACTCCCCCCAGCGGGGAGAGGTGTCCGGCAGGCGCTCAAAGGTAAACGCGATCATTTTGCACCAACCATACAGCATACAGAATCAAAATGATTCCGGGCGCGGTGTTCACCGTAGCGGACACGGCTTGATCCGGTGTTGGTGTAGCGACCCATTTCGATAATTTCGTAACAGTCGCCGCCATTGTGAACCAATGAGACGATAAACAATTCTGAGACTTTGCGAGCGATCACGCCTTGCGCCTCCAGCGGTGGCAACTTGCAAGCCGGGGCGGTGCGGGTGAAAAGTGATTTGATGAATTTTAACATTTTGTGAATCCTATTTCGTTTGGTGTGGGGGTATTATGGGGCCTATCGGCCCCGCCGTCAACTACTTTTTATTTTATTTCTTGCGGCCCTTTCCACTTCGAATAGGTCAAAAACGCCTCATGTAGCGCGGGGGTCGCTTCAGAGAGAAGGATCGCGCCGTTGTCGCTTACAGCGGTAACCTGGTAATGATCCGCACGGCGGGACGTGTCACCGCAAGCGGACAGGGTAACAGTAACATCAATCAGGCGGGACTTTTGCAGAATCATTGTAATCATTTTTACGGTCTCTCTCTCTTTTGTTGGTGTGGGTCATTATCGGCCCTTTCGGGCCGGATGTCAATCATTTAAATTCGTACATTACAACATTGTTTTCGTCGATGATTTGGGCTTTATAGTAACCGCCTTGCGCCAGGCGATAAGCGGCGCATAGGTCTTCAAAAGTGCGGCGGATCGGGGAGCTTGTTTCGTGTTCCCAAGTCATCAAAGTAAACATATTCATAACCTCTTAGATAATGCGGGGACCATTCCCCGCCCTATGTGAGAGATTATAAGCCGGGACGGTTCCCGGCGTCAAGCTAATTTTTACCAAATCGCAAACGCTTTTTAGCCAGGGCGCGGGCGGTTGTCTTATTGTGCCCGGCCTCCTGATAGTAGCGCGTTAAGCGGTCCAAAGTTTCACGGCGATCCGCCTTACTGGGGTAACTGGTGATTAAGAGTTTATGCGGATTCATACAGCGCCCCCGCTGGGATCGTGTCGTTTACGATTTCGGCGATCACTTGCTGGATAAAATCGGCGGGGATCGGCTGGCTTTTGGCTTGCGTGATCCGGTTGCCATTATAGATAGCGTCATAAGAGATTACAAATTCTTTCCCGTCGCGGTCTACGTTGATTTGTAAGCGGTTCGGCGCTTTGTCATCCATATGGCGACAAATGATCTGGACGGTGCCCGCTACGTTGGACAGTGACGCCACGACGTGATCCGCTACGTTTGCCAGAATGAAAAGAGTGTTAGCCTGTTGCATGTTTAAAGCCTCGTTTGTTTGTGTGGGGTCATTGTAAGCCGGGACGGTGCCCGGCGTCAAGAATTATTTTGCATTCTTTGCCGGGTGTGGTTCCCGAAAGTAGCGGCGGATCTGTGCCGCTGTTAATCGGGCGTCAGCCTGCAATGACTTTAGCGGATAGGGGCGGTTAGCAATAAATGTATGTTGCCCGCAACCATTGCCGATCACGATGTCAACCAGGGCGAAAAGTAAAGATGATTTCATTTTGCACCGCCTTTTAACAATTCAGAGATCCGGCGGTTTGCTTCCTCTTCTGATACCTCAACCGCGCCGATCACGGTCCCATCGGTGAGATCTGAAGGGGTAAAGCCGTCACGGTGCAACCAGCCGCCACGCGCCCCACTCCAGCGGTAAACATTGCCATTTTCTAAGCGGTAAACATTGCGAGTAACAAAATAACGTGTCATGATTTGCGGCCTCGTTTGCCTGTTTGGTATGTATGAGATTATAAGCCGGGAACCGTCCCGGCGTCAAGCGCTTTTAATACTCTTTTTGCGCTGGGTTTACGTTCAAGTGATTAGCCGCCGGGATCGGTTCTAATAGCGGCTCACCTTCCGGCATTGCTTCAACTTCCGGCCCCGGTATGCAAGCCGGGTTAATCCAGCGCGGGTCCTGGCGGTAGCCGTTGGCGACGATCTCACAAGTTAACTGATCGTCGTATGCTTCAACGGTGTAATCATCACACTGTTTTAAAGCGGCAGCGGCATAAAAACACATTCCGGCGAATACTTCAAACATAATTTTAACCCTCGTTTGGTTGTCTGGTGTTACTTTCGTTTGTCTATGCCGTCATTGTAGGCGACGGCATAACCACACGTCAAGCGTTTTTCAAATAAAATTTTGTGCCACGTGGGAGGCGTGATCCGAAACCTTCCCGATCACGTAGGCGCTTTCTTGCGTCCTGTTCATTATAACCATAAACTTTCAACGGGCCAGCCACGCCAGGGATGTTTACAAGATAGTGTTTCATTGGTCTAACTCCGGTTTGTTTGTCTGGGGGTATTATGGGGCCTAACCCGGCCCCGGTCAACAATTATTTTTGATAATTTTTCATTCTTTCGGCGTTATGTTCGGCGGCTTTAATCCAAGCGGCGGCGGGGGTGTCGCTGTAGTCTACCTTTTCGCCACAAAAGCGGGTAACATATGCCGGATCACTTTCGCCCATGTATTCACGGTTAACAGTGTAACGGCGATCCTTTTTGATTGTCTTTATAACGTCGCCGAAAATTTGTTTGACAAGTGTGGCCCATTGTGTGCGGGCGTCACCGATCTGATCTTCTACTACCCATTCGATCCGGCCCCCTTCTGTAAAATTGTGAGCCTGGACGTGAAAAGCGCCGTGTTCCATGCGTAATTGTACCCGGATACTCTCCCCGGTGATCTCCGTGTCAACCTGCTGGATGTAACCGCAAGCCAGTGCATAAACGGACAGACCTGATTTGATACGGAAAGGGTTTTTAATTGACATTTTACGATCTCTCTTTTGTTTGTGGGCGGCGTCGTGTCGCCCTATGTGATGAATTATAGGGCCTAACGTTTCACGACGTCAAGCCCCTTTTTAAATTATTTTACAGTGACCCGGATCGCCTCCACCGTTGCCAGTGTCGCCGGGTCAACTACCAGGGCTTGACCTGTGGAAATCTTGACCCCTTCGCGGGCCGCAACGGCGGCAAGCGCTTTACAGGTGGGGCGGTAGCCTTTGCCGTCGGTGACCAGGTAAAGGGCGCTAAACCCCATCGGACGGGACCCCATAGCCCGGATAAAATCTGTTAAGGTTAAAAGGTTTTGCATTGTGTACCCCATAGATAAAAAATAAGGGGCCTAAGCGGCCCCCTGTGCGGTTTAAACTGTTTGGCCTGGTGTTTCCATGCCGGGGCGCTTACTCCCAGTTATAGCGCGTTTTACGGCGCTGTTGTTTGTTGGCCTTCTCACGTTGCAGGCGCTCGCCTGCTTCAGCGTATGATAGACGGGCGCGGCGCGGTTGTTTATCGCGGTTAATGTTAGTGTGAATCATTCTCATCTTCTCCGGCGTTTGTTTTGCTGTTGTTCCATGTAGTAACGTTGATCAATTATTTCTCCGATCTTCTCTTCTGAGGAGTCGTAAACCTCATAAGTGATCACCGCGCCCAACTCCTGGCGGTAGTTCATAGCGCCAACCATATCGATCTCGCACATTGCGCCATAGTCCCGGCTTGATCCCTTCTCCCCTTTGTACTCATATTCAAAATAACCGTACATTTTTTGACCCTTTCGCCATAGTGCGGCCTTGTGAGTGGCGACGCAGTAAAGCGCCGCCAGTGCTAAACAAATCAGAGTTACGATTGTCATTATACACCGTTAAGCATGGGATTCAATAACAGAGTATACAACAACCCCCAGATATTTAGCAAGGGCCTCGAAAAAATCGCGGGGCGTATGGTATCCGTTACCCTTGACCCCCATCTTGCGGATCGCCTCCTGAAATGCGGCATCCTCGCGATTATAGCCATAGCCGCCAGCCTTGCCAAACTCAGAACCATACAGACCCAGGATCGGGGAGTGAATCCAAAGAATCGCCGTGTTAGTTTTCCCGGTGCCGTAGAAGCGGACCTCCGCCAGATCTTTGATCTCATTGTCTACCAGCCCGACCAGGTGAACGGCCTTGTAAAAATTGTTTTGCTTACGGGCCTTGCCCAGGTCGCCAGAAGTTACAACCATGTTGGAAAAATCGTAAGTAGCGTTCATAATGTTTTCTCTCTTAGTTTGGTTTGTGGTGTTTCTCTTAATCAGTCCCGCTATTATGCCAGCGGGACGGGGTAAGAGTCAACAACTATTTTAAACTTTTTGCCAGCTTATCGATCCCGGCGCTTAATTTGGTGTGCTTTGTTGCTTCCAGTAATACGGAAACCTGCATTAAAATATTTTCCGCCTGTTCAGGGTACAACTCAACAACCAGATTGAAGGCGGCGCGGGAACCACTACGGATCGCCACTTGGTAAGCCTCATGTTTAACGTCGTTTACTTGCTGTTCGTTGATCATGGTGTCAATCCCTTTTCTGTTGGTGTGGGGGTATTATGGGGCCTAACCCGGCCCCGTGTCAACCAAAATTATAAATCTTTTTTGCGGCTAACATCATAAACGTTGTCAGTGTAAACAACCCCGAGATCCGCCGCCGCCTGGCAAGCGTAGGACATACCACGCCACGCCGCCGGGGCATCCTTCACCGCCTCGATCATCGCGCTTAATGCGGTTTGTTCGAACCCGCGATCATAACCATAGGCGAAACCAACATAAGCCAGGTCGATCCACACGTCGCCGCTTTTGTTGCCGTACTTGTTAGCGCCTAAGCGGTCCGCCACTTCAACGGATACCAGCGCCCCCAGGCTTACGCTGTGATAAGTGTTGCCGTAGCTACGCTGGAACCAACGTTTGCCAGTTACGGAAATTTCTTTGATGTCAGCGGCGTTTACAGTGTTGATAATGTTCATTGTGTGATCCTTTCGGTTTGGTTGTTTGCTTTCGCTTGTCTATGCCGGGTATTATGGACCCGGCAGAAACCAACGTCAAGCGGTTTTTACTAAATCATCAAAGAAACTTTGCGGACGGGTGGCGCAACCTTTGCCCGCCCATTTGTTAACGTGCTTTGAGGTTGTCGCGCTGTGCTTTTTGTCAGTCACGACATAGCCCACGCCAGGCAGGCAAGCCGCAACCGGGGTATTGTAGGAAAAGAAAACTTGCGCCCCGGTGGAGGTAGTGATCATGGTTTGGTTAGCGCCGATAGTAGTCAGATTCATTTTGTAAGCCTCGTTTGCTTGTCTGTTTGATATGTCTGGTATTATGGGGCCTAACCCGGCCCCGGTCAACAATTATTTATTACAGGACCGTAATTTTTTCACCTTTGATCATGATGTAAGTCCGCCCGGCGTTGCTGTACTGGTCAACATAGATCCGGCGGCGCTTGCCTTGATAGTCCAACATATAGGACGTGGGGATCTTGGTGCCATAGCCCGTGGCGGTTTTTTGCAGGCCCTGGCGTTGCCATTCAAGCGGGGCGTAGATCGGTGCGTAGAAATCTGAAGCGTGATCCGGGTGGCTAATCATTACGGTTTGCATACTGTTACCTTTTGGTTTTTGGCGGCGGGTTATTCCGTCGCCCTATGTGATACATTATGGACCCATCCTGGCCGGGCGTCAACCCCAAAAGCAAAATAATTTAAATATTTATTCCGTTGTCTTTTGGTTCGACGATCCCGCCATTGTCCAGGATGCAACGGATCACGGCGTCGCCCATCGCTTTACATAGCGCCCACGTTGGCGCGGTGATCTCAATATAAGGAAAGCAAGCGGCCCCGCCGGGGAAGTGTTCCACGTCCGCCAGGCTATCAGGATCGGCATTATGTGCGGCGTTGCTTACTCGCCTGTTTAATTCGTCCCATTCCGGGAAATCATATTGATCATCGGTATCGCCGATCCATTGTCCCGCAAGATCATTACAATCATAAAAGATATGGCAACGGAAAAGCGGCGTGATCTGGACAGCGGGGATCTGTTTGGTCATGGTACTGACTCCACACGAAAGGCCCCCGGCGGGGGCCTGCAATTGGTTAGCGGTGAGTGTTGCGGGAAAGTGTGCCGCCGTTATGCTTTGCGGTAACGCGCCAGCCGTCCGCCGTTTTGGTTGGCGTTGTCGGGGTAACGCCAGCGGCGCGGATCTTACTGGCAACGGCGCGGGCCTCGTCGCGGGTACGGTATGCGGGCAGGGTTACAACCGCCGCCAGGTTAACAGAGGAAACGCCACGTGATTTTTTATAGGTTACTTTAGCCATTTTCTTTTACTCTCTGATTTTGCCGGGCACCATTTGCCGGGCTTGTTTGTAGTATGGGGCCAGGTGGCCCCGGTGTCAATACTCTTTTTAAATTATTTTGCGTAGCGCTCGCCATTCATAAAGGCGATCCAGCGGGCCGCTTGCCCTGGCTTTTTGAATTGTGCGATCAATTCGTCGCCACCGTGACGGGCCACCGCCTCGACATAATCGGCGCTGTTTGGCGCACATTGTACAAGGTTACCCGTATTAAAATTTGGGTGTTTATAAAGTGTGCGGCGGCTGTTAATACTATCAATGCGGATGATTGAAGAGTCCAAAAGCGCCCCGCCGCCATAACTCCGGCTATTCTTAACCAGGAGGGGGATCTTTTGCTCGCCCATACTGCGGCCTATCTTCCCAGTAACATCATATTCATCTAACCATGATTCGCCCGTTTCGGTGTTCCCGTACCACACACGGACACGATCGCCACGGTTATAAGCGCCCATGATAGCTTTTTGAACTGCTTCGGAAGTTTTAGCATTGAATGTAAACATGGTAACGGTCTCTCTTTTGTTTGTGCGTCGCGGTGTGCGTCGCTATGTGGTGAATTATGGGGCCTATCGCTGGCCCCGTCAAGCATTATTTTAAATCTTTTTGTAATTTAATTTTGTGCTTTCCTGGTACGGCTTGCCCGTTGTCATATCATAGATCACATATTGCCCGGCGCGGTCCGCCTGTTGCAGTGTGACGGCGCGATCCTGGCATTGCTTGACGCCACCAATATAAACCGGGTCCAGGTCCGCCAGCTTAACAGCGCCGGGACCAGGCAGGATCTTAAACACGGCGAAACCACGATCCACACTATCGAACCCGGCGAACCATTCGCGGCGGTTCTCTTCTTTATTGTAGCGGCAGGCGCGGATCTGCCCGGCGTGGGCGGCGGCGTTACCTTCAATAAAATATTTCGTCTGTTGCATCGGTCGATCTCCTTTGTTGGTGTGCCTGCATTGTGGCCCGGCTTGCCTGGCAGGTCAAGAAAAATTTATTTTCGTTTTGGTATTGACGGCCCGGCGGGGCTAGTCCATAATGTACACATACAGGAGAGGAGACGCCACCCCACGGCGAAAAGGCGGGGCTAACGTACCGGGCACCGGGGCCAGGTCGGAAGGTGGATCGCCGGTAGTTCGTCCAAAATAGTTTTGTAAAGAACTGTAAAGACGCTTGCAACCGGGCCGGGGTTGGGTTATATTATACACATAGCGGGGAGAAATGACCCGGAGACAATCACCGGGGGTGCCCGCTATTCTGGAGATGAGAATGATTCTCATTCAACTACGTAAATGCGAATAATTATCATTTCAATTTGCAAATGAGAACGATTCTCATTTCGCCTCGGGCCTAACGTGAATGATAAAAATTCTCATTTCGATTTTCACCTCTGTATAGATTTTGAGAATACGTTTTTGAAAATGAAATCTCGATCGAGACCCCGGGCGGAGACCTGTACCTGTATCGAGAATACGATCTCGAAATTGAGTTTTCGATCGAGACCCTGCTTTCTGTACCGAGACCCCAGTCCGGCCCGGCGGGCAGAGAATACGATCGGCAAAACGAAAAACCGATCGAGACCCTCAAATTTTTTGACCAGAGATAACTCCCGTATTGTAACGTATATGTGCCGTTAGTAGTGCATAAGCCCCTTAATGTAACATTTATGGTACATTAGCCCTTGACCGGGGCCGGGTGTGCTGGTACATTGTTGAGTAAATCTGAAAAAGGAATCTGATCTGAGTCCCGGCCCGGCGGGCCATCTCAAATAAAATCTCAAATTGAATTTCGAATTGAAATCTGATTTCAAATATCGGCGCAAATATCACAGGCAAATATCAAATCGAAATCCGATCTGAAAACTGAGCCGTCCTTGGCCCACAAATATCACAGCTTGGTGCTAACCGACACCTGCAATGTGATCGGTTTCACGTTCGAGATGTAGTTCTTCCCTTCGTAATCCCTCAAGTATCTGAACACAGACCAGTTGGCCCCAGGGTTGAGGACATCAAACAGGGCAATCTCTTCTTCCGTTGGTCGCTTCCAGTCATCAAAGAAAGTCCTGAACTCTTCTACTTTCATGGCAAGGCTGTGCTTCTCACCTCCAAGGATAATCTTATTATCACTGGTAAAGTACAGGTAGCCTGGCACCCACTGGGTGGATAATCGGAGGATGCCGTTCGAACACGCCTTGATGGTCAAGTCTCCAAGTTTGGAATCTTCCAGATCCCCCATGTACGTATCATCGTGGGTATATGACAACCAGGCTTGACCCAGTGCATGGTAATCCTGAACAAACCGGGCCACATTGTACCCGTACCAACCCATAACCACATCTTTCATTATGTGGGATTGTGGGAGGTACTCTTCAAGTTGGTCCTTCAAGTTTTCGACAAAGGTCACCATCTGGTCACGGGTCATTCCATCCGGGTCCCAGTTCATCTTCAGATCGTAACACGAATCACGCACAGCGCGGTGCAAAGTATCTATCTTTTCGTTGGCCCTGTAAACAAAATCCTCAAGAGAAGAATCAAAGTCAAAATCACTGGCTATGTCTTTGATATCCGAAGCTACAGAATCATTGCTCTGCCATTCCTTCCGCAAAGTATCTTGGACATCAGACAGCCGCCGCTGTAAATTTTTCCAATCGGGGATCTCGGGCGTTGGACTGGTGCCCTTGGAATAATCAGCGACACCGTGTAGAAAAGCTGCATCAAATGAGGACATGCTCTAAAAGCTCCTGTAACGCATCAGGAGAGGCGCAAGCCTCTCCCGGTATGATTTATCAAAGACCCTTCACGAGACCCATGTGCCAGTCAGGAGAGCCTCTGTGAGGCACTTCCTTCTTATTGTCTTCGACGAAGACCTCTGCGCTTGCAACAACACAGCCGCATTCGATGGCCTTGGTCATTGTATCCCGCATTGCATTAGGACAAACACCACTGGCAATGGCTTGCTTCGTCAGTTGCCCGGCAATGGCCCGCAGCTTGTCCCAAGCCTCTTGTTGGTAAGCCTGGAACTCCGGCGTCATCTTACCGTACTTGTCGTAGGCGATCATGATACGAAGTCCAGCGTCGCGCCATGCTCTTTCATGCGGTCAATGACCCACTGGCAGGCGGTGTGGAACCAGGCTTCATCTGCGATGTCAGCAGACAGCCAGTATTGAAAGAACTCACCATCGTCCACGTTGAAGGTCACGATGTTGCCGAACGGTTGTTCAGCGAACTCTTCAATCATCTGTGACTCGACAGTATCATACTGGTCTTCGTTATCCGGGGTAAAGATCATCACGCCGGAATTGATCGTGCGATTAATTTTCAGGTCCATATCATTTCTCCACGTAATGGGTAAGGAAAGTTTCTACCGCCAATGCGGCGTTGGTTTGATAAAAGAAATCGTTCACCGTCCCGTGGAACATATTAGCCACGTCAGGAAAATCTTCGTTGACGTAGTTCCACAGGTTCTGGCCTACTCGTAACTGAGGGTGTGCCCGGTTAAGAGCATAGGCCCTGTCAATGAGTTTACACGCATTCTTCTGGCTAATCAACTTCATTCGTGTGCCTCCGCAGTGATACGGTTTACCCATGACTCCAGACCCAGGTTTACCCAGTTGGAGAACTCCTGGCCCTCTTGGATGCGCTCCAGTGCTTCAACAGCACCGAGGGCCTTGATGGCCTTGATGAAGCGAATCATCTGCGCCGGGTTGTCGAGACTCAGTTCCCGCACCGTTTGGGTGAAGTGGTAATCGTTATCATCCATGCGGGGGATGAACGCATCCAGTTCCCAGCGCTCCGCGCCGCCGGAACGCATCGCCATGTACTGGCGCTGGTCTTTCTCGCAGATCTCTGCTTGGGCTTCGATGTTGCGGATATTGTCGAAAATGTGGCTCATTTGTTCTTCTCCAGTTCGGCAATCACGGCGGACGCCTGTTTTGTATTTCGGAAGTTGATTGTAGCACTCTGTCCCATCATGTCAAGACGTTCTAGCAGAGTTTCTGCCGCATCATCCTCACCCATTGCCCAGAAGCCAGGAAGGCCGAGGAACTCACACCAGTACGCCTTGCCTCCGTCGTCGATATGCGCCGGGCAAGTATCGTCGGTGTATGTCCAATGACCCACACCGAACCCGGACAGGCCGTTACGGGTCAGGATCAGTTCCGGCATACAGTCACAGGAATCGTTGATGTGGCACTCGCAGTCACCGAGACCCTGGCGGACCATAAACTGCGGGACGATTTTACGAATATCCATTACAGATCCTCCATCTCGAACAGTGCGTTGTCATACTCGCCGCCGATCTTGTCTTCGTAGAACCCGATGTTGGCATTGATGATTGCCAGTGCCTTGTTCACTTCCTCGCCCTTCACACCTGCGGCGCGGAGTTCCAGTTCGAAAGCCTGCTGCAAGCGACGAACTGCCTCGATGTGGCCTTTCTGTACTGCGACACGAGCCAGGTCATTTGCTTTTTTCTTCATGCTCATCTTGTCGTTCCTTTTCTCTGTTTCGTTTCGATGGACTAAGAATAGCAAAAGGGGTTGACCGAAGTCAACCCCTTTAATTAAATAAATTCAAATTTTACGAACATCCCCAGCAAAGCGGCGTTTTTGTCGTCGAGACGCTCCGCATACCACCGCTCTTTATCCTCCCCAACAACGATCATGGAGTTAGGATCTGCCGCTGACTCGTCAACCTTGCAGGCATATTCTTTACCTACGGTGAAGTGGCATTCCATATCCTCTTCGACATACGTACAGCGTACCTTATTCATTGTTTCCTCCGGGTTTTATAACTTCACGAACGAGATCAAGAATACGCTCCAGGTATGCGTATTGGTGGCTTGGCATTTTAGGCCAGTCAATGTGCCACGGCTCACACATCCCTTCGATGACCCGCAACTCCTCCGGCACATGACCGTAACACAAAGAGTTACGGTCCGGGCTGTAGCTATCAACGTAGTACCACGCCTGTTTGGCTTGGTCTTTGGTGATGTCTCCGGAACGGCGGTGTTTCAGAATTAAAGACTTCAGGTAGTCCGGGTCTCTGTCCGGGTCCGGTTCAGTGGCTCGGTAATCAGACATCTTGTCGATCAGGTAGTCATTGGACACACGCTGGAAGAACTCCTCCACTGTGCCGCCCATGCTGCCCCAGAAGCCTGTCCAGACCTGCCCGTAGCAAGAGATGGTAATCTTGCCAGTGCCCGGTTCAAAGTTTTCCACAATAACCTCAACCGGGTCGAGACGGTGGGAATCCTGAATGTCTTCGATACGGATCTTTTCGATTGTGGAACGTTTAATCTGCACGGCGGGCCTCCAGTTCACGGGCAATTTCCCCGCCCTCTGTGGTGAGTACCCAGCCAAACGGCGGGAGATAACGGATCAGTCCTTGGGAAGCCAGGTTGTCCTGAACCTTTCCCTTCAGGTCACGATTGTGGTCACCACCGAGTGCAGCCAGCAGAAATTTTTGCTGGGGTTTAGTTAGTTTAGCCATTATTTATTCCTTTATCAATAGGATTGTGCTGTTATCTGCCGAGAATATACACTTCCCCGGTGCGGGAGATGGTATATTGAGGGTAAGTTTTACCCTCTTCGGTTGTATATGTCCCTTTCTCCACCAGACCCTTTTTGACAAGGGTCTCAAGGATCTTGATGGTTCCCTGGCGTGTGTTCCACACCCACCCACAGCCCCAGGGGAAGGCGATATAGCCGTAACGACCTTCGCTGAGACACTTCAGGACCCCGATTTGGTTTTTCCCAAGGTTCATACCCGTTCCTTGTAGAAAGCGTAGGCAAAGTATGCTTTATTGCGACTATTTTTCACGCCGTAATAGGCATCATGCCCGTAACCGAACAACCACCCGGTAAAGACAAGGGTATGCTCCCAGAACCGCCACTTATACTTCAGGTACGTTTTCTTCACGTGTCTTCTCCTTACGTTTATTGTGCAGGTGCTCAACAACACGGACCAGCGGCCCCCGGCGGCGCTTACGGATTTGGCGTTGGATCTTCCACGTCACGTAACGAGGGGACTCTCTGAACTTATCGATCTTCCTGCCGACCCAGAACATCAACTCTACGAACAGCAGTACGGGTGTCATCAAAAAGCAAGCCGGGGTAAGCATAAAAAGGAGCATTACCCGGTCATCATTGCCTACACGACCAGAAACCGACATCAGGGACAACATACGCCAGATGCCGACCACTGAGAACAGTACCCAGAGGAGATAGAAGTAAATGTGCTCCATCATGCCCCCGGCTGAATGTTGGAAGGCCACCAGAAATACTGCTGTGCCGGGGCACGTTTACCATCGCCCCCCTTATCTTCGTTCGCCGCAGGCATAAGTGCCCACCATTTGATATTACCCATTATAACCTCCACAGATTTGGATAACAAACACAATGATCTTTCCGATCACGCCTAACAGTAGCATAGACCCACCGAGGATTACAAGACCCTTATAGATCTTATCCCCAAGTTCCATATGGATTCCTTCGATATTTTGAGTAGAAGAAATCCACAACAAGTGTCAAAGCAATACCTGCAATCAGTACGGTCATTTGACCTCCTCATCACAATATCCAAACACACCCAGACCTGCAACCGTGATCATATAGGTCTTCCAACCGATACGATCATCAACACCTTGGTAGATCAGGCTGATCGAGCCTGGTCCAAACTTCACCGGGAAGTCCATCACCATATTGATATGATCTGCCAGAGCCTCTTTGGTGGCTGGGATCTGTTTCACAGTCTTCAGGCTTTCCACCAGTGAACCGCGATGCTGTCGAACTCTCATATTATCTCTCCTTCATGTTGTTTGTTGTGTGTGGGAGTTCTCTCCCTTGAACACAAAGATACATGAGAGAAATGTTGGTGTCAATACAATTTCGAAGAAATTTAATAAAACTGACTCCGAACGAATGTGAGTGGGGAAGTTTTATTATAAGATCAGATCAACACCCCGTAGGCCCGGATGGGTGAGCGTAGCGAAGGTGTTAGATCTATTATTACTTCGTGTGTCTTTCAGGGATACATACTATGTTGTCTTTTCTGCCCACTTTTTCAGGGTCGGGCGAATAGCATCATGCAACATCTCTTCGTTATGTCCCGCTGCCCACTTGGCAACCAAGAAAGAGCACAGCATGATGAAATCATGATCCTCTTTTACCGGAGACATCGACAAAAGATCCACAAAGGCAAGTTCATCCTCGTCTACACGATCCGGGTAAAGGAATGTCTCAAAATGGGCAAGTTCTGTCTCGATACCCTCGGCATTGGCCCTGACAACTTCCATACCCCGGCTGTTGAACATCGATCGCCAAGTGTATTCTACCTGCCCAGCCTTATCCAAACGGAACACAGAGAGGGTCGCCCCCCGGCGACCACACTCTAATTGATAACCATACTGTGACATAATTCTCCTTACAGATATTTGTCGAAGTCGATGGCAGTGCCGAACGGAGGGGTCCATTCCGGCCCGTGACGGCCCAGGATGATCCACAACGTCTTCTTGCCATACTTCTCGGCCCAGTTTTTAACATTGGACACATCAGAGAAGTAACCATCTGTATAGATTACAATCTGATCGGGTTCTTTGTCAAGATTATCAAGACATTCGAAAACGCACTGTACATCGGTCCCGTAGGTAGTCTTGATCTTGTAGTTATCAATCTCCTTCAGGTTCTTCTTCGTGTAAGTACAGATATTACCAACCTTTGTGGACCATGCCGCCATAGTGACCTCAAAGTCCTCGTACTGGTTGCACAGACCCTTGATCTCACGTTTGGTCGGAGCCAGCAAATCATCAGTAAAAGATCCAGACACGTCGAAGAATACGTGAGCACGGATTGTCTTAGCCTTAGTGTACGAAGGAAGGCCGATCGTCTGCCGGGAAGTAAGATGCCCTGCTTGACGTAAAGATCGCGTCAGGGAGTAGCTACGGCGGTTTAAACGACGGTATGAAACGTTGTCTTTGAACAGCCGCTCAATTGTCCGACGTAACAGTCGCAGGTAGTTAACCTTCGGCTTTCCTGCCTCCTCCACAAACTTACGAGCATCCGCTGGCGCTCCCTTACCCGCTGCCTGAACAGCGTTCTCGATTGCCCGACGCATTACCGTGTCGTTATAGTTCTTTTGATCCTGGGTCAGCGGCTTCATAGCCCCCGGGTCAGTGCCCATTGCTTTGGACAGATCGTCTTCCCCATCTTGCTCACTGAAGGTCCCGTCTGCATTTGGGTGTTGGTCAGTACCCATCGGGCCATTACCCTGACCACCGGAATCACCTTGACCTTCCTCTCCGCTTCCCGATTCACCACCGCCACCACCGCTCGGCGGAGGGGGAGGGGTCTGCTTAACGAGAAGCTCATAGATCTGCTCGGCATACATGTCTGCATACTGGAAGTCACAGTATGCCCACTTCATGAAGCCGAACTCTTTGTCTGGGTCGAACACTGTTTTGGCACCCAGAGGGAACCACGCTGTCCCCATTTCATTATTCGTTGTGTGGTTAAGAACAGCGTTCGTATTGATACGGTGGTCGGCAGCAATGTTGAACAGCGCGAAGTTGTATCCTTTTCCACGATACATGTGCTCAGAAACGACGTGATCGCATTCGTGCTCCAGCACCAAGGCCACCTCACGGGCAGTCTTGCGACGATAAAACACGTCGATCATCAACTTCATCTCTGCGTTCTTTTTCTTGTCTGTGATTTGCTGATCAATACGCTGTTTTACCAACGCCTTACGCTTGTCACACATCCCGGCAACGAACTCCGGGGAATAGAACAGGTCACGCCCATTGGTAGCCATCGTGTTGATGGTTTCTGTGGCACGGATAATTGGCATTGACGCCAGCATAACGCCATAGAAAGGCTTGTAACGCATCAGTTGAAGACTTGCAGCCTCCAGGAGTTTCTCTGCCTCTTCTGTATTGGCGTTGGCAAGCTCAAGCTCCTCGGCACTCATGATATTGTCGAACATATTTCCTCCAAAAGAAAAAGGGGCCATCTCGAAAGATGACCCCATTCTATCAGCTTATATTGTGATGTCAACCTTTAACGTTGAAATCCTCCATGATTTTACCATAACGAGTCTGATACTCCATTACGATAGTCATAACAGCTTCGCAGTTCTTACGTAGCGCCGGGATCATCTTGGTACGTTTCGGATTCAGGCTCAGAATCGCCTGCTGATCCGTATTGGATGCACGGAAGATACCGATCATCAGTGCGATCATGGTGTCTTTGTTCGCCTTGTAATAATTGTTGAACATGAAGTTCAGGAAGTTGGAAGCACGTTCGATGAAGATCTCATCACTCATGCCATTATCCATCACTTCTTTCTCCAATTGACGTAAACAAGTCTGCGCCAGTACGTAAACCAGGTCGTTCTTCTCACGGGACAGTTCGTGTTTTTTCACCTTGCCGGAGAAGATGTCTTCAACTTTCGGCAGTTCAGCGGCACGTAAGTGGTACGCCAGAACAGCGGTTTCCAGACCTTCGCCGACAGAACCCGCGATCGCGATCTCGGTGATGTACTCGTTCTTCTGTACTTCATAATCATACAGGATGTCAGAAACAGTTTTCCACTGGCGAGGTGATGCAAACACCGGAGTAGAACGCTTCTCTACGTCACCTGTGTAAAAATGCTCAGGGAACTGTTTCAGGAAACCGATCACGTGCGGGTGAAGTTTGAACGGAACAGCATAGTCCTCGATCCAAACATCCAGGTTGTACTCAACCTCCGCCATGATCATACGGTTAACCAGCGGACCCGGCATCTCGGTAGTGCCTGCGTTATCTGTGTCGCGGTTGCCCGCGCCAACGAACACACAGCCTTTAGGGAATCGGTGGTCACCTGCCACGTGATCCAGAATCACCTGATACGCAGAGTGCTGAGTGCCCAGCATTGCGTTCGGCAGTTCATCCAAGAACACGATACCTTCCCAGTTTGGATCAGTAGGCCAGAAACTCGGACATGCGTACACAGTACGGGTAACTTCTTTGCCTTGAACCGGATCGAAATAGGTTACCGGAACTGGGATGCCCGCAATGTCCTGCGGCTCTTTGTCAGATAGACGAACGTCACACAAGTTGTCCCCGATGCGGTGGGGGAACATACTATTTGCAATCTGCAACACCTTCTGGGACTTGCCGAGGCCCGCACCACCGAAGAAGAAAGTGGTTTTGCCGATACGGGCACCGAGGCGGATCAGATCTTCCATCTGTCGGATACTGATTCGTTTCTTAAACATGGTTTGGTCAGTGCGTTTGTAAGTCTGCTGCATTGAATTTCTCCTCTTTGTTGTCAATGAGGCCCATTATATATGGGCCATCTGATAAGTCAACACTTTTATCCACCAAAAGAACTGCTACTGCGCCCCACAGAAGAACCGAACCCGCCACGGGTGGTTGTCTTTGACGAGGAGAAGCTGGATTTGGAACCGGACCAAGTGGATCGCGGTGCCTCAACCTTTGGCTTAATGGCAGACTTCGTTACTTTGAACGATTTCCCCGGCTTCACGTCGTAAGACCGGGCCTTGTTGTCAACCCACTGACCAGAGCGGCTCTGGTACATCGGTGCTGCGTGATAGGAGTTACTTGACCCCATCATATTACCCAGCATGTAACCCATCATCAGGGGCATCCACGGGGATTCTCCGCCCGTACTGGCAGCAGCCGCCGAGTTATGTTGGCACATACTGCCAAACTCTTCGTAACACTCGGCATACGTCCCAAATTTCGGTGCCGTTTCTGCGGCAACCTTCTGGGCCTCTTTCTCCGCAGTTTGGCACTGTTCGAGCGTATTTCCGCTTTCTTTGGCACACTGCTCAGAGTTCATGTACAGTTTCACCGTTTCGTCAGCTTGCTCACAGCCGGACAGGGTGAAGGTTACAACAGCCGCGACAGCAAACCCCAGAAAGGATTTACGGAATCGCGCCTTGTTGATTACTTTGGTACGCTTCATTCTCAACCCCATGCTTTCAGGCCGTAACGCCCGGTAAAGAAGATTTCGTTATCCTGGAAGATGCCATCCGGGTTCTTGCGGAACAGGTCCATGTAGTAATCACGGACCGCATCCCACTCCTTCTTATCGAAGTACACCACGGCCTCCCCAGTGCCCACCACGCCGTTTTTATAACCGTCGGATACCTTACCCATGACCCGGACGGTGGCCTTTTTACGGTGGATACGGACGTTCTCGTGATACCCGGCGCAACCGCCGTGACCGCAGGAACAGGTAAAGAACGTGTTCCACGTCCAACCGTCCTGATAATCGCCCTTATAGCCGGGCTTCATTGCCTGGAGGAAGTAGTACATGCAGTACGTCTCCTCCGGCTCCACCTTGTTGATTCGGCAACCGATACGTGTAATCAGGTGTTTGGAATCCTCTTCGAGTTCCAACCAACCACCATCATCCATCACCTCGGTACTGCCGTAACGATCCGGTGTCCCCATGTAGGAGGAAATGACTGGCTCAATGCTCAGGGTCTTTTTCATTCTGCCTCCACCAGGACTTCAATGAAGTCGTCAGCGCCGGACATGGCGCGGTAGTAATAGTGGTTCACTTCACGGACGAAATATTTGTTGCCCTGTGCATGGATCACTTCGTTCTTGCGGGGAACGATAATAGGCCCGTTGTCGGAGCTACGTGTCGCCAGGATTACGTCCACACCACGTTCAATGATTTCAAGTTTCACTTGTCACTTCCTCCCATTCCATATCGCTCAAAAAGCAAGATTCGCAATCGTCATCAAAAACGAAGGCATATCCGTGAGTCCCGTGGACTAAATAATGTTTGTCCGGGTCGAATTTATGCCCCAAGGGGGCATCTAAAACTTTAATCCGCATCGTATTCCTTCTCCATGATTGATTTAACCTGCTCATCACGGGCAGAAAAATAATCGCCCGGGAAAGAGAACATGCTCAAATGGTTGTCTTCGTACCATGCGATCATGTCTTTAATCTGCATGTGCATTTTATGATACTTCTGGATTCGCTGCAAGTCTTTTTTACGCAGTCCTTTCAGACGGCGGATATCGGTGTTGTGACGCAGGTCTGCCAGCTTAACACGGCAGGCGTCATAACTCTCCAGGATACCCTTGAGATATTCGTCGGGGGTCTGACCTTCTACCTTGGTGAGTCGAGCGATCCCGGAGATAACCCTGTTGGACATACCCAACCGTTCTAAATCGCAGGGTTGTACCGGGGTATCTTCAACGATGTCGTGACCCACGGCAATACAGTTCAGCTCGTCGTCATCCTTTACTTTAAGGTAGTGCATTACCTTCAGGACGTGCAGAACATAAGGACGCCCGCCCTTATCAAACTGTCGCATGTGGTGTGTCGCAGCCAACTTAATCATCATGGCAAGCTGCTCTGCCGGGGATAATACTTTGTTCATGGTAGTCTCCTGTTCATGTTGAGTGAACAATAAAGTACCATGAACAAAAATACGATGCAAGGGTTGATTTCTCGATCGAGACTTGGTATAGTCCCGCCATCAAACACAAAAGAGGAACGAAAATATGTTCGAACGTACCAACAATCGTGACGAAGAGCACGTCGATGAACGAGCCTACAAATTCTTCTCTTATATGTACGGAAGAGAGGGTCATCATTACGGCTGGAACAGCACTAAGGAAGGCATTCGTCCGACCACCGTCCTGTCCGACAAATCTACCCACGTCTGTGCTTACTGTGGGCGTATGGCCCTCCCTATCCAAGGTGAGCGTTGGGACCACTTCAAGGATAGCCGGGAGTATTTCTCCAAAGGTCATTGCTGCGTGTGTAAAGAGGCAATGGACGAACTGGAAATGATGGATCAGTTGAAGATTATCGAGGACCAGTTTGAAAATGCCCGCAGCGCTGTGTACCGGGCAATGCCGAAGACAAATCCTGACATCGTTGCGGCTTTCGTGGACCGAAAGGCGGAGCAGGTGAAAAAAGACTTGAAGTTCTGGAACAATAATGGCATGATATCCCCACATTCACTGGATAAGACGGGCCTTGAACTTCGTGGCCCACGTTATGCGAAAGGGGACTATGATGAATAAGCTGAGGCTGAGGCTGAAAAGATTCGCAGGTATTGACACCACGCCTGATGAGTTCAACGCCTGGTTCCAGCATAAGCTGGGCCAAGGGTTGCGTGGCGGCGATGTGTACTTTGCGATAAAGATGGTTGGGTCTGACACCCTTCCGGTCATCAACAAGAAGTTCCAAGTTTTCTCCAAACTGAAAAATGCAGAAAGGAAAAAAGAAGCCTTGACAAGAGACAATCCGGGTATTAATCTTGAGATTGTGGTTGTGAGAACCTTTTATTCGTTTCCGGAGGCATCATGAAAGAAGATCTGACTGGACAGATTAATCTGCGCCTGTCGAATGCACCAAAGACTAACGAGCCGGACAAACGCCTCATTGGCTTTGTGGTAGGTGTGGATGAACTGGAGCATGGGATGGGTTGGTTCTCCCCGCTGCTGGAGCAATACTGCGCCCTGTACCTGAAAACTAAAGGGTACGATGTGATCAAGAAACCTGTTAACGACCGCCTAACCTTGGAGGAAAGAGCATGAAACGTACACGACTGATTCTGATGGCTGCACTGATGGGCTTCGTCCTGGCTGGTTGCGACGCCAGCACCCGTGAATCCACTGACAGCTATGTCCTCCCGAAGGACCTGCTGGAAAAGGGCTGCAAGATCTACCACATGGAAGGGAAGTATGAGAACTCCCTCGATGTGGTGTACTGCCCGAACGCACAGGTGACATCCCGCACTAAGGCAGGTAAGTCACCGCAGCAGTCTGTTACCACCATTGACGGGGTGTATCATGGGTGAGATCGTAGAGACTGGGCCAGACCTCCTGGAAAAGTTCTTCGGTCGTGAACTGTACGGGCATGACCGCCAGAGCATCTCCTTGTACGGAATGCCGAAGTATTGCTGTGGGGACATCCTGCGGTTTGATGGGAGTTCAGGTGCCGGGTACGCCGGGCATCAGTTCGTAGTTGAAGGGATGTTTTGGTCGGACTTACTGCACTCTTGGGTGTATTACGTCCCGGCTTTTAATTTTTACCAATGTGAATCCAATCTTGAGGAGATTAAATAATGGAAGCTGTAATCGCGTTTTTCACCGCTGAACCTGCTGGCGCACTGATTACCCTACTGACCTTCGGACTGATCGGGCTATTATGGCTGTTCTGTGTGGAAGTGTCTTGCATCTATGAGCGCGTCCGCGCCCTGTTCAATAAGGGCCTGCGCCAAGGTTACACGTGGAAAACTGTGGCTTGGATGCCAATCCGAATCTATGTTGTGATCCTCATCCCGCAGATCGTGTACATTTTGTTTACCGAAATCATTAAATTCGGTTGACAGTAATAAATGGGGCCTGTATTATGGCCCCATACCAACACAAATGAGGAAACACTGATGAACAATTACAAATCCCAAGGTCAGACTTTTGAAGAAGCTCTTGTTAACCTGTCTGAAGACGGCATCTTTGTCGAAGACCCATTCTTCAAGCAGCACATGGAAAACATCCGTAAGCAGCGTGAGTTGGGCTTGGGATTTGATATGGACAAGGCGAAGAAGATTGTCGAAGATGCTGTGTCCGGCATCGACTACTCTGACCTGCCGGAGGCCATCCGTAATCGCACCTTAGTCATCGACATCGACCAAGTTTGTGCAGCCCACGGGGCGGATACTGCCGAGCAGCGTGAAGCCCTCAAGGACAAGATTGCCAATATGCCGGAAGTTCGTGACATCAATCTGGTCTGTTTTGATGAGACCAATACCCCGAAAGAGGAATTTGTATCCTTTGAGATCCTCAAGGGTCGTAGCTCTACCGGGCGTTTCGATTATCCGTTCCTGCCGGACATGCACCACATGCCACGCCTGAACAAGACGTACATGCCACCTAAAGATGGTGATGCCTTTATCTGCATGGAGAGTGAGATGGACTGGTCCCGCCTGGAAGAACTCTGCAAGGCCGACCTGCCTCGCCCGGACCTGCACATCTCCGGCGATGACCCGGCACTGAAGATCCGTAAGCACCCGATGATCTTCAAGGTCACTGACCTGGCCGAGGACAAAGAAGAGTTTCCTCGCCTGAAGAAGACTTTGGAGCGTAACCAACAGGTGGAAGCCATGCTGGGCTGGCCTGCGCCGCCGATGTTCATCGAAGCCATCCCAGATGCCAACGTTGTGGCCCGTGCGATGGACGAAGTGATGAAAGAGTTGACAGCGCTGGCACGAGAGTATAAAGTGCAGATCTACTTCGGCACCAAACCTGCATTGAAGACGGCTTTGTACTCTTTGATGTACGGTGCCAAGAAGGAAGACCTCGATATGTCCCAGCTTGACGAGATCTCTGTGGAGAAAGCCATCGAGATGTACGAAAGCAAGCTCCGCAGGGTCGCCATTGTCGGTGGTGGCGGAATCAGCGGGATGGTGAAGCGGATTATCGCAGAGCAGCATGGCCTGTCTGTATGTGTTGACTCTTTCGACACGTGGAACTTCAAAGACTTCGCCAACATTGCGAAGCTGGACAAGCCAGCACGTGACTGGGAACAGGGGCGACTCCGCCGTGGCAAGGGCCACAACAAATTTAAGCGTAAGGGGAAGAAATGAGAAAGTATATTGATGGTGATCGTGAGGATAAATACTCTTCGACCACGGCGGTGGTTGAACCACGAGGGTATCGCCAAATAGTTTTGGCTGTCCGCCGGACTGGCGGGCCTTGTTGCCTCGGGGAGGAGTTTATGTACCTTTCTCGGGAGAAGGCCCGTGAACTGGCCCAAGTCCTTAACGACCTGGCAGATGAACTGTTTTTCGAGGAGCAACGTGCGAATGGAAATGAATGATTTTGTCGGAAACCCACTCGCAATCGGTGATGAAGTGGTGTTTACTGAGTATAACCGTCACGGGATGTCTCGTGGCAAGATTATCGGCTTCTCGAAGGCTTTGAATATGGCGAGCATTGAGTACACCACCGATGGTGGCTCCGTTCGCAAGACAAAGAAAACTTCGGGATATGTGGTGAAGGTGGTGAAATGAGCAGAGAAGAAGGCAAACCGTACCCAAAAGAGCGACCAACGATCCGTTCTGAAATGACGGGTTCAGGTTGTGATCGTATTATCCAAGAACACCCGGCGTATGGTCGAATCACACTGACCCACCCGTCAGGTGGCAATACTGAGATGTTTGGTTCAGACATCATCCATAATGAGCGCATATCGCTTCGTATTGACCTGGCGTATGAAGAAACGGCCTACGGTATTCCAAACTACCGCAGCCAGCCACAGAGCCGTGGAGGGCGTGTGCTGGAACTGGAACTGACAGCTTACCAGTGGGCAGGTTTGGTTGCATCCCACAGTGGGAATGGTGTACCGTGTACCTTGCGTTACATTACTCCTCATGGGCAGGGCAACCTTCCCCTGATTGATGGGCAGAACACCAGTACCGAGCAGGCCAACCGTGAGATTGAGGCATCTCTCAAGATCATGATGAAACGCCATGCGGAGGGCCTTGAAGCCCTGTCAGCGTTGATTGCCAAAGGCAAGGCCAACAAGGGTGAGTTGCAGGCGGCGATGGAGAAGTTCCAGACCATTCATGCCAAGCTGCCAGAAGTGACGGCCTATGCACTCCATACCTTCACTGAGCACTCAGAGACGGTCATGGCCCGGGCAAACGCAGAGATCGAAGCGTCCCTGAACAGCCTGATCCAGCGTACCGGGATCAAGGCTCTGGGCATGAAGCCTCTGGAGTTGGAGGATAAAGAATGACAGATTGGGCGACAGTAGAGGACCTGCTGACCCGTATTGATGCCAAGATCCACGGGATCGGTAACGACGAAGAGGACGTGGAGTTCGAGCTTCGTGAGGTTATGGATCTGCGTGGGGCGTTCGAGGGAGTTCGTCATGAGCTTTATCACGTTCGTAAGTGTGGCATCCCGGGCTTTACCCGTGGCGACTTTGTTCGTGACAAGTTCAACGGCAAGTCGTTTTATGTGAGCGATGCCGAAGTACAGGAAGGTAGCGACGGGTACGAATGGTTCTATCGCAGCGGGTTCTACTTCATCCCGCAATCAGATCTGGAACTGGTAAAACCGAGGGGTGTTGTATGACAGTAAAATCTGTGAAGCAGCAAAATTGTGAGCATAAGTTCATTACCAAGGGCAGCGTACACGCTTTTGTTCGTGAATGCACAAAATGCGGCTGGTACGAAGTCTGCGTGGGGTAATCGGATGCAAGTGTTGGCACAAGACATCAAGGCTGGCGACACGTTCAAATATGTGTGTGATTGCGACCTGTTCGGCAAGCCGATCATGAGCCAGCCGATCCTGGCAAGTGATGATGCAATTATCATCGGCGGGACCGTGATGATCCCGTTCGGTGGAGACGAGGGCCGTTGTTTTATGGCCTCTTTTGGTAGCAAAGTGGAGAAAATTGATGGAACTGACTAATAACGTTGGCGGCACCACCCTGATGTATGCAATCGACGACACCGCCGCCGGGCACAATGTGCCGTCCATGAGCCTCGGGCAGACCGATGACGGTCATCCGATTGTGGTGAAAGCTGTGTTTGCTGACGAAGACAGCGCCAAACTGATGGCTAACCACATGGACAAACAACCGGGTGCCCACATTGGTCGATTCCAGGTTGTCGCTGTTGAACTGTGGCGTCCGACGGACATCGAGGTATACGTTCGTGAGCGTATCCGTGAATCTAAGAAGGGCGAGGGTCCTAAACTGGTACTGCCGGGGAGCCTGTAATGCACAAGGTTGAAGTGACGAAAGAAGACTTTGCGGCCCTGTTGAAGCAGTTCACGGGAGCATCTGGCTGGCGTCGTTCTAATGGTAAGGGTTCATTCAACCTGAACCAAGAGCAGGACGAAGACAAACGTCGTAAATTGAAGTATGGCGACATTGTGTTTATCGAAAAGGTTGACACCGACCAGTAAGTCATGTAATCTGCCCTCATTGGAAACAGAGAGGGCTTTTTAGATGAAATTTACGATTGAAGATTTTGAGGTGACAGTTCTGGCGGGCAAGCCCGAGATCGTTTACCACAATGATGGTAACGGCAATTACCGTGAAGTGACGATTACGGCCCCTGAAGAATTGATTCACCCGGCGTTCAAAGTGGAGTTCGAAGAGTACACAAAACGCTGCATTAAGTTGCACCAGAACAAGGTCCGTCTGCACGGTGGATTCTGTGATACGATGCGTTATGTACCGCCCAGAAAAATCAAGTCGAAGTTCTCTGCATACAAATTCCGTAAGCAGGTCGAAACTCGGGTTGGTGATATCGAGGAGGCGAAGGACACTTGGGACTACAACCGAGCGCCAGCAGGAGCGGTGGCGACAGGGAAGTTTGGGGACCTGAAGGCATTTTTGGAGATGCGTACAGGCCGAGAACTGAATTGCATGGGGACCGGAGAAGGCAAACATGTCAAGACGTCCTGAATACAAACCGACCGATTATCGCTATCAGGAAGAAATCGACAAAAGTTGGAACCCGCAACTGAAACGGGGTGATGACTTCTGGGTCTTTAACCAAAAGACGGGGAAGGTGTGGGGGCCGTACAAATTCAGCCACTACACTAACCTTGGGGCGGTCGGTTGGTGTGATGTTCCATACAACAGCACTGTGAAAGTTCGTTACAGCAAAGGTGAAATTGTGTGCGCCACTGAGGCGCTTGCTATTGGTCGCCAACTCATGGAGAAAGCCCGGGAGTGGTCCCGGACAACGCTGTTGGCTGAGGACCTCAAGAGGGAAGTTGAAGCTCTGTCTCTCAAACTGAAGGAGATTGAAAGTGGAAAATGAAATTGATATTATGGATCAGTTCAATGAAGTTGCTGACCGTGTGGAAAAAGAACTCCACAATGAGGTTCAGGTAATTATCGACCAGAACTGGGACGGCACTTGGCACGTTGAGGTTCAAGAACGTGCTGAGGAAGAGGATGAAGAGGACTGGGCGTGTCATTGTGTTGACGGCTGGTTCACCATCAACGAAAAGCGAGACTGCAAGTCCCCTGAAGAGGCGGCGCAGTGGCTTGAAAATCAATACCTGTAGGAGGGTTTATGTTCGTATACCTGAACCAACTAGCGTCTGAAGAACCAATCTGCCTCGATGTTGCAAATATCCGGGAGTTTCACCCGCAGGTGACCGAAGTAGAAGGGAAAGACCGCAAGGGAACCCTGATTACCCTGTACCGTGGCGAGCCGTGGATCGTCAAGCAGTCTTGCTATGACGTTCTCCAGATGTGCCAGAAGGCGAAGCGGGGTGAACTTTAATATGCCTTGTGGTAAAATGACATACCGTGTGGGCGATCTGATCTCTGCGGCGCAGGCTGGAGAGGTAAACGTGATAGCCCACTGCTGTAACTGCATGAATACCATGAAGTCTGGTATTGCCCCAAAGATTGCGTCAGCTTTTCCGGAAGCGTGGACGGCAGACCAAATGACCACCCGTGGTGATCGGGCTAAACTGGGAACTTTGTCGTCGGCCTTCTGCAAAAATGGTTTACTGGTTTACAATCTGTACGGTCGATACACCTTCACCGGGCGCAGAGAGGGTAAGATGGACCTCGATTACTGGGCATTGCGTTCGGCCCTGTCTGCAATGGCGGTATCTCTCCATGCCAAGTGTCGTACTCTGGATATGAGTACCCACGACCTTCGTATCGGACTACCAAAAATAGGGGCTGGACTCGCAGGCGGCGATTGGGGTATCATATCTCGGATGATTGAAGGTCGCCTGAGAGACTTCGATGTGACCATTTATGTTCTGAAGGAGAGTGAAATTGTCCACGATCAAAATGGCTGAGTTTGCCCGTAAGTACGGGAAGAAGTACGGCGGAAATCTGTGCCTGGAGGGATGTAAATCTGGGAATCAGGTCCTTAGCCACGAAAAACTCCCGGACCTTCAGGTCCCGGAGAAGATTGTCACATTGACAGGTTATATCGAGTTCAATGAGGCGAAGCGCCGGAAGACAGGTAAGGATGGGACCCAAGTGCGTACTGGCTACGTGACTGGCCTTGCCGTCCATTCTGGGCATTTGTATGCGATCACCGTCGATTCCGTGTACCGTATCTACGGCCCTTGGTATGCCGACGTGATCACCAACGACCCTTTCCTCAATTCTCTTTGGGAAGATGTTAAGAAGGGAGTTCTCGCTCAAGCCTCCAAAAAGGCTTGACTTCTAAAGGCTCAGTGATAAACTGGGCCTTTCTCATTTAGGAGTTTGGATGAAAAAGAGCACCGCTGCATTATTCGCAGCCAGCGCTTTATCTTTCGCCTCAGTACCTGCCTTGGCAAAAGATAACGCACCGAAGAAAAAGCTCGCCCCCATTGTCCATGTTTGCAAGAAGAATGACTCATCGGTCAATGCCTTGGCCTGCAATATTTATTTCGAGTCACGTGGGGAGAATATTAGTGGACAAATGGCAGTTGGGTTTGTTACGCTGAATAGGCTGAAGCACGACAGCTACCCGGGGTCAGTGAGGAAGGTTGTGTATCAATCCTCACAATTCTCTTGGACAATGGCGAGGAGTGGGTATGCCGTAAGGGACCGGGAATCTTGGATGGTTGCTCAAGATGTTGCAAAATTCCTTTACAAGATTCGGAATAATGAGGTATTGTACAACAAGCTGGACCCAACACATGGTGCAACCCACTTCCACACGAAGAAGGTCAAGCCATACTGGAGAAAGTTCTTTACGAAAACAGCCACTATCGGCTACCATGTGTTTTATAAACCAAAAGAGGAAAAGGCGACATGAGAAATCTTATCATTCTGTTCATTACTTTTATGCTTGTTTGGATATTCCCGGCCCGCTGGGGCGCACAGTTCTTTTTCCCTGAGATGATGGCACAGTTCTCATCCCAGGTTCCGTATTTGATGGGATGGGGAGCCTTGATGTTCCTCTTGGCAACTGTAATCACTGCTTGTTTGGCTCACGATTAAGGGGAGTGTATGGAAGAGAAGTCTGTTTTTCTGGTATCATCCGATGCGGGTTATGGTCAAAGCGTTCGCGCCAAAGTTGACGATCCGCAGGCGGCAACACTGAAGGCCAGCCGTTTGGCAAAGAAAGGCCACACGAATATTGAAATCAGTGAGGCCAAAATCATTGGCACCACCAAATTTGAGGCAGAGGCGTAATGGGCAAAACAGTAATTGGTAACGAAGAAGCAATGCGAGCCATCATGGCGGGTGATAACGTGTTCATCACCGGGCCAGGTGGCTCTGGCAAGAGCTTGATGATTGCCACTCTGCGTGAGTTCTTCGCTGACAGTTTCCTGTTCGTTGCACCGACAGGGATTGCGGCGCTGAACATTTCAGGGATCACCGCTCACAAGGCTTTTGGCCTGACGTTTGGTGTTACCACCAAGGAAGATTACAAAGCTAAGTCCAAGAAGCCTGCGATGCTGATGGCATCTAATGCGCTGGACGCTATCGTGTTCGACGAAATCTCCATGATTCGTAGCGACAAGCTGCGGGAGATCGACATGAAGCTGCGTTATCACCGCAAGGTAAACAAGCCTTTCGGTGGCCTTCAGGTCATCATGTTTGGCGACGGTTTCCAGATCAAGCCTGTTCTGAAGCGCGAAGAGACGGCGATGTTCCGTGAACTGCACGGCAATGAAATCCCGTTCGGTTCGGATATTTGGAACCAACTGGATTTCACCAATGCGTATCTTCCGAAGGTACACCGCCAGTCTGATCCTGTGTTCGCCCAACACCTGAACAACATCCGTGTGGGTAATAACGTCGGCGCGGCGGTTGATTACTTCAACCAACACTGTTTCGGCCCGGCCCTGCCAGGGGCGGTGACTTTAACGACCACCAACAAACTCGCAGAGGAAATCAACCAGCGGGAGTTTGAGAAGATCAAGGCCCAGCCTCATGTGTTTGAAGCCAAGATCTCGGGTGAGTTCCCGGAGCGTCCGGTCAACGAAGTTCTGAACCTGAAAGAAGGTCTGAAGGTCATGATTGTTGTTAACGACAACGACCAGAAGAAAAAGGAGCCAGATTACGTTAACGGTACGGTGGGGATCATCAAGAAAATCGCCAAGACTTTTGTCATCGTGGACATTGACGGAAAGCCGATCCACATCGGCAAGTACGAGTGGACCAACGTGACACAGGTCCCGGAAGAAAAGATGGTTCAGGTTGAAAAGGAGATCGAACTGGAAGACGGCACCAAGCAGACTGTCAAGGTGATGGAGAAGCAGACCGTACTGGTTGACAAAGAGATCGGGAAATACTTGCAGTTCCCGTTCAAATTGGGCTATGCTATCACCGGACACAAAGCACAGGGCCTCACGCTGGGCAAAGTGAACATTGATTTAGGTTTCGGCACCTTTACGCCGGGCCAAGCCTATGTTATGCTGTCCCGGGCTACGAGCACCGAAGGGCTTCGCCTGATGAAGCGCCTGCGTGTGAAGGACATTATTGTTGACCAAGCTGTCCGTAAGTTTTACCATGAGACATTCCCTGAGATTTTTGGAGGAGAAGCATGAAAAAATTCCAAGAGGGTCAGAGGGTAAGGTTTACCCCTCGTGATTTGAAAAATTGGACTGACTTCTACACGCCGGATGGTGTTGTACCCGGTGCGGAGGGTGTTGTCACCAGCAACAAGTTTGATGATGATGTCCTTGTTGACTTTACACGCCCAGACGGCACTGTATGTAAAGGGTTCTTGGCATTTACCGCAGACGTGGAGGCACTGAATGATTAAGGACTGTTTCGGAATCGAGGCGCGTGTGGGTGACCACATCGCCTTTTCCCGGGGTAACGCCGGGGCCAAGCCATTCGAGATGGCGGTAATCACGAAGATGACGGAGAAATCCGTTTTCTTCTCCGGTAAAACCGGGTCCATGTACCGTTCTGCTTCCGACGAGCTTCGCCGGGGAGAGGGTTGTTTCGTAATTGACACGACGAAACGAGACCCCGGCAAAGAGGGCCGGGCCAACGCTTGGGAGTCGTTTGACAAACACGTCCGCAATATTGTTGGTCCTGCGGCAGAACTTCGTAGAGAAATCTCCGAAGAGCTTCACAAAGACGGATGTGCATCTGCGTGGGTTCACCATGCGTACTTTGTTGATGCTCTGGTGGAAAAATATGAGGAGTCTCTCAATGACTAAAGACCTGAGCAATCTGTCCATGAGTCACCTTCTGGCCCTGCGTGATCTGGGCCGTGATGATCTTCGCCGTGTGGAGAAGAACAAAGCAGAACTGGAAGAAATGTTGGCGGCAATTAAGCTGGAGATCGAAGTCCGTGGAAACCGAGCAGCAGAATAGGGTCAGAATGACCGCAGAACGCCACTGGGAGCGTTTTGACGAGGCATGTCATGGAAACGCACAGCAAATGGCAGAAATCGCTGAGAGCGCGATTGAGGAGCTTTTACAGCGTGAGCGTGAAACTCCTCGAATCCGCCCGGATTTGTTCAACAAGCTGGTGATCGACATCATGGATACCGTTAAGACCTATGGTGCGACCCAGCAGTGCCGGACCAAGCTGGTCGGAGTTATCTCCAAGTACGTTGTGCCGGACCATTCACATACGAGGCCAAGATGAAAGATGTCCGTTGTTTGGTGAAGAAGGGTGAAGGGGATTTTGATCGGGCCGCAGGGCTGGGATACGCCATCAACCTGAACTGCGCTGAGGGTTATATGTGGTTGATTTACCCGGGGAGCGCCTGTACGACCCCTGAACGTTTACTAAAGCTGTTCGAAAAGCACCTCACAGAGGATGGTTTCGAAAAGGTATCTGCGGTGGAGTTCCGATGAAACCTGTTTTTGCTTATGAGATCAACGACGTTGTTCTCTTTGACCAGGGCAATCAGCGCTGGGATTATCGCGGGGAAGGTAAGGTCCTGCTTCAACAGGAATACCTGACCTGCAATGCTTATCTGGTCGAAATGCCGGATGGAGTCAAGACACAGGTCAGAGAAGACCAAATTTCCGGTAAGAAGTAACAGATCAGTTAAGAAATCATCAATAAGGAGTTATCATGCGTAGCACAACTGTAGAGTTCCCATATTTTCACAAGGATTTCGGACAGGAAGTTGTAGTCGAAGCCGAAGTGATGCTGTATAAGGGCATTCCCAACGCCGCAAGCGACTGGGATGCAGAGGATTACCTCGACATCATTTCGGTTTCCGTCTACTTCGAAGGTGATGTGCTGGACATTGACATTCCCCGTCAAGTGATTTATGCTGAGATCTCGGCTCAGATTCGTGACGCCGAAATGTCACGTGCGTTTTTGGAAGAAGACGGGGGTTTCTGATGGTTGAAGTAAAGATTTTGGTTTACACCAACCCCACAGAGTTGCAGACCAACATCAAGAAATGGGTCAATGAGTTTGACTATTCACTCAAAGGTCCGGTCACTGTTGGTGTCAACATGCACGGCAATACGATTTACGTTGCAACGTTGACTAAGGGGGAAGTGTGAGCACATTTGGTGAAGGATTGTTCGGTGGCTACAAGACAGGGTACACCAACCCGAAGGCGTCAACCACCCGTGGTTTTGGAGGCGGAGTGCAGCGAGTTGAAGAAACAGTTGAAGATGTAAAGACGTATCCCTTCAAGGCGATCCCGGAGCGCGGGATTGATGAGAAGACGGCTGAACGCTTCGGTATTCGCACAAAACTGTCTGCTAAGGACGGTATGACGCCGGAAGCGCATTATTTTCCATATACTTTGGAAGGAAAGATCGTTGGCTTTAAGAAGCGCGACCTGACCATCCCTAAGCAGCAGAAGGGCCATTTCAGCACTATCGGCTTCCAATCGGTGGCCTGTGATCTGTTTGGCCTGGAGGGTGCCAACAAATCGTCCAAACGTATGATCTTCATCACAGAAGGCGAATACGACGCAGCGATTCTGTGGCAGGTTCTCCGCGAGAACTATAAATCGAAGGACGGCAATGCCCGTAAGCCTAACTTCACGGTTGTGTCAATCTCCAACGGCACATCCAACGCAGTACAGAACCTGTCTCAGAAGAACAACTATAAGCTCCTGAGCAAGTTCGAAGAGATCATTGTGGCTTTCGACGCCGACCGGGCGAACGAAACTGAGAAAGCCAAGGGTATCATGAAGGGCAAAGATGCCGTGGCGGCAGTGTATTCTGTCATCCCACAGATGAAAGTCGTCGATATCCCTGAAGACATGGACCCTTGCGACATGTACAATAAGGGCTTGGCGCAGCAGCTTTTCTGGGCAGCGATGAAGCCGAAAGAGTACGTGCCGGACGGCTTTGCGACCTACTCTCAGTTCCGTGAGAAGGCACACGAGATCCCTAAACTCGGGAAGAAATGGCCTTGGCCTACAATGACGCGCCTGACGTTGGGCCGTCGTCTCGGGGAAGGTATGTTCGTCGGTGCCGGGGTTAAGATGGGCAAGTCCGAGTGGCTTAACCAGCTTGTGGAACACATCATCGGCACAGAGGGCCGTAAGGCCGCAGTGTTCAAGTTCGAGGAAGAGAACGAGATCACGTGTAAGAAGGTCGCTGGTAAGCTGTACCACAAGGATTTCGTGAACGCAGAGAAGGTGATGATCCCACAAGAGGACGGAACTTACCGGGACATCTGGGGTGAGGAAGTCTTCGAGGGCCAGCGTGGCTACTTCAAACAGGAAGAACTGATTGAGGCTACCGACAAGGTAGGTGACAACATCATCTACTACAACAACTACGGTCGTGCAGTATGGGACGAGGTTAAGGGCGCTATCCGCCATGCGGTTATCGTAGAGGGCTGCGAGGACATCTTCATTGACCCGATCACTCGTCTGGTGCAGGGTATGTCTGCATCCGAAGCGAACGTGGAGTTGGAGCGTTTCTCTGATGAAATCTCCAAACTTGCGAAGGAACTGGGCTTCTGGTATTGTTGCTTCTGTCACCTGAACAAGCCGGAGACTGGTAAGCCTCACGAGTTCGGTGGTCAGGTTCAGTCGGCACAGTTTGCTGGTTCCCGTGCAATGATGCGTAACACCTACTACATGGTGGGTATTGAGCGTAATAAGGACCCAGAGCTTCCAATGAAGCAGCGCAACACCTCTTGGTTTGTGCTGTTGGATGACCGTAAGCACGGTCGTGCTGGTAAGTTCCCGGTGTTCTACGACATCGACACAGGTGATTATCTGGAACCGCCAGAGGGGTTCTTGGACAGTCCATACGAAACTCTCCGTGAGTGGTATGCGGTCCACCCGGAACATGATCCGAGCAACGATTCTTATCAGGAGCCGACGGGAAGTGCAGCACAACCTCTGTCTCCGGAGAACCAAGATAAGACCGGATCTGACCTAACGGATGATGACATCCCTCCGGCGGACGAGCAGTTCCTGGCAGCACAGGAAGAGGCCAAGGAACAGCAGGTTGAGCAGCAGGATCTGGGCCTGGAAGTTCCAGAAGTTCCGGAAGAGGAACAGACGAAGGAGGAAACTCCGGAGCCTGTTCAAACAACACCTGTCGTTATCCCAGACATCCCGGAAGTCCCGGACATGCCTGATGAAATGGATGATGACTGCCCATTTTAATTAACGGGGCTTCGGCCCCATTTACTTCGAGGTGATTATGATTATTGAACGTCAACGTGGTGGCGAACGTAACGATTTTGACATCCCGCCGATGAAAAATGGTGCGGTTGTGGACATCACCGATATTGTGACAACCGCTTTTGAGAATGCGATCTTGCAGAATCTTGGTAACTCTGTGAAGGTGACCTTCTCGACGTCTGTGCCGAACGACTCGCAGTTCTATCCGCTGGATCGGAATGTGCCGCAATATCTTTATCCGCACCTGTCGGAGTTTGTTCGTACTGGAACGGCATCTACCGAACTGCGTAACTTTATCGCCCAAGTGATCACCGTGCAGGCGAATAACGTTATTCAGCGTGTGCAGGCGTCAGGTCACTCCTGTTTGGAGTTCCACCCGGCAGATATGATCATGTACGCAAACACGCAGGCCCGTTCGGTATACGCATTTCTGCGTCGGCACAATGACCGTTTCTCTATCGAGACGGAAACCTCTTTCCGTGTATTCACTCCGGAGCCGGAAGTTGCTGAGGCAATGCCTGAAGCAGCGGCAGAATAATAAAAAGGTCCCTTCGGGGGCCTTTTTTCGTTTGACTCCCCGATAAAACCCCTGTAAACTCCCCTTATCAACCAGTAGGAGGTTATATGATTGTGACTAAAGTCAAGGTCAAGGTAGCCAGCATGAACCGTTGCTGGTCGCACCCGGCCCTGTTCACTCGGACTAAGGTCGGGGATATTCTGGAAGTTCAAGGTGTACCCTATGGTGGCTACGATGGAACCCCGGTGTACTATGTGGTGAAGAACACCGATGGATTGTCGGTTTGCCTGTTTGAAGATGAAGTGGAGGTTGTGGATGATTAAGTTACTGGTCCCGGTAGTGCGGGATATGGTCGCAGAACGTGAAGGGATCGAGTCGCTGGTCGGCAAGCAGGTCGAAATCGTCAAGAAGATCCCTAAGCACAGCCGTATCACGGTGGCAACGCCCGGTATGGGTCAGCCAAAGACATTTCCGGTGAACAAAGATGTTTACCTGGTGAATGCCGAGAAGTCGCGTTTCATGTCTACCAAGGGCCGCTGTGACCCAGTGATGGTACTGTTCCGTGGTTATGAGGGCAACGACATTTATTCTGCGGAGGAACTTGGATTATGATCACATTTTTCATGACGCTGCTGGCACACTGTTTTGGTCGCCGCCCTGTGGATGAGGTGATTTGGATGATTGCAATGATGGTTGGTATGCTGGAGCTTCTGATCGCCGGGCTGGCGATAGGGGAGTTGCTGAAGTGATTGACAAGAACTTCGAAACACATTACAGTGTCAAGTGCCGGATGTCGATCGGTGACAACTATCATGTGTGCGGTTGGGCCAGGGACGAAGAGAACCTGAAGGAACTGGTCGAGCACTTGAAGAAGACTTGGCGGTATGTTGAGTACAGCGGCTACCGGGCGCGGGTCTGTGAACCACAACCTTCAAAGAGGAAACCACGTAAATGATTGACGATTCACGCAAGGACCCTTGCAACCTGCACGAGGGGACGTTGTTCTCTGGCGGGTATGCCTTGGTCTACGCCGGGCCAAAAGAGTTCCACGGGAAGATGGTCTTCCTGAGCAAGGCCGACGAGTTCGGTTGGTGGGAGTCCTTCGACCGCAAAGGGGATATGCTGATCCTCAACGTAGATTGGCTGATGCCTGTCTCCGAGCCGGGCTGGGACAACAAAACAGATTTGGACACTTTCCTTTATGAAGCGAGGTATGGATCATGATTGACAAAATTATTGGACTGGTAAAGGCGGCACAGGATTGGTGGTGGGGTCTTCTGGAGCCTGTTACCTCCCCGACCACCTTGGTGATTTACCTCGTGGCCTTCTCGGCAGTCGCCCTGTTCTTCATCTTGCGGGATCAGTACAAAAGATGTGAGGCCATGTTCATCTTGGAAGGTATCGAGTTGATCGCGGCTGGCTTTATTGGTGGATGCGCCCTGGCGGCTTTCTATGGCCTTCCGTTCATCTTTCTTGCCACCATTGCCGCCTTCTTCCTGATGGGCGTCCTGACGGTGTTCCAGTTCTTGGTTGTTGTATCTGTGAAAGGAGTTAAACGATGAGTTGCCGAGATATTTTGGACCTGATCTTCCTGATTGCCAATGGGTTTTTCATGTTAACTGCGGTGTACTGGCCCAAGATTTATGGCGACGGAATCTGGAGCCGGGTGGTGTTTACCACCAACTTTATCGCCGTTCTGATGTCTTTTGGTGGACTTATTGCGAGGGGTGCGCTATGATGGGTGGTACAGTAAGGGTGGTCAGCACAACTCGCAAGGTTCCGGCGTTGACGGTTAACGGACGCTACCAAATCTTCGTGCGCCAGGGCAAGGAGTTCATCCTTGACTGGTATGGCGGCTATGTGCCTGTGAAAGAGGCCAAAGAGGCAGGGATTATTTTGGAGAGAATGCAATGAAATATTGGGTCCGTCTGGATAAGCAGCGCATCATGGCAGATTACGACGAAGAGGATCTGCTGGACTCTTCCGGTATAGATTCCATCTATCTGATCCGGCAGCTTCGTTTTTACATCGAACATGGCGAAAACATGATCGCGGCAGATGAAAAAGACATCCTGTTCCCTTACCAAAAAGTTAAGATGCGCGATGGTTTGGGACGTGATGTGTTTGTCCCTTGCACAATTCACGGCGAGGTTGGTAATGTCTAAAGTCGTCTGGAGCCTGTTTGATGGGTCTGGTTTCATGGGGTATGAGTACGCCCTGAATGGTTGGAAGGTGTTCTGCTTTAATGCAGACACCGCTGATCATGGTCAGTATGAACTGCGCCGGGAGCACCCCAACATCCAGTATGTGAATTGTTGGATCGATGAAGACTTCGAAGCCTTCGTTGCCAAAGCGGGTATTCCGAAGCCGGACATTATCTTTGCATTTCCAAGCTGCACCAACCTGTCTGTAGCCGGGGCGAAGCATACTCGGACGAAATCGGAGTTGATGGAGTCGATAGATAATGCTAAAATGGTAGAGCGTGTTGCTAACGTTTTTGGCTGTCCTTGGATGGTCGAGAACCCGGTGGGCAAGATGAGTACGCTGTGGCGCAGGCCGGATCATTATTTCGACCCTTACGAGTATGGAGGGTACTTGAGTCAGATTGAAGGCTCGTACCACCCAAAAATGCCGTACAGGAACGCCTACACAAAGAAAACTTGCCTCTGGGTAGGGAATGGCTTTGTGATGCCGGATAAGAAGCCTGTGCCGCATATAGGCTGCTTCTGGGGCTGGAAGTTTTTAGGCGGTAAGTCGGAGAGGACCAAACAGCTACGATCGCTGACCCCAGAGGGGTTTGCCCGGGCTGTTTACCACTTCAATCATTAAGGAGTAAAAAGTGCAGGAAATCCTATTGGCGGCTGGTGCAGGCGGCGGCATGAAGGGAGATAAAACTCTCCTTCTCCTGCAAGCAGACAAGGGCGGTATTGATGTTGCCAAGCCTACCCGGCAATTTTCAAAAGTAGCAACAGTAGGCACCGGAAGTTACGGAAAATTCAACAACAAATACTTTGACTGTACTACCACTGCCAGCTATTTTGAGATGATGGCGGCAGAGAAAACAGATCTCGTCTTCAAACCAGAGGACGAGTTCACTATCGAATTTTGGTCAAGAAACTCTTCAGTTGCCTCTTCATGGTGGATGTATTTTGGGACAGGTACTCAGAGTTGCCTCAAGGTTTACCAAAGTGTGGTTTATCTTCAGGACCAGAAGAATTATTTGAGCTTTAGTACCAACTACTGGCCTCTTTCCAACTGGACACATGTGGCTATTGTGAGCAAAGGGGGAGTCACGAAGTTATATCTGAACGGTAAAGTGGCACCAACCACCACGTCCTTTGCTTCCGGAGGGTGGAGTGACGTAAGCCGTTTTGCAAGAATCGGCTTCGGCGAACAAACTATGTTTGGTGGGCTTGACCAATTCCGTATCAGCAAGGTGGCCCGTTACGACGGTAATTTCTCGGTGCCGACAGCACCATTTGTTCTTGATTAATAGGCAAAAGGTAGGAGTATTCATGAGCGAACAACGTGTAACTGTAGGCGTTATTGCACTGTTAGACCCTCCGCTGGGCAATCTACACACGGATTCTTGGCAAGAGGTTTCCGACAGGCTTGACGAGATCGATTCCAAGTTGAAGATCACTTACGGTGGTGATATGGTCGTTTACCGTCATGAAGACGGCCCGTCGTATGATGCAGGCCTGGTGATCTTCGACCAGAATGATAATATGTTTGGCAACCTGCAAGAGGAATTACGGCAGGCTGGCCTGTTCATCGTAGAAGGGTCCGAGAAAATGTTTGTCGATAACTGGTATGACGGGTGCGATGCTCCGCATATCGCCATGACCCGTGAAGATGCCGGGTATGACAAGGAGTGGTCCGATGACTGATATTAAACCATGCCCTTTCTGCGGGAAGCAACCTGATTACTGGGAAGATACCCATTATCAGGATAGGCACGTAATAACCTGCGGCTGGTGCGGGGCAGAAAAGAGATCTGAGTACGGGTACGATTCCGTGCTGAGGGACTGGAACACTCGGTACAACGGTGCGGGCGAGTTGGTGGAGGAATAATGATCGAGCTATTAATGGCAGGAGGGAAGAAAGGGGTGCCTGTGGACATGGATGACGTTAATGCTGACGAGGCATTAGTGTCGGCATCAGCCGCCATGATGCCGGGCCAATCCCGGGGTGGAACTTTGGGAGGCTCTTCTCCTACCAGCACAGCAGCCGTCGCGATCGGGTATTGGAATGGAAAAATCTATGTTCTGAAAGCAGATGGTTTGCACACCTTCAATGTGAGCGACATGGCATACTCAGGCATGGTCCCTGGTGTGGCTGGAAGAACCATACCGTTAAATAGCGCCAGTTATCTCCATAAGGGAGTTCTTTACTTCGGACAAGGCAGGACAAAGACAGGGGTAATCGAATCCCTGAACTTGGAGACGGGTGTGTACAAAACTTATCCCTCCTTGCCTTATGATTATGGGGCTATTTACGTAGATGACGATTACGTGTACTCTATTGCCAATGTCTACAAGTCCACCGGGTTTTCATCGAATGCGATCCGCAGATGCCGGATAGATGGCTCGGCTTGGGAAGACGTAATTCTTTCCGGTGCTTTTTCTCACGGGGTCTCTGGTGGGGACGCCACTTTGATGGGCGGGTTTGTTTATATAACCGGAGGGGGTTCAATAAAGAACACAAGTGAGGGTGACGGCTCTCCATATGTGGATGTCCTCCGTGTGGATTTGACAAACCTTCAGATCTCAACAGTACAAATTACAAGCCCGGGATTTACCCTTTATGATATGCCGTCTTGCGTATGGAAAGGGGTTATATATACAGTCCAACAAAGTAGTACGGTACTTAACCAGTTCGATATCTTGACAGGTAGTAAAACAACAGCTTCTGTCCCAACAAACCAGTTCCACTGCCCATGTTTAAGGGTGGGTGACTTGTTCTTCTGGCTATCTGGTTATAGTTCGAAGACGATCTATCAATACAAATTACCGGGAGGTTTGTGATGGGAAAACTTCGTAAACGTTCATACCCTGCCTTGGCAGAAGCAGGGTCAGGCGGGAAGTGGTTCACAGGATGGGAGGGATTTGCTTTTACACCAAGAGCAGAAGAGGTGTATGCTGCCCGATTCCCACTCTGTGACTTTGTTCATATGTTCCGGCCCGGTTCGGAAAACAAACGTGTAGAGGAGATAGAGCACGAAACCCGCAAGATGTCTCTCCAGTTTTCTCACACAGAGAAAGGAAGGAGTTCTGCGGTAGCGGTCTTTGAAGACAAAGAGGGATTTGAATACAAGATCTCCTTCAGCAGTCTGGAGTTGATTCTCCAACTGCTTCACAGAAAACGTGATCCAAACACGAAGTATGACATCTCGGAAACACGTATTCAAGGTTCGGGGACTTGGATAGAGGGGACCTTCATGCAAGTCAAGAAGGGCCAGAACTACTTCATCGAGCCTGTTGAGGTGGACTGATGCCGGATTGGTTTGGTTTAGTTTTCTTGGGAGCCGTGGGCCTCCTTTGTGTTGTCATGTACATCATGGACATAAGGAACCATAATGACTGATTATCGCGGGACCCCTCTTAAAGAGGGGGACAAGGTAGCAATTTATTGGGGCTACAATGAGCTTCAGGGCGGAATTATCCGCCAAATAAAAGGCAGGAAGGCCAAGGTCGAGGTCTTGGGCACCATCAGTAAGTGGAAAGATGGAAATTGCATGGTCAAGCTGCCGGATTGATAGGTTGATCTTTACGAGGCATTGGGCTATCCTGAGTGGAGGTATGCCAAAAAGGAGAGAGTATGAAAGGGTTGTTTGTAGGGGATGCGGAAGCCAACGGTCTGCTCGAAGAAGTAGACCAGCTTCACGTGATCCTGTTCAAGGAGTATAAGGTCGATAACTGGAATATCTTCCTCGACCCCAACCGGGAAGGGTACGATCAGGCGTTGAAATTTATTCAATCGAAGGGCAAGAATTTCAAAATTCGTACCTTTGAGGAGTTGAATGATTGGTTCAAGACGGAGCCTAAATCCATCGCGATCCACAACCTGTTCGGCTACGACCTGCGTCTGTTTAAAAAGATGTTGGGAACACAGTATGATATGTTCGGCGACCCTAAGTGCATGGGCACCCTGAACGGCAAGCAGGTTAACCTGTTCGACACTCTGTCAATGTCTCGAACTCTTTATCCAGACCGACCGCTTCCTCGTGGGTGTCCGGAGATGGTAAAGAACCCGGTCACCGGGAAGATGAAACCTGTCGGCCCCCACGGCTTGGAAGCGTGGGGTATGCGAGTTGCCAACCAGAAGGTGGCAATCGAAGATTGGCGCGGACTACCGTTGTGGAAGTATTGCGATCGTATTATCGAAGACGTCATCATCAACGAAATGGTGTGGACGGCCCTCATGGAAGAGATTGCTTGTGACGGAAAGTTGGTTGACGACAAGCGCTTCATGTACAAGGACGAAGAGAAGGACAAGGACGCCAAGAAGTACAAACTGATCAACTGGAAGAACGCGATGCGTCGCGGTATGTTGACCGATTACCTGATGATCGAGCAAGAGATCCAAGGCGTATCCTTCGACGAAGAAGCTGCACTTAAACTTCGTGATCGCATCGATCAAATGATGCGGGAGATCGAAGGCGATGTTGAGCCTCACCTTCCTAAAAAGGAGATGGCGAAGTCTGCACAGCCTACGTTCCCATCCAAACCGTTCAAGGGCGATGGATCTTTGTCCGGAACTGGGTGGAAGTGGCTGGAGAAGTTGGGGTATAATGTCAACTGGGAGGCACTCGACTTTAAGGGTCCCCCGGCGAAGTCTTTCAAGGCCGATGGTAGCCTGACGGCGGCAGCAATCAAGTATTGCAATGAGCATGGTGTCGAGGATGAGGCAGCGATGCCGCAGTTTATCCGGGACCAGAACAACAAGCAAACGACCCTGATCCCTCTGTCCCCAGAGGACATGGCACGAGCAATGTTGGATCTGAAGAACCAAACTATGCCGGACATTATGATCCCGATGCGTATCGGTAACCAGGATGACGTGAAGAAGTTCCTGATCCGTGATGCAGGCTGGAAGCCAACCCTGTGGCGCAGTAAGGATGTGACGAAGGACCAGTTTAAGAAGCAACGCCCCGATAACGAGGTCGATGGACTTGTTCGTGAGTACATTGAGCAGTTGGACCAAGTTGAATACCGGGATCTTATTCTGGAATACCTCGGCATCACCCTGAAGGCGTGGCAGGACAAAGAGAAGATGTACAAGCTGTTGCGACGTAAGGCCCGTGGCCTGCCTACGTCTCCGCAGTTGAAAGATATGAGCGGCCTGTGTCCGAACCTGGAGAAGGTTGACGGTCATATGGCAAAGCAGATCGTGAAGTGGCTGTCTCTGCGTAACCGTCGTTCTGTACTTGACCCGCTCAAGGAAGACAAGGTTGACACAGGATGGCTGAACCATCCACGACTGCGTATTGACGGTAAACTCCCGGCGCGTTATTCTGGGATCACCAACACCGGGCGACGTAAGCACACAATCGTGGCTAACGTCCCTAAACCAGACGAGAAGGTTTTGCTGGGTAAAGAGATGCGTGGCTTATTCCGGGCATCTGAAGGGAAATATCAGGTCGGTATCGACGGCTCAAACCTCGAAGGTATGATCGCAGCATGGGGTGCCTACGAGTTCGACGGCGGGGCATATCTCCGGATCATGGAATCAGGCGACGCCCACAGCCGAAACGCCGAAGCGTATACCAAAGCGGCGGGCAAGAAGGTTTCCCGTGGTGAGGGTAAGGGTGTGACATACGGCATCATGTACGGTGCCCAGGCAGCGAAGATCGCCTCTATGTTGGGTATTTCCCTCGACAAGGCTCAGGCGGTAATCGACGCATTCTGGGATAGCAACATCGGTCTGAAAGGTCGTAAAGAAGCACTTGAGAAGTTCTGGGAGTTGACCGGGAAACGGTTTATCTATGGCCTCGATGGTCGTAAGATCTACACCCGCTCCAAACACTCCTTGCTGAACGCATACCAGCAGAACGGCGGTGCTGCGCTGTTCGATCTGGTCGGTATCCTGCTGCACTGGCAGTTGGTTAAGCGTGGCTGGTATGATGAAGGCGTCCGCCGTATCATCTACTACCACGATGAATACCAGCTTGAAGTGCCGCACAAGTTCAAGAAAGAATGGAAGTTCAACGACGAGGCAACCGCAAAAGCCTTTGTTGAGCAGTGCCTGGCGAAAGGTCTGGTTCTGGATGGTCACTGTGTGAAAGAAGGTAAGTTCAAGTGTGATCCGGACGAGAACGGCGTGTACACGATTATTCATTGCCCGGTCGGGCAGATGGTCGTTAAGTGCGTGGAGCAGGCGGCTAAGATGATGAAATCTCCAGTCCACATCACAGGTGAATACCTGACGGGCACAAGCTGGGGAGATTGTCACTAATGGCTATTTTTGCACATTTGTGGTAAAATTCTTGTATTCCGGGGGCTTCGGCCCCTTTTCTTTTAGGGGGCAATATGCAAGAAATGTTGGTACTGCCGGGAGGCGGAGATCCGAAAAAGTACAGCACTTGGTTCGAGTTGGACTTCACCAAGTATCCCTTGGGCACATTCTCAGGATTCACTGATCGCGGGATAACGTTCAACAGGACCGCCGGAACATCCGCGACGGTTCTTGACGAGGGCCTGCCAGCGATGGATTTTGTTGGAGATGGGGCATTGAGCGGAGGGACCACCCCAGACAAGCTGCTAAACAATGACTGGAAGATCACCATGAATCTGAAGGTTAAGGCGGCGGCAACAAACCCAATGATCTTTGTGGGGAGGTCTATTCAAGGAAACGGATCTGGCACTTGGATCGCCAACATGCTGAGTAACGGATACCTTGATTGGTGGTATAATTCCAACAGGGTCAATGCAGGCCCCGCCGTGACAAAAGGTGTTTATCACGAGATAATCTTCGAGTCTATTAACAAGAGCCTCACTGTAACTGTTGATGGCTCTCCGACGATAAACAACAAAGCCATTCCAGATCTTGCAGACGGGACAGGTTTTAATCTCATGATTGGTGGTTCTCAAGACCAAGCTATGTATCATTCCCGGTGCTTGATGCGCTCAATCAAGATTGAAACCAAGAAAAGATAACCGCCCTCCGGGGCGGTTTTTTATTACCTGAAGAAAAGTATTGACGTGCAGATTCATTCTGGTAATATGGACCCATCGAAACAAAGGAGGTCATCATGACCGAGAAGAAAATTGTGAAGTTCACAGTTGAGATTGAGTGCTACGAGGAGACTATCAAGTCTGCCGTGACACAGTACCAACTGAGACAGATGATGGGGGAAGGTTTCAATGAGGCCACCCCACAGGAGAGGCTGGGACTCCAAGTTGCTAGGCGCTACATGGCGGGCCTGATGACGGATTTGCAGGAAGGAGAACGAGATCATGAAAACCCGTGACAACAAATCGTTTGACACGCTGGAAGAAATAGTGCAATATCTTGGTGACCCGGAACGAGTTGGCAAAGACAACACGTGGGTGGCAAAGAACTATTCTCTGGCACAACTGATAAAAGATCTGACGAAGATAAAGGAGACGGATTATGTCATTTAAAGCACTAGCCCAGGTGACTGTTCACCCTGACGGGACCATCACTGGAAGAGTTATTAATCACGAAATCCCGGGTGTTGGTCTGGTTGAGAACGGGGTTTATGAACTCGGACTCGAAACATTCAGCAGCAAGCTGGATATGACATATGTTGGAAAAGCGGAGGGCAAGGCTGATGAATCCTGATGATCTGCTGCCGACAGTCACGGCGATTGTGGGGTATGACATTTATCCACATTATTTGGTGACCAAGGGTAAGTTGTTGCCCGGGGGCCGGGTTAAAACCCAGGCAGGTACATACGCTGCGGATTCTGTTATCCGCATTCTGCCGGAATGTGATTATGAATCACAAGAAGCTGTGCTTCGGAAAGTAAAATCGGAGTATACTGCAAAAGAACGTCAATTACGTGTTGACATCCTGAAGCAGAACGGTGTAAACTTCTTACCAGTTCGATAACAACCTAATTCATTAACTGAGGAGATTCAAATATGAGCACTAGCAACTATCATAACTTCGTACTGGCTATCCAGAAACAACTGACCAAAATGGCTAAAACTGGCCTGTTTGAAGTGGCTGCTGACAAAGACGTCGTGTGGAACCATTATCTCGATTCATTCCCGGCGGGCACCAATCTGATGTTCCGTGAGCGCCGTGAGTACGACTGCAACTGCTGTAAGCAATTCATCCGTGATGTTGGTCGTGTGGTGACCTTCGTTGACGGTAAGCGTGTCTCCATCTGGGACATCAAAGTGCCGGGTTACTACCAGGCGGTGGTTGACTCGCTGTCCAAACTGATCCATGCAGCACCGATCGCTGACGAGTTCCTGCACTTCACCACCAAAGTGGGCACGGCACAAAGCAACGTTCTGGAAAACGATCAGGTCGTGACGTATAACCACTTCCACGCCGTTCTGCCGCAGAACTTCGTGAAGCCAAACTCAGATATCGCAACTGCCCTGAGCCGCTCTCGTAGCAACGTGCAGGTTCTGGAGCGCAGCCTGATTGAACTGACTGCCGACGCAGCAGAAACGATCATCGAACTGAACGCACAGGGTTCCCTGTACCGTGGTAACGAGCAGATCGCCAGCGTCAACCTGTTCCTCGACCTGAAGAACAAATACGATGCTCTGGATACCGCAGGTAAAGAAGCGTTCGTGTGGACAAACGGCCTGAAGCTGGGTGAGCGCGGCAAGTTCCGTAATACTGCGATCGGCACCCTGCTGGAAGATCTGTCCGGCGGTATGGATATCGAATCTGCGGTTAAGCGCTGGGAAAAGGTTATGGCCCCGGCAAACTACAAGCGCCCGACTGCGCTGGTTACCGAAGCGATGATCAAGAAAGCACAGGAGAAGGTTCAGGAACTGGGTCTGATGGACTCTCTGCCTCGCCGCTACGCTGTACTGGAAGACCTGACCGTTAACAACGTGCTGTTTGCTGACCGCAACACCCAGAAGGCCACAGATGTGTTCGGTGACCTGCTGAAAGGGGCGAAGAAGCCTGTTAAAGGCCCGGCTAACGTGGAAGAGATCTCCGTCGAGAAATTCATCCGTGAAGTTCTGCCGACGGCAACAAGCATTGAAGCGCTGGTTGAGAACCGCCACACTGGCAACCTGGTGTCTCTGGTAGCCCCGGTATATCCGGACGCTCCGAACATGCTGAAGTGGGACAACAACTTCTCCTGGTCCTACAACGGTGAAGTTACTGACTCTATTAAAGAGCGTGTGAAGGCAGCGGGTGGTAAAGTGGAGGGTGCCCTGCGTATCTCTCTGGCGTGGAACAATGGCGATGACCTGGACCTGCATATGCGTACCCCTCGCGGTGAGCATCTGTATTACGGTAATCGTCGTGGTGGCGGTGCGTATCTGGACCTGGATATGAACGGCATGGATAAGCATGATGATCTGAACCCTGTTGAGAACATCATCTTCGAACGCGAGAGTCAGATCGAAGAAGGTATTTATAAGGTGTGGGTGAACCAGTACAATGTTCGTTCTCGTGACCGTGTTGGCTTCACTCTTGAACTGGAGCATGGCAATACAACGCTGGAGTTTAGTCGTCCACAGGCGATGTCTCGCGGTAGCGATGTTGATGTGATCACCTTCCGTTACACCCGTAAAGGTGGCGTGGAGGTCATTGAATCACTGCCACACAGCAAGCAGTCTAAAGATGTGTGGGGAATGGCTACCGAGCAGTTCCAGAAGGTGTCTGTGATCATGAACTCTCCGAACCACTGGGACGGTCAGGCGATTGGTAACAAGCATTACTTCTTCATGCTGGAAGGCGCAAAACAGCCGGGCACTACTCGCGGTTTCTACAACGAGTATCTGCGTAACGAACTGAACGATCACCGTAAAGTGTTCGAGCATCTGGCAGGTAAGATGAAGGTTCCGGCCTCTGACGAACAACTGTCTGGTCTGGGCTTCTCTGATACCCAGCGCAACGAACTGACGGTGAAAGTGACTGGTGCATTCACCCGCACACTGAAAGTGATTTTTTAATTGACAGCGGGGCCGAAAGGCCCCATAATGAACCCGAACTTAATTACTGAGGAGAAATACAATGTCTACCAACATCTTTGAAATCGCAGCACGTTCCAAAATCCGTTTCGCTTCCCCACGCTTCGCGTCCCTGGCGACGGAAGACCTGTTCGACCTGTCTCTGACCCAACTGGACGAAGTGGCGAAGGGTATCAACCGCCAGATCAATGCAGAGAAGGAAGAGTCCTTCCTGTCCCAGAACAAAAACGCTGTGCGTAAAGATCTGGAACTGAAGCTGGAGATCGTTAAGCACGTGATCAGCGTGAAAGAGACCGAAGCGGCAGAGCGCGTGGCTGCACAGGCCAAGGCGGCGCAGCGTCAGAAACTGATCAACGCCCTGGCGGAAGCCGAGCAGCGTGAAGTTCAGTCCAAGACCCCGGAAGAGCTTCGTGCGGAACTGGCGGCGCTGGACGCTGAATAAGATTAAGGCCACCTTCGGGTGGCCTTTTTATTTGCACAAAATTGTTGACTTCCTTCCTGATTTCCCGCATAATCCTCTCATCGACAACAAAGAGGAAAAGACATGAACAACACCAAAATCACGCAGGTAAGCTCTGCAATCATCCACGAAAGTGATTTCATGAATAAGTCTTCATACCGTCGCTTCATGAAGGGTTTTGACCGGGCCTTTGAGATTCAGCAACTAAAGGACGAGGGGTATATTATCTTTATTGACGGGAAACCGATGGACAAGGATGAAAACTTTATCTTCGGTGACCTCCGGGATAAGCCATGCTTCGGCATCGGCGATGAGCGCTGCATGTACGTGTGGCTTGGAAGTACGTTTTGTGCAGAAACAGAAAATGTATGCGTAACCACGGAAGAGATGAAGATCTTCAATAACATCTCTTACGTGTCTCCAAAAAACATCAAGAAAATGAGGAAGATGTGATGAAAAGGCTGATGAGTGAAGATGAGGTTGCCTTCCGCAAACACTGGAAATCCCTGAAGAAAGATGTCCTTATTGACAAACTGTGGGAAATGCTCCAGTTCATTGAGTGCCAGAACATTGAGAATGAGGAGCTTCGTGCTCACGCCGGGCGGGCGCAAGCCCAGTACCTGTCAGCCTGCCGTAGCGTCGGCGGTGTAACTTTACCACCGGGGGTGTAAGATGGGTTGGTTCAGCAAAGAGAGAAAGAAAGAGCGCACCTGCGCCCACGCTTGGGAAATAACCCAGAACCTGCACGTCGCCCGGCACCACGACACCCCGGCATACGTTGTCCCCGAGTCGAAGCAGACGAATGTGTACCGGATCTGCTGCAAGTGCCTGAAGAAAGAGACCCACGTTGTGGAAGGGCACATTGATCACAGCAAGGCGTACAAGATCTTCGGGGGTTCGGATGCGTAAAAATAGTAACTTTTGGTTCAAATTGTGGTTTACTTTCATCGGCGGTTTGATTATACTTAGTCTCGTTGGTTACCTGATGCAGGAATACCAAGACTTCAAGGACGGATGTGTAAAGACCGGGGAGCAGCGGATGGTCAACTCCGTGGTCAACGCCCCGGACGGTGCCTTCAGCGGACTGGTTGTTGAAGACAAGTTTGTATGCAAGACCGGACGAATTACCTGGAAAGCCCAATATCAATGAGGTGACATATGAAATTTAATCGTGGCGAAGTACAGTTTGGCAACAAGATCGAGAAGCCGTCCCAAGACGACATCAAGAACACACAGGGACTGTGGAACGCATCGTTCGATGACGCTTTCCGCTTCGGTGGGGACGTAACCCGCGCCGCCCTGCAAGCGATGAATGTCCGTGGCGACAAAAAGCATATCGTGGTTGACGTGAAGACCCACATGCTAATGCCAGGTATGATTCCTGCGATCCCTGGTTGGCACACGGACGGCGTTCCTCGTGGCGGGAAGTCTCTGTCTCCGGCCTCCGGCGCTCCGCACATCCACATGCAGGAAGGTACTGAGTCTCCTCGTTACCATCTACTGGTTGTCGGTGGCGACTGCCCAACGAAGTTCATTGCCTCACGAAACATCAACCTCGTGACGGAGAACCTACCGAACCTGTACGCCGGAATCTCCAGTCAGGTCTGTGAGATGGACGACAAGGGCTTCCTCGACACCTACGACGCACCGGATGGGCAGGTGGTGGAATGGGACTGGTGGGAACTTCACACCGCACAGCAGGCCCGTGCGCCGGGCTGGCGATACCTTATTCGTGTGACCGAGACTGACTATCTTGAGCCACAAAAAGATCTGCGGCTGGTTCTGCGTAATCAGCAGCAAGTTTACCTCCCAACGGAGAAATTCGGATGGTGAAAAAGGTAGACAAGGGCCAGAAAGAAGAGTACCATTATGAGCGTCACCACTTCTATCTGGACAAACACGCAGGCAAGCAAGTCTGCGCTTGGTGTGGTTTGGTGGCGCTTCGTAACCCCGCTTCGGATTGGTGTGTTGAGAAGGGGTGCAACTACAAACTGCACCCGTCTTATCAAGGTACTATGAAAAAGTTAACCAAACAGTTTGATTTTTAAGGAGAATCATGAAGGGTTTATTTTCAAAAGCTGTTAAGTTGTTCGGCATCACTCTGATGATGGCGATTATTACGACCCCGGGCCTAAAGTGGACAACGAGTCAGGCGTTCAAAGACAAGTACCACAACAAGGCGCTGGCCCTTGCCAAGGAACTTGAAAATCAAGTTGACAACCTTCAGAAAAATTTAAAATAGGAGAAGTATATGATTGGTTTCTTTGAGTTTTTGATGAAAAACGCTGACATGATTCTTGTGTTCGTTATTGCAGGCGCACTTTTTGGATTCGTGCAGGGCCTCGGGGAGTCATGGAAATATAAACTGGCAGGTGTGGGGGTTGGGGTTATTTTTTGGGGGTTCATCTTGTCTCCCCTGGTCATTCGTATGGACTACGGTGATTACAAGCGTCACTATGCAACGTGTGAGAAGTACGAAGCCAAACAGGCCGGGTACATCTTCTCTGACAATCGCTGTTACAAGCCGATCGCTAAGGATGTTTACGTGAAAGTGAACGAAACCACAAAAACCAAGCAGGAGCTTTTGGATGCTAAATAACAGCGAACTCGTTGAGAAGCAATCTGAAGAAGTCAATGCTTTTGTATCCGGGTTGGTAGGCCCGGACTACCAAGCAGCGATGATCCAAAGATTCCCTCTGGCGCAGTTAAATTTCATCCCGGCAGAGAAACTTCCTTATGCCGGGGAAGGAAAAGCATGGGTCTGTGACTGCGGTTGCGGCGAAAAAGATCCTGTGTTGGTCCCTTATCTGACATACAGCCGTATTGGTGTTGAGGGGCTTATCGAAGCAAATGTCGAAGGTATTTGGGTGTCTCCATGCACCCGACCGGGCTACGAGCCAGAGGATGGTGTCCGTCACTTTGGGATGGACCTCTGGGATTACGGGTTGGATGATCTTGCTGACCCACATGTTCGTTTGGAGGGGAATTAAATGTTGAAGGTACTGACCAAGTTTGGTAAAGTAATTGTTCTTCTCACCGTACTGATCGTACTAAACCCACATCGTGCGGTACTGATTCCGTTCAGCCTGCTTGCTGCCTTTGGCAGTTTCTTGGCGGGGAAGCTGGAAGACCTGTGTCAGTGGACAGCCGACAAGGTGGACTTTGCGAAGGATAAATTCTGGTTGTTTGGGAAACCTATCAACAAGAAGCTGGACGAAGAAATGGCTGAACTGAACCGTATGGTGGCGGAGGTTGACAAGAAGTTAAAGGCCGACCGATAATGGCGGTCCTTAACTTTTACCACCTGAGTAAAGTAATCCCGGAAAATGCTGTATACATAGGTCGCAGGATGCCCCACTTCGGGCTACAGCAGTCTAAGTTTGCAAACCCCTTCAAGCTGTCGAAAGACGAGCCGAGAGGGGCCACAATTGAACGCTATCGTGTTTGGTTGTGGGAACAGATTCGTTCCGGGAAAATTACCATTGAAGATCTTCTTGCTTTGGAAGGTAAAGATCTGGTATGCTTTTGTCATCCCCACCCATGTCACGGAGACGTAATCGAAGCGGCTGTGGTATGGGCGAGGAAAGTTTACAATAACAGGAGGAAGTGAGATGTTTGAGATTTTCTGCGAATGGGATGTTGGTCAGGAGGGCGTTCTGTTTACTTCAGAGGAAGCCGCCAATAACTGGATGCTCAACAACGACAATCTGAAGGATTGTTTCGAAGACGGCCTTACCGGGCAGGCGGGTATTGATGACCTGATCTCCGCTGGCTTGCTGGGCACCAATTACCTAACTGTTCTCAACGAGAAAGGAGAGAAAGTATGATCAAGAAATTTGTGGCGTGGATCAAAGCCCTGTTCGCCCCGGCGAAGATCGAAGACGCAAAGGTTGACGAGTATATCGCCAAACAATCTCAGGCCCAGACCGTGAGCCAGGTACGCTTTACCAAGGCTGAAACCCGTCCGCTGGACGAGCCTCTGGAAAAGAACCAAGTCTTGGTAAGTGCAAATGTAGCAGAAAACACCAAGCGCGTGGTGACAGTAGAAACTCGCCAGACTGTTCGTGAGGCCCCGGTGGAAAAGACCCCACCAAAGCCTCTGAACGAGCAGCTTAAAGGTGTGGAACTGCCAGCGTATGCGAAGGGTAAGACTCTACCGCCGAAGGCGAAGCGTCAGTTCATCAAGCAGGCTAAGATGTCCGGTTCTCCGGCCCCAGGCCGACGTCTTGACGATACCCCGCACAGCACAGGTGGTCATGTCGTTTCTCACGGTATTGATCCGGTAAACGCAGCGCTGTACGGCTATGCAGCCGGGTCGATCCTGAGTGATGACACCCCGGCGGCGCAGCCTACCCCGGTGGAAGAGTGCCGCAGTTCCGCTGCGACCTCAACGTACAGTTCAAGCTACTCGTCTTCTGACGACAGCTACAGCAGTTCGAGCTATGGTTCTTCTTCCAGCAGTTCTTACGACTCCAGTTCGTATGACAGCGGTTCAAGTTCCTCGTCCTGTGATTAAGTAATATCCGGGGGCTTCGGCCCCCATCCTGTGGAATAACGTTTTACCTTGAGGAGTGATGAAATGAGCAATACAAGAAAAGTTTATCCGGCAAAACCCGAGTGGGCTGGCAAAAAGCATCCACGCTATGGCGACCCGGAGTTCCCAAAAGTGACCCCCGAGGAGCTTGCAAAAGCGCGCGAGGTGTTTTGGGACATTTTCATGGTCAAACACGACAGCGACTGCTTCAATGACTTCGCCAATGCACTGGGTTGCGATCGTAATCGAGCAAAGCAGGTATACTATTTCATTCTGTACCGGCGTGGTTTCATGCAGAACCAGCAGATGCAGGAGCGTAAGATCCGTGGCAAGTTGGCAGTGAGGATCAAGAAGTATACAGAGTTCCTCGACAATCCAGAGACAATCTATCAGATCTTGACCCGGGCCGAAGACGAGGTTATTGAAGATGAAGATAAACGTCGCAAGGGAGCAACAAAATGTTGATCGCACCTGAAACTTTTGTTATATTGTTCATTATGGTAGCGATGGCTGGGACCCGGTTCATGTATTGGACCGTGGTTTTCTCAATGACTTATGTCGTGGGGATCATGATCTCCACAGAACTTTCGAAATACTGGGGGTGGATGTGAAGAAACTGATTTTATTAACGGCGCTCCTGCTTTCGGGATGCAATCCTTTCGATGACGGGAAACCAGATCATTATGAGTCGAAGAAATCGCTGATGCCGTCCGAGGTGGTGGCGTTACACAAGGTATGCAAGAGCCAGCCGAATTACGACATAAGTTGGGTTGTTCAGCGTGACGGGGAGGCCAAAGGTGTGATGTGCCGATACCGGGATGCAGATTACACCCGAACCAGCAATACCTACTCGATCGATGCGGAGATCCTCCAAATTAAAATCCAGGAGGGGCTGATCAAATGACAGAGTTTGTCGATGTGATGTGGTCGCTGTTCTCAGGCTCGGCCTGGGTATTCGTACTGTTCTGGCTGGTCCCTTACTTCGTGGCCCGCAAGAGAGAACACCGGAATACGATGTTGATTCTGGCGCTGTCGGTATTCTTTTCAATGTGGCCTGCACTGTGGGTGAATGGGGTGGCATGGGCCTTGCTGTTGTTCATTGCAGCATTAACTGAACCCCAGTATGTTTATATCCCGGGTCCGGCTGGTCCCGCAGGTCCAGAAGGGCAACCAGGAAAGTCCGGTGCCGACGGCAGGGACGGGAAAGATGGCGAGAAAGGCAGAGACGCCGACGAAATCCCTCTTTCAAAAGCTGGTGTTTTAAAACCTCGGAAGGGTTGACACTGAGGTAATTTGCTGTAAGATGTACCAAACATTAACTGATGAGGAAGACATGATGAGCATTTTCGATAACACTTTTGTTGAGCCGGGCTGGGTTTGTGTTCAGGCACAGAAGAACATTACCCGTTGCGACGAATACAAATACGTTAACCTGAACCTGATGTACGAACTGGACCACCGTCAAGTTGAAGTGGGGGCTACATACGCCATCAACGTCGGCGGGCAGATTTCTCGTGAGGTTCCGGTGAAAATGATCATCAAGATGTTCGATGTGTCGGGAGATGTAACTGAAGATCCGAAGGTCCTCTTCAAACGTTCACTGCGGGCATTCCGCCCTGATCAGATGACGGAGGAGATGATTAAGGACATCAATGCTGCAAACTTGATGTTTGATCAAGCAGACAAAGAGGTGCAGCGCGTTTATTTGTAAAAAGGAGAGGAAATGAACAAGTTACTGGCAGGTTTAGGTCTGGGTTGGCTGGCAATCGTAATCGCATCCATCGTCGCATGGATCACCCACGTTGTGGTGTGTATCAAAACGGCGTCTTGGCTGTTCCTGATTGCTGGCGCTATCTTCGCCCCGGTCGGCGTTATCCACGGCGTTGGTGTTTGGTTCGGCGTCTGGTAAAGGCACCTTGCAATTCTGAGTAAATGTGGTAACCTGTTGTTCTGGCCTCAATTCTGGGGCCTTGTTTATCCTCGAAGGAGAAGTGAATGTCTGATGTTAAAGTAATTACCGAAGTAGTTAACCCGATCGACAACTCTACGGTAAGCCTGGCTGTTGGTACTATCGAGCGTATCAACATTAAGCGCATCAACGAGGACGGCAGTCCGAAAATTACCCCTATCAACAAGGGTCCAAACAAGGGTAAGACTATCGTTGCCACTCACCGTGCATCTCTGCTGGTTAAAAACGGTGAAGATCAGGTGTGGATCAGCTTCGGCACTCACGAAGTGAAGAACATGAAATACGAAAGCCAGTATCAGGTGAAAGAAGGCGAAGTGTGGGTTGACCTGAAGCCGGGTATGGCAATTCGTGTTCCTGTCCAGATCCGTAAGTGGACTGATAATGACGGTAACGAACGCTCTGCGCCGGAGGGTAAGAAATCCAAGATCGTTATTACCGACAAATCCGGTGCCCGTGATGCCGCCCCGGCAGGCAATGCAGGAGGCTCTCAGACGTCCTCTGCGCCGTCCAACGCCTCAGGTGGCAAAACCACTAAGGTTTACGGAGAAATCCTCTCCCTGAGCGATACAGGCGCTCTGGTGAAGGATGAGAACGGTAATGAAGTCTCTGTGGTTCTGAACAAAGAGCAGATCGCCCAAGTTCAGGTGGGTGGTCGCCTGGCAGGGCAACGTGCTGAGGATGGTACGCTGTCCGGTTTCAAAGCCTATGGCCCGAAAGGTTCTGCTGGCGCAGGTGCGGGCGGTTCCAAAGGTGGTTTCAAGAAGGACAACTCCGGTATGGAAACGGGCCATGCACTGAACGGTGCCCTGAACCTGCGTCGTAGCGGTCTGACTATCCCTCCGGTTGTAGAAGTAGCCAAGGTTGTTCATGATGTCACCAAACATCTGAAACTGGATGCTGCGAATGATCCAGCTAACAAGGGTATGTCCGATTACGATCTGGGCGCGATGGTGGGCCATGCTGTTCTGAACGCCACCCGTGATATCCAGGTTGGTGAGAACGACAACCCAGAAGAGATCACTGGCAAACTGCTGGCTTATGCTCGCGGCCTGATGAGTGAAGTTGTTCCCGGCGTATCTGCATACGTTAAGGGTGAGCAAAGTTCTGGTGGCTCTGTGGCACAAACTGCACAGTCCCAGCCTGATCCTAAGCTGGACCCTAAACCGGAGACTCAACAATCGGCACCTGCGACAAGCAGCAACGGTCATATTGACATGACCCCGCCGGAAGTTGATTTCGATGACGACATTCCGTTCTAAGTGATTGCTACATAAAAGAAAAGGCACCCGGATGGGTGCCTTTTTTATTAGCCAAAATCTGGCATTGGGAATGGTCCTGCGATATTGTACCCGGCAGTGATGTTGTTGAATGCCGTCTGCGGGACCCCCGGGGGCCACGTAGTGGGGTCTGCAACACCCTGTCCGGTCAGGTACAGGTTACCCGCCTTGGTCAAAAGGAAGTTCTGACGACATCTGTCGTTCATTGCATGAGGAACAACCATTTGCAACCCACCTTCGTCGATAAGAACCTGTTCAATGTTCTTCAGGCTTGTCGAGTTGCCTCCCGGGGATGTTCCGTTTGCCAAGGTATAGCAGGTGCCTTGGTCCCCTGTAGACTGATGGATTGCCAGATTGTCATTCTCAACAAATACTTGGTGAGTTACGTACCAGTTTCGGTCATAAGTTTCCCAGTTGTACCCATATGCCTCTCCTACCAGCACCTTGCTCAGATTAGGGATATTTGCAGCAAGCATCACGTTTGCTGTCGTGGAGGCATTTCCCAAACCTGTATTAAGGGTTCCAGATACCCACCAAGAACCATCTGTCTTTCTTGCCAAGATCAGGTTGTGACGTTCCATAATAGTGTTTCCGCCGTTTCTGCGGCGGGATTGCAAGGTATAAGCCTCTTCATACCCAGAGGTGCAATCACGTACCTGTTTCCAAGTGTTCCCGAGCCAAGATGACCCCGTAGACCCTGTGGCGTCAATTGCTTCTGCCATGCCGTTGTAACCTTGGGCATAGACAGCGCCAGAATTTGTGATTATAATCTTGTTATCCGGGTCATTAGAGACATGAATGTACTTAATACCGCCCGCTGGGACAGAGGTTACCTGAGTCACCCCGGTTGTGGCGCAACTATACACATTCCCATCAGCACACAAGAAAAATGTCTGGTGGAATTGCAAGATGTTGTCAAAAGTGCTATAACCATTGACGGTGTAATAAGAGGGATCTACCAAACGCCAGTCGTTTTGTTCTTCTGCCGTGTTGATTGGGAACCCGTTCTGGTAGCCTGTTACGTAAAAGGACCCACTTTTCTTGATCAAACAACCCATGTTCAGGTTACCGTAGATCTGCTCTACACCCGTGTTGGTAATAGTCCAGCCGCCTGTGGATGGGTTGAATGTGGTTCCTGTTTTACCGAGGCCGTTTCCCATAGAGGAACCCATGACGTACAGGTCTCCATTGTGACCCAGTGCAAAATAAGTATCCCCTCCCTTGAGGAATGTTTTTAGTCCTTGTTCGCCGGGGGTAGGCCCGCCGCCTGCGAAATTAATGATAGCAAATGGGTACATGATTTCTCCAAAAAGAAAAGGCCCCGAAGGGCCTTTATTATGTCCGCTCGGTGATGAACACGTCGATCACGTTGCCGATACCACGGTACACAAGGTTGCAAATCGTCAGGGCATCAGGGGCCGGGTTAACGACTTTAGCGCCATGTACGAAGTAATCACCACTGAAGGTGACGGCATGACCTGTGCCATCCTGAGTCAAGTAGATAAAGCAGGATTCCGCCTTACCTCCAAACAGGAGTCCAACAGGGGCTTGGATCTCGGTATCTGCTGTGACGTTGACGTTATACACGTTGGTGCTTCCATCCGGCGCATAAGTTGCTACGCCAACAGTCTCGGATTTCGGAAGAATAGACATTTTCTTAGACACCAGGTTATCTGTTGTCAAGTCAGTGATATTCAACGGAGAATCCGGTGCATTCAGTGTACCAGTAACCGTGAGGTTTGTAAATGTCGCATCTGTGCCAACGACAGTGGTTGCCGTCATTTTGCTCATTGAGACATCTTTACCTGCAAGATTCAGGTCACCGGAAATTGTACCAGTAACCCGCAGGTCACCACCAACATCCAAGTTTGTTGCAATCTTGGCATTAGTCAAGGACTGGAGTCCAATTGCCCCCGGGGCAGTAGAGCCGCCGCCGAACACACCGTTGACCCCGGTCACAGTTCCGCGAGAGGTGATGTTCCCTGCCGTCAGATCCCCAGACAGGCCCAGACTCTTCATGTTGATGTCCTGAGCAGTCAGGTCAACAGTCCCTGTAATCGTGCCAGAGACGTTCAGGTCCCCCTGGAGATCTGAATCCCCCTGCACAACCAGGCGAGGTGTATCTTGACCAGCAACACGTTTCAGGAGCAGAGTTTCGAACTCTGTGGATTGCCCTGTTAGCTTCGCATTCACACGAGTTTCTGCCAGGTTTGTCAACCCGGAAACACCCAATGTCCCCGCAGAGACGTTATTGGTGATTGTCGCGCTCTGGCCCAAAATATCCCCAGTTGATTGGAGACGAGGGGCCTGTACAGACACGGTAGCCACAACGGAGCGTGGTTCAATGTCCTTGCCTTTGATGCTTTCAACGGAGCCGATGACGTTGCCGTTGGCGTCCGTCAATGCACCGTTGACCTGTACATCGTTGAACGTTGCCTTCCCTTGGGGTGACATGATGTCTCCAAGAGTTACTGTCAGTCCGTTACGGAACTCAACAGGGCCACGAAGGGTAGAGCCATCACTGATGTCCAAGGTTTTTCCGCGAATAAACGTCGCAGATTGAACACTGTTCGGGAGAATATCTTTGCCTGTAACATCAAAGGTGTTGACAGGATTCCCCGCAGCATCCAGAATATCACCCAGAACTTGGATGTCTTGAGTGATGATCTTCTCGCTGTTGGTCAGATTATCTGTCGTCACATCCCCAAATGCAGAAGGATCTACAGCAGCAATTGACTTAACTGTCACGTTCTTTTGAGAAAGATCAAGTTCAAGTCCGGTAACAACCCCAGTGAAATCAACATCCCCGAGGGTAGTCTTTCCAGTTACGTCGAGGGTGGTTCCAACTTTAACCCCCGCTGTAGTGGTCACGGAGCGAGGCAAAATGTCGTCACCATTGACATCGGCTGTTACGCCAGTTGTCGTTCCTGTGACAACCAGGTTGACTACAGAGGTTGTTCCTGTCGTCTGGGAAATGTTACCATTAACAACCAGACTATCTGCCTCAACTGCACCTGTTTCCATGCTGGCGGGACGGAACTCTCCAGTCACCGTCAGGTTACCCCCGATAGAGGCATTTGCATTGGTAGACAATGAACCTGCTGACACGAGGCCCGTTGCTTGAACAGAGGAAGGCTTGATCAAGGTTCCATCAACATCACCTTTGACCCCGGTTGTTTTTCCGGTAACCACCAAGTCCTTTATTGTCGCAGTCTCTGCAACGTTGATATTATCAACACTCAGATCCGACCCGGACAGGTCGAGGTTAGCTGTCAGTGTGCCAAGCACTTCAAGATCTTGAGTCGTGATCTTCCCGGTTGCAGTGGTCGTCCCACTGATCTGCACGTTGCCAGTAGCAACCAAGTTCCCGGTGTTCACAGAGCGGGGCTTGATGTCTTTACCGTCAACACTGATAGCAACACCAGACAGGGTTCCAGTAACCTCCAGGTTATTCACCTTGGTTGTACCGCCGACAGTCAGCTTCCCTGTCAGGGAGGTATCTTTGCCGACCGTCAAACCTTCGTCGATGATAACACTACGAGGATGAATATCCAAGCCATCAACGTCAGCTTTTACACCCTCAATGGTCCCAGTCACCCGCAGCGTATTGATCTCTGCAATACCGTCAACGATCAACTGAGGGCGGGTTGTGCTGTTTCGGTTGTTACCTTCCAGATGCAGGTAATCCCCACGCATGTACCCATCGACATTCAGGGAGTCCGTGGCAACAGCAACATCACCAATCTGGGCAGATTTTCCTTTCAACTGGTCAATCGTCAAGATGCCTGTTGACATCGTGTACGGCTTGATGTTAGTCTTTGTGCTCGCCCCCGCTGGAGGTGGGGTGTTCTGCTCAAAAGCGATCTCGGTATTGTCGGCGGTGCCTACCACACGAATACGACGGAAGGTCGCTTCGGCGCTGGCAGCGGACAACTTATCACTGGTGACAATGAACTCACCGCTGATATACGTGTCTTTGAGAACGGCATCGTTACGGACGGTGATGTTTTCGAAATCACCCTTCATAGAGGCAATGATCTGGTCTTCCAGGTCCTGCATCTCTGACTGAACCCACCCGGTTGTCGGGACGGTTTGGCTGTTGTCGCCAGGGGCCGGAGTAGGCACACGGGGGTTACCGACGAAGTTCGGAGAGTTTAGAGGGGCATAGATATCGGCGATGTTGGTTTTGTCCAAGAAAACCTTGAACTTGCCGTCATTGATCGGGCTGTCACGCATCACAACCGGGTTTGATACCGTAGCTCCGGGCGCATACCACCAAGTGGTGTTTCCGCTTACGTCGGTGAAGGAGTAAAGCTGGTTGAACTCGTTGACAGACCCACCGTTTCTCCAAGGAAGAGGTGGGGTTTTGAAATACAGGTTGTCGATCAGCGCTTTGCGAACAGACGGGAGCAAGCTCCCATCCTCTGCAACAGCCTGCTCGGTGCCCGTCCCGTTGACCACGATGTGAAGACGTTTGGAGTCTTCGATGATCTGGTCAACTGCCTTGTCAGCATCGCTGCTCAACAGGGCAATGATATCAGTATTGGATGACACGCGAATCTCCTCTTATTTGGATTCTTCGTTGTTGGAAACTTCCGCCTCTTTCTTGGCAATACCCCAACGAAGATTGATGAGGTCACTCAGAAGGTGAGGTGCTACTACTGTGGGTGCATAAACCCAAACATACCACTCCGGGAGGGTGTTGTTGAAGCCGTACCAGAGGAAAACTGCCGTCATAGCCGCCATACCCACGTTTGACCAGAACTTCGTGTGGGAAGCCTTGTCAGGTTCGATGGGGGAAGTTACGAGGTCTTTGAAGAATTTTAGCATAGAACACCTTCATTATCAATGCGTCACACCAGATGGGCAACAATAACAAGTGCCAGAACGGTTCCTGTTCTGAGCCACTCGGAGACTGTATTGTCCTTCCAGGAATAGACGAAGATAAACACCTCGATGAAATACCTGTGTGCATCCTGTACGGCGAAGGAATAAACCCAATCGGGGAATAAGATTGGATATTGGATTGCGAATACTTGTACCAGCATCAGAGGCAGGGCCAGCGCCAAGACGGCGACCTGACGATACCCTCGGACAAAGAGTGCCACGGTAAATAAAAGTATTGAATCCAATGCCCAAGCTGTGGTAAAGTACAGCGTGATGTCGAAGAACTCTGACTCACTGAAGAACCAAAACATCAGGTTTTCGAGAACAAGATAGGCGAGGCCAAGCCCCGCCATGATCTTGGCCCCGGCATCCGGGCGGGTTGCCAGGATGACGAAGCAGAGTCCAAAAAGAATGGACGTGATCATTTGTTGCGACGACTCTCCAACATAACGTTAAGTACGGAGCGGATATCCTTCTGAAGAGCATTGGTCTCTTCTTTGGCCTCTTTCCGCATGTCAGTAATGTCGGCACGAATGTCGCCAATAGTGTCGGTGATATGCTTGATCTTACGATCCAGGATGTCATCAATACTATCTTTGCTGACCATCTCACCACGAAGCCGGATCAGGTCTTTTTCAAGAGCGTCCTGCTTCTCCTGCATTTTCTTGAAGTCGGAATAAAAGATTTTGAGTACCCCCAACAGAAGGAAAGTCACCAAACCCCAAAGAGACTTCAGAATCAACATAATATCAAGAGCCATGTGTGTTCTCCTGGGGCCGGGCAAACACCCGGCCTGAAAGGTTATGCAGCGGTGAACTCAGACCAATCAATTTCACTCGCAGGAGTGTCATCAGAGATCCGATTTAGCTTAATACGAAGTTTCAGAAGAGCATTATATTTCTCAATCTCCTCTTCTGTTGCTTCACCCAGTCCCACTGCATCAGCCAATGGTGTGATCTGGCTGGACAGAGACCCCATGATGGCCTTCTTACGCTTGGCAGTACCGATAGCCAAGTCGAAGCCCACCTTGCTGATTTTCTTCCCATCGAACATCCAAGGACCCTTCATGATGTCGAAGTCCTTCGGGATGCTGTTCAGGTCGGAAATAGACAAGCCCAACGGATAGGTCATAGAAATATCCACGGACTTGACCAAGAAGCGGACCATTCCGAACTCGTCGAAAAGGACCACATATTTCTTGGTAAACAGGTCGAGACTCTCGTAAAAATCACGACCCTTGTCGTCACAAAAATACTGAACACCCTCCCCGAAGGCTTTCGCCTCCGGGTTGTAGTGTTTGAAGTTGTTCATACGCATGTTAATTACCCCGTGATCGTGACCCAGACGCCGTTAACTTTCTTCTGGATCGGCTTATAATAAACACCACCGATGTTGTCTCCGGAGTTTGACCCGGTGTCTTGTACGATGATACCTGTCAGAGCACAACCTTGAGGGGCTTGGAAAGTCCAACTGATTTCGTTGCCGGGTGGGATGTAAGACCCTACCGCACCGAGACGGTTGTCCTGTACGCTCTCTTCAACCTGCTCAGGGATAATTGTCACTGAACGTGTCGCAGAAACACCAGAGAGAGTACCACGTACCGTGATGGTTGCATTCCCAGCAGAAACACCTGTTACGTAACCTGCGTCGTTCACAGTCGCAACACCGGAGTTATTTGACAGGAATTGCAGAGGTTCGTTCGCACCCCCTGGGTTTTTGTTAACAACAAGCATCTTCGACTCTGTGACCGGAATCTGGCCCGGATCAGCAATAGAGATGCTAGTCAGAACAGAGTAGCTCGTCACACGGATCGCTACGTTCATCCCCGTGGAGATGGAAGCGATGATGTTGGTTTCACCCGGGCCTACAAGGCGAATGTTACCAGAGCCATCAACCGTTGCCACCGAACCGTTTTGAGTAGACCATGATACAGGGTATTGACCTGCGATGGAAGCAGGGAGTACACTTGCAGTCGCTTTGACGGTGTATCCTACACGGTTGGTGATTGTGTCTGGAGAGACGACGATCGCCGTTGGTGAGTTGCCTCCGGAGGATTGTGCCTGGTCAGTCTTGATAATGTACATAACCGCGACGTTCTTCGGACGGTTTTCCGGGGCCGTTGGAACTTGGCGGGAAGCATCGAAGCTATACTTACGCACTTCACCACTACGAGAACCTTGGTCACCAGAGGTCAGTGCGCCATCGTCACGGAACACACCGCCAACGTAACGACCGATCCAGCCGGACTGACCGATGTCCGCAGGGAAGTAACCCGTCATGTTTCGGATCGCGTCACCCTGCACAGAACCAAGGGCACGGCCTGCATCTGGATCATTAGCGCCAGAGCCGTGTGCCCAGCCGCGCAGGAAGAGACCACGGTAGTCAGGAACAACGTTACGGCCCAGAACTCCATACAGCTTAGGGTTTGTCCCGGTATTAAACACCTGACCGTTACACTCCAACCAGCCGTTAGGGACTGTAGACCCAGGCCAAGGGATAACGGCACCGATTGGAACAAGACGTGGCTCAAGGTCATCAATTCGTCCGTTGACTTGAGCAATCGCAGCATCAAAGTCTTGACGCAGTTTGTTCAGATCGTTTCGGACACCTTGGATCTCTTGCTTCAGTTCCTGAACCTTCTGATCGACGTATCGACGAAGATCTGCAACATCTTGCTTGAGTTGGGCAATATCCTGACGGATAACGTTCAACTGTTGGTTGATTCGGTTTTCCAGTTCTGCCAAGAGCCGGGCGATCTCTGCCTCAAGTTCCGGGAACTTCTCGTTGACGATCCAGTTCACCCAAGCAGAGGACATATTCAGGATATAGTTAAACTCTTCTGCTGCTGGCTTTTGTCCTTTATCATAACCCTTGGCGAGCAAGTCGTCAATAGGCTTTGATTTGTTAGGACGACCCGTGCCTGGAAGGTTTACGTCGGCAGCAGCCCAAACGTAAATAGGGTCCTTTGGTTTAGCCATGAAAATCTCCTCACGTGAACGACCAGTCTTCCTCGTCGTCCGATACATAAATTAGGGTGGACATGCCACCTGCCCCGGTACGCTCTGAGTCATAAACCGATGCGAACCCAAATGCCTGTGCGTCACCATTAAAACCGAATGGGTAACCTTGGTTCTCAACCACACGGAGGTGGGTTACCAAGGGGAGCATGTCGATGATCTCTGGGAGGATGTCAGTGACTTCCATACAGGTATTGAAAATGTTAATATCTAGACGGTAGTTGTAACCTTTATAGGTTGTCACTCCGTCTTCCCCGAAGAGTTGCTTCAGGGTGGCAATGATGTCGGCGCGGGTCCCGCTCTTGGAGTTGTTCCCGGTCAAGATCATGATAACAGCGCGATACTCTGGGTCATTCAGGCCGTTACGGTAAATGCCCAACTGTCTGCCGATTTCGTCAAGGATGGCGTCTTCTGCGTTCAATGTGGTACGCAGTTCAGCAAGTTCAACCATCTTTTGGTCGATATACTCAAGGCGCTCCAACAAGATCCGGAGGGTCTTCTCGAAGTTCTCTTTGCCTGTGAAAATATCGGAAGGGACGTAATCAAAACCTCCCTTCACGAAACCCGGCAGAGGGTGGATGTGGTTAACATCCTTCAGTACAATTTCCTCTGCCATCTTAGCTCCTTACACGATCTGGCTGAAAATTACGTCTTCCGGCTCCAAGGAGAATACCTGCGTAGTCCCTGCGGTAACGTCAGTGTTAACGTATGCTGAATCCGGCTCGCCCTTGTTTTTGATGTCCACATAGACCTGTGTGAAACGGTCCGGAGAGGTAGAACTCATCACAGTGCCCACCAGGCGAACGTTGTACAGGGTGCCCGCAATCATCGTTCCATTAACAGCCGTCGCCAAACCATTGGCAATCGTTGTTTCCTCTGTCACGGAGAGTGGTCGTCCTCGATACCGAACACGAATAGCCAACTGCCGGGCAGTGGCCTTGGTGTGCCAAATACGTTCCACTTGGTCATCTTCTGTGGTGATGTCGTAGAAGGTGTCACCATACGTGTTGTTAGAGGCAGCGATCGTGTCGTAAAGTACCTGACTGATCTCGGCGGTGCCCCCACCATAACAGACAGTCATGAAACGATACGGAGGGATTCCAAGGCTGTTTGTCTTGTCCGTGTTGTTGTTAAAGATACGAACCTTCTCGATACCTTCCACCTTGTTCAGCAACGCTGCAAGGATCGCCGGGCGGGTTGCTTTGCCCTCGTTGATAGAGGTCGCTGCACGGATGCGGTATTCGTTATCTGACTCAACATCAGAGCCGTCGATAAACGCAGACAGGTTATCAATATCAACAAATCCACCCGGGGTCGGGTTGATGCTACGGACAGAATGGACATCACGGGAAATGTAGCCCGGCTCAATTGAGCGAACATCCATAGAGATGCTGCGAGTGCCAGCCATCGGGTTAGTACGGAAGTCCACGCGACTTGACAAGCCGATCATGTTCTTGTTAGTATCATAACCGATGTACAGCGCCCCCTCTGTGGAATCGACCCAGATACGATCTTGGTTGGACAGGATCGTGTTGTTCACGATAAAGTCCTTGATCTGCCCGAAGAATGTCATCAAGGGCTGACCAGAGGTCGCGGTCAAATTCAGGGAGAGGGTTTTTACAGACTGGTCGGTTGTGTTCTGAATTTGCAGGCGGTAAGTTCCGACTGACAAATCAGTACCCTTAATAAGCTGGGCCACAATATTACCTGCTACCTGAACGTCAGAAGACAGTTCATAATCGGTGTCGATTGTATAAGTAGCAGCGGAATAAATCATGTTATACGGAACTGAGGAGTCGATCGTCATCACGACTGTTCCGGTACTGCGGGTCTTGCCGAGGCGGTAGATACCGCGCTTGCCCAAGAGGTCATCCAGGTAAATGCCTTCGGCACCCTGCATGGTCTGGGCGTAGTAAACAGAACCCATCAGGAGCCAGAGTTGATACTCTCGCTCGTTAAAAATCTGAATCAGCTTGTCGGCAACGGAGTTGCTCTCGGTGTTGAAATCTTCACCAAAGGCGGACTTGAAAGTCTTCTTCGTTTCCTGAACAAGGTCGTCCATCGGCGGGAGGTTAAATCCGCTGCCTGTCAAACCGTAATTCTCCGCCATTACTCCTCCTGCGCTTAAATTAGGCGATAAGCGTATTTTATCATATTCCACTGAGAATTAAAAGAAAAGGGAGCCAGAGGCTCCCTTTGTCATTTCCAAGTATTAACCCACGTACTGTCACCGTATTTCGGCAGTTGGAAGTTAATAAGATAGTACAGTTTGTTTTTGAAATTGATGATGACACCTTCGTCACCACAAAGTTGCACGTTGCTCTCTGGTGGTGTAGGATATTGGTACTGGTCCTCACCAACGAACGCCAAGTTGATCTCTTCACCTTCGGCAGTCACCACGGTGAAGAAGCACTTATACGAACGACCAACCACATCCATCGTTGACTGGAAGTCGGTGATCTGAAGAACATCCGGCTCTTGCCGAACCTCCGACTTGATCCTTCCGTCGAGGACTGCCTTTACCGTTTTCTTGCCAATGAAGGTCCGGTAAGGGAAGCCGAATGTTTCGTCAAAGTACCAATCCCCTGCCCAAATTGCGAAGCGCAAATACAGGCGCTGGCGCAGGGACAGTTGGTTCGTAAGAGCCAGTCTCATGCCCCGGTCTCCCGGGGTTCCGAAGTCCAGATCCCCGGTCAAGGGATCGAGGAGCAGGTCTTTAAACTGAGTAGCCATGATTCTCCTTAGTTCGGCGGATTGGTGTTATCACCGCCGCGATCTACGCCGCCGTGGGTGTGGGACATATACTTCTGATAGAAGTCGTCCATGTCAACACCATTGGCAGTAATGATTCTCCCAGAGGTAGTGATCCGTGCGCCGTTACACATCAACTGCCCAGAGGACTGGAGGGTGAATGATCCACCTTTGTTTCCGCCCTTGATCTCCCCGGAAGGACTCATGGTGAACTCCCCGGTGCCATTACTGATCTTGACGTTGCCGTCCGCAAGGGCTTCCACAGTAACTTTAGGGTTCTGAAGGGAAGTGTCCCCGTTAGGCTTCAGGGTGATAATGGCCTTATCGTTCTCCAAGACAACGTTGTCTGGATGAATCGCCTTTGAGTTGCCATCGGTGAAGATCTGGGTGACGGCCCACCCGGCAAACAGTTGGTGAGTGTTCTGATCGTTATTGTCCCCCTCGTTCCGCTCAGAGAAGGATAGACCTACCACGTCGCCGGGCTTAATCGGCATGGTCAGGCGGGCCTTACCCCCTGCGCCTGACGGCAACAGGACGGGGACATCATAAATAACCGGGTATCGGTCTGTGGTTCCAGAAGGGAACTCTGTGTAGGCCATCGGTTGAACATCAACAGACGGCCCACTGTAGTTCACCCCAACCACCTTCCCACGAATGTTCGTGTGGACGTTATTACGCAGGAATCGGGAAATGTAAATTCCGAATGCTGCATCATAGCGGTCAGCGTATGCCACGTCAACTCCTTATTTGATCAATTCGCCACGTGTTTCCACCAGGCCAAGTTCGGTAATCCAATCCCCGGTTTCGTAGCCACCTCTGTGCGTCAACTCGGCAACTTTGTAGAAGCCTTTGTGGTAGCGAGTGTTGAGATAGACCGTCGATTCAGGTAGGATCGCACCGTTCAGGAGGGTTGAGACTGTCATCCCCACGTCTTCCTTGATATCGTGCTCTTTTTTCTTCTTCGATGGGGCTTTGGGTTTTTTACCCTCTGCCGCGTCCGACTTGGCCTTAGCTTTAGCCTTAATCAGCTTTTTAGAGGACGATGGTTGTTTCGGTGTTGGTGTGCCAACCATCCCGCCCTCTTCGGAAATCTCAAACATCACGTTGTTGAAACGAGAACCTTCTTTCGTCCAATACACAGCGCCGTCTTGCACAGAGAACGTAGATCCCGTATTCTTAGCCAAATTGGCAAGGTTCTGGGAAGCATTACCTGTAAAGGCCATAGAGGTTTGCAGAGTCTGATTACCAAAGTCAATCACACGACCCTTTGGCAGTTTCAAATCAGCAATCAGGTCATTGAGTACGCTGTTGATAGGAGTCCCTTTGCGGTAAGACCGCGCTGTGGTCGCAGTTGTCAGGTTCAATGTACCGTCGCCGAGAATGAACTTTGTTGTTCGCGTTTCTTCTGGGAAGTCGTCCTCTACGTACTCCACTGTCCCTGAGAAGATCAGCTTTTCGTCACCGTTGTAACCCGCATGAAGCATAACCGCAAGAGATTCACGCTGGTTTACAGAGAGATAGTTGACAACCTCATCTGACAAGTTGTAGACTGTGACGTATCCTTTGTTGGGTTCCTTCGAGTTATCCTTCTTCACATTAAATTCAATGTGGAGGTCTTTAATCTCGTAGGCATCACCTTTACTGGTGTTGGCAAACTTCTCGATGTTAACGGGCTTCTCACCGATAACCACCGGACGACCAATCACCAAGGTATAAGTCCTCTCCATAGCTCGCATTATTCAATCTCCTCCACGTCCTCAATAAGGGACGAATAGGTCATCTGGATACCTTTAAGGGGTCCGATGTTAAAACGTCCGGCCCGGGTTCTGATGTCCCCAAGGGGCCAGAGGTAAAGGTTGCCATCAGGAACGTTGTCAAGATAGCGGTAAGGGGCCAAGATGTCAGAGTAGCAGGTCAGTTTAGAGGTGATGGTTGGGCGCTGGGCACCGACATCCCCCAAAGACATGAACCATGAATCATCTCGTTCATTCCACATGAATCGGAGTTCGTAAGTCACGGAGTCCAATACCACACGGAATGTTTCGTCCGGATAGCCACTCAACTCAAAGTCAAAGGTCCGAACCACAGTACGTTCTGTAGTGTTAGCCAAAATTACTTCCTCATCAGGTCAGATGGGTCAAACGGTAGCTTCGCCCCCGGCTTCCCGCCGAAATCAGTAGTACCGATAGCTGCGTTTTCCCAGCGCTCTTTTGTTTCAGCATTCTTCCCGATATACGGTGTTTGACGCTTCTGCTTCGCACTGTCATCCACCGCGCCACCTTCAGCCGTTTGCTTCGTCCCGGTGTTGGCGTTTTTAGCCTTCTTGGGGTCAGAAGTACGAGCCATTACGGTTTTGTTAACCATCTTGAAGCGGAACTCTTCCAACGTAACCTGCACGTTGATTGAAGATCCTGTCTCTGAACTACGATCCACTTGGAAGTTGGTGATAACATAGTTACTGAGGATATTGTCCTCGGTGACGAGAGTTACAAGCTGGTGTGAGTCGGCAATCAGTTCGAGGATCTCGATGGCCTTCGCCGGGCGGCGGGCAAGCATCGGGTTTTCCTTATCTGTGTCCCGATCAATCATGTTCCGAGGGTCAATCAAGTAAGGGGAGTCGGTAACTGTGCCAGAGAACGTAAACTTGCCATCCTGCGTTGTTACGTGGTCAGAGGCTTTTGCCTTTGACTCCACCGCATAGCTTGACTTGTTGTAGTCCTTTGTGTAACTATGGTTGGTAACTGAGTCGAAGAGGATTGCCAGGTCATCTGTCTGGTTTTTGCTCTCGAACTCGTTCAACCGTCCACGGCGCAGTCCGGAAACGAACATGGTGTACTGAATGTCTTCACGTGCCTTGGCGTTAGAAACCGCCTTTTCCTTCCGATCGACTCCAGCCCGCCAGTCGTCAACGGCCTCCTTCATTTTCTTCTCTTGTTCCGTTGACGGAACGTAAACACCGTTTTCGTAACTTGCCATAAAAGTCCTCCTGTGCTAGTATTTTAGCATGAATGCAGGCAATAAAAAAGGGGGCCGAAGCCCCCTTGATTAGTTAGGCCCACCCTGGATGAGCATGTTGAAGTTGAACTGGTTGTTCTCATCAACAACGGCACGAATCATGTTCTTCAATTCGCCAGCCTTGATCTCGATGGTCACGTTGCCCTCAACCTTTTGAGGAGGCTGATTGATTGGGAACGGACCCGGATATGGCCCAGAAGCGCCAGCGGTAACCAAACGTTCAGGATCGATGGTCGTGCTTGGAGCTTCCTTCTTGGAACCAAACAAAGAGTAGAACGCTGTCTTCATGAAAAGACCCATGTCCCCCGTGAGTGCTTGCTCGATAGGGGATTGGGTTGCACGGGCAGGTGCCATGAACTCATTTACAGCCTGAGCCTTGGCATTAACTTCCTCGTCGTTCAGGTAGTTCCATCCAAGGATACCTGCCACCATAGGCCACGGTCCCGGCACAACAGGTAGCTTGAATCCGCCACCTCCCCGAGGAGCACCCCAACCATTTCCACGGCCTCCACGTCCGCCTCTACCACCTCTGCCTCCACGGCCTCCTCCCATATCGCCACCCATTGTACCACGGATCTCTTTAAGAGCGCCACGCAGTCCAGCGATTTTGCTAAGGATACCGAAGATTTTGTAGAGACTGCCGACGAAGATCGCCATGCCGACTGCATACCCTGCCCAGTTGAAAACATCCTTGAGGAGTTCACCTTGGTAACCGAGTTTCTCAGCATAGTAGCTGACGATACGGTCCAACAGAACGAAGTCGTCGTGGATCTCTGTAACCATGTCCCAGAACCCTTCGATCACATTGCCGAAGAAGGCACCGAGGTTGGTTGCCAGTTCACCGTTACTGTCAAGGATTGTTGCAAGATCACGGAACACACGGGTCATTTGCTCGCCGAAACCACCTTGGAAGATGGCGTTCTGGAAGTTAACCCACGTTTGCTGCATCTGTTGCATCGCCACACGGTTGCTCTGCAATGCCTTGTCCAACGCGCCGCCGTTACGGGCAGCTTCAGCGAAGTATTTGGCTACGAACGGCAGAACTTTGGCAGCTTTCAGTTCACCCTTCTGCATCATATCCATGAGTTTTTCAACGTCGATGGTGGTGTCGTTGAACGCTTCCTGAGATGCCTTCACGAATACCTGCAATGAACCCGGGATACCTTCAGCCAACTGGCCTTTCAATTCTTCAGCCATGATCTGGCCTTTACCCATCATCTGCCCGATCGCGGTGATACCACGCTGGAACTTAACCGGGTCAACCTGAAGGGCCGTTGCGTACTCAGAGAAGCCTTTGAACAGTTCATCGTTCTGAGCCTTGTTCAGAATACCGTCGGAGTTGACAGACATCTGTACGTAGCCCTGAGATGCGATCTTCAGGTCAAGACCAAGACGGTAAGCCTGATCCTTCAAGAACTGGATTCTTTTTGCAGCTTCTTCGGATGAATCAGAAACCATCGTCATCGTTGCATCCATACCCTGGAAGAACTGGCCTTGTTGAAGAACACTTGCACCTGCGGCAAATACACCGTATGCTGCACCTGCGCCCAACAGTTGGGAGCGGATGTCTCCAATGACGGCCCCAAACCCGCCTGCACTTGCCTGTGCCGAACGGAACTGGCGTTCCAGTGCTTGAATACTCTGGCGATACTGTCCGGCAGACAAGGCACCTGTGCGGAACTGGCGGTTCAGATCTTGAATACCCTGACCAGCCGCATTCCCACCAAGACGGCCTGCATAGTTTCGTCCGTACTTAGAGGACAGACGGATACGTTGCTGTGCCATCACATCTTCGATACGTGCCGCACGTGCCGCCTCTGCTGCCTTGCGGCGAGCATCTACCTTAGTCCGGCGATCTTGAGCTTGGGATTCGGTGCGGATGCGTCCTGCCATTGCACGGTTTTGCCGGGCAATCAATTCAGGATTATAAACTTTATTCGGGTCACCCACCATTCCAGTCCCCTGACCACCACGAGGGGGCAGTTGGAGAGAGTTGATTCGGGTAACGTTCATCGGACGGGATGCTGCATTCATACCAGTCGTAGCTTTACGGTTAGCCTTCTTGGCCTCACGCTCTTGCTGCTGGTAGAACTTCTTCATCTCGCTCATTCCGGCACGAGGGGCGGTCATCTGCTGCACCTGCTGCTTAATACGAGCAGCGGATACCTTGGCGATCGCTTCTTTGGCCTTCGCCTCTCGACGGGCCAGCGCGATGCTGCGTTCAGAGGCGCGTTTCTCTTCACGGGCGCGGGTTTCTGCCAAGCGCTTATTCACCAGGCGCATCTGCTGGGCTGATTTGTCGTAGGCTTTAGCCGGGTCTTTCTTTGGTTTAGAGATTGCATCAGATGCCTTCTCCCACTCTTTGCCAACTTGACGGATCTGTTTGACCGCCCGGGCATACGAGGATTTGTCCACCTCAAACGTTGTACGGTTGACTGTTTTGGTGACAATCACGTTTCCACTTGCCATTGATCCTCCTACGGCAATTATAACGCCTCAAAAAGAAAAGGCCAGAGTCTTTCGACTCCAGCCCTTATCCTCCCTTAAACTTCTTCATGCGGGCAGCTTGTTCAGCATTCTTCCGTGCCTGATCGATGTCCTTCTGCTTGGCTTCCTGTACGAAATCTTGGATGTCCAAGTATTCGTTTTTCTTCAGGAGGTCTTCCATATCGCCAGCTTCAATAGAGATCTCATTGACACCCTTGAACCGCTCCATTACCCTGAAGTAAAGGTAGTCATACCATTTTAGAGAAGAGTTCTTCCGTGCATACTCAAGTGCTTTCTCTACGGTACTTAGCGGGATCAGGTTTCCGTCTGGGTCGGATTCTCGTCCAGTTGTTCCACCGCTCGCGCCAGCCCCAGACGTTTGAGGAACGTGTCGATGGTCCCGAAACCGCTCTTGCCGAAAAAACAGCCATAGTTGACTTCAACTACCTTACCGAGCAGAGTAATCAGGTCTTCAACGTGGTCTTCGAAAACTACGTCAATGTCGATTGGGCCACCCATGCTGTCTACTTCTACACCTTCAAGCAGCATGTTGATGATCTCTTCACCACCGTCTTCGATCTGGTCGAGGATGTAAAGGATCGCAGTAGGGATGGCGTCACTGAACCCTTCTCCTTTTGAGAGGGCAGAGCCAGCCACCGTGCCCATCGGGACCGCCACCAGGCGACCAATCTTAGGCATATTGCGAATCACTTGGCTTGGCGACCAGTGATAAATTGTGAAACGCTTTCCGCCGCACAGAACAACTTCTGTGGACTTCTTAACCTTAAACATGATACACTCCTGTGTCTTCTGTTGAATAATCCATGCCGTGAGAAAAGGCCACATCCATGTGGCTCACGTTGTTATTGGTCCAGTCCAACCAGACCAGTGATCCCGGCAGCGACGCCTTGAATCTGGTCAGGAGACAGCCATGCGTCCAGTACACCGATTTCCCAGTCCATCTGACCAACTTCGGAGCCGTAGCTCAGGTCAGGCTGCTTCTGAATCCAGCCGATGGTGTTCAGGGACAGACCCTGAGAACCTTCCACCTGGACAGGCAGATAAATCAGGCCAGTTACGTTAGCCTGGCGCTGCCACTGGGCCAGATAGCCGTTCCATTGGGCCGTGTTCTGGAGGGAGAGGGTCATGACCCCGGTGTTATCACGGGACAGTGCGTTACTGATCTCGCCGTCAACACCCGCATGAACGGTGATGTTGTCGTTGTTACGAGTAATAACGATCTTCGTATCCGCTGCAAATCCAGAGACACGCTGTCCACCAATAAAGACGAGGACTTTCGCAGGGTCATACGCCTGCATCGTCAAGATTTTGGATTGGTTCAGCATCTATTACACTCCTACAGCAGAGGAAGACATCGGGGCCTGAGCGTTGGTGCTCTGGCCCGCCGGACGATCCAGTACAACGGAAGCGCGGATCTTAACGTAGTGCAGAGAGTTGTTGTACACAAGCTCTACCTTCACGTCACGCAGGATACGTGCAGCAAGGTCATTCGTCGGGATCTGGGCGCGTTTCGGAATAGTGATCGTCGGGTCGTAGGACACTTTGTTTTCAGCGTCGTAGCCAGTCAGAATACCACCATTACGAATACCGATGTTGATCGGGTTGTTCATCAGAACAGACTTCAGTACAGGCAGGTCTTCGTCGCTCATCTTCATGGACAGACCCATGTCAGAACGGCGCTTCATGTACGCGAACACGGATTCTTCCATACGGAATTTAACCCAATGGGAGAAGCGAATCACGTCAACGTACTGCCCAGAAGAAGTTTTACCTTCGATGTAGCTACCACCACCGTACAGGGAACGGTAGATGTTTGCGTTACGAGACCAAGCGTTGGAACGCTGAGTGTCGGAGCCAGCAAACGGAACCATACCCGGCATCGTTTTCAGGTGCAGGGAGTCGCCGTAAGAAGGATCGTTCGCAGCCATCGCGCCGATGACAGAGCCTTCGGTGAAGTCAACGTCAGCACCTGCGTCGGAGGTTCCCAGAGAGTCATAACTCAGAGCCTTCAACGTGTCGAACACGGAGGCGGCTGAGTTCTCAGGGGCGTATGCGTCCACATCGGTGGAGTTGTAAACGTGCAGTTTGTAGTTCGCTTTGGAGAACTCTGCGGCAGCAACGATGTCTGCATCAGAACGGGCTTCCGTTGACAGGAAGTACCAGTTGTGGTTCTCTGCAATAACGAACGGCAGTGCGGTTGCAACAGTCTCGCCAGATTCGTTTACGATCTTGTAAGTGCCTGCGCCTTTACCAACGCTGACCACGTTCGGCGATACCGCCGCGATGGTTACGTAAGTACCATTCGCAACAGCAGTGACTTTGCCAGTCAAATCTGCATCTGCGGTAACTGCATCAGCCAGTGCCGTAGCAATCTGGGCTGGAGTGTTTCCAGGCAGTACGTTAATTTTAACAGCCTTGACCATCTTGTTCAAGGTAATATTAACGACAACCTGTTCGGTGTTTGCGGTCCCGGTGAAGTCCACACGTGTAGATTCCAGAGACATACGCCCGATTGCCACACGCTGCGGGGCGAAGTTGCCTGCGAATGCGTTGGTGGCAAACTGATATGCCGGGGAACCTACTGCAAATCCATCAGCAACCATCCCAGCAGTGGACACGTAGAAACGAATACGCTCTGGGAAGTTGCCGTGCATTGCCAGGAACATCGGGGTTTCAAAGCCAACGGTGTCGATTGGTTGAGTGCCAAGGCTAACCTCAACGTCAACAACCTTGTCTTGATATTCAGCCATTTTGTGTCCTCTGCTTCTGAACGATTATTGACCAGCACAAATGTGCCAATATGTGGGGGATTACTCCCCCGTCTTGTCACTGATAAGCGCTGGCTTATCAATAACCGGAGTTGCCATACAAACCTGAGCGATGGCGTCATGGTAGACGATCGGAGGGTTAGGCTTTGGTGGTAGGCCAGGATCATCACCGCCGGGATTGACACCCTTGTCATAGTCTGCTTCAATACCGACAGGCGGACCAGAAGGGTTGTCAATATCGATCCCGATAATGATGTGCTCGACATCCTCGAACGCCCCAATATCTTTCTCTACGAATGTCGCGTTGAAAGTGATAATGGTTCGTGCTCGGTTCTCAAACATTTGCTGGTTCAGCGGTACACGCATTCGAGCAATGTTCGAGGTTGAAGAGTACGCATAAGGAGACCCCGTTGGGAAGTATTTCTCACGAATGAACGGCAGGCCGAAAGCCTGATGCACCCGGGACAATGCCCAGTGAGGTTTCCCACGGTAAGCGGTGAGGGTATAGCTGGCGGTATAGTTGTGTGCCGTATGAACGACACCTTCTTCATCCACCACCTCGTTTGTTGCCCAGTCGAGAGGGGTAAGCAGAGTAAGGTCTACGAGGATGTATGGCCCTTCCGGTTTTGGAATGGTCTCATCAGCTTCAACGACATCATAACCCGTTACGTCCAAACAGAGACGACCGACAGCCTTGGTCAGTGCTCCCATCACGACATCTGAGTTTGTAAAATCAAGAGGGAGGGCCATTAGAGTCCTCCCTCAGTCCCTACAGGGACAGCGATCAGGTAGTAGCGGTAGCGAGGCACACCAGAAGAGGGATACATGTCCGCCTTCATCACTGTGAACCATGTCTGACCGCCGCCGGAATCCGGCAGCAACATCTGATCGGAAAGGTGTTCTGTGCCCTCTCGCGCTCGGAACAGCAGAGTTTCAGAGTAAACGGTGTAGGAGTCATAATCCTCTTCACCGCCGATCATCAACTGGTTGTTCTGGTCACGGATGGCCTTCCCACGCATCGGTTGAATAGTGCATTCCACGGCAGTAAACGGGGTGTACAATACTTCCCGCCCGCCGTTCAGAAACGGACTATCAGGGTCTGTCTTGACCCACTCACGCTTCCGACATTGCACTTCGACACGAGGGATGAGTCTGTTTCTGCTTGAGAGCAACGAATAAGCCCGTGCCATCGGTCACCCCTTATTTCCCTTGGTACTTGACGATTTTGTACGTTGCCGCACTCGACAAGTCACCGTAATGAATCATTGCGTCATCAAACCCCTTGTAACTCGCCCAGTCTTTTGATACCTTTGGATTACTGAATGAACCCGTGGAGATCGTGAAGCGAATACTGTCGGCTGCATCCTTCCCGATTTTGGTCAGGTAGCTTGAGAAGCCCCGGCCCTGAATGATCCCGCTGTGCATACGTTTAATATGTTTCCGGAGACCTTCTTGGAAGTGCATGGAGGTTGAGAACATGAAGTTGCGCTCAGGAAGGTTATTCCAGCCTTCTTCATGGATGGCGGCAAGAGTCGCCATATTCAGCCCAGAATAGTGTTTCTCGTCGTAAAAACCGTACTCCACTTCTTTCTCAGCTAAATCAGAGAGTTGGCTGAAATACCGCTTCAGTTCAGAGATGTCAGTATATGACTTCTTTGCCACGGTATTTCCCCATGAAAGTTATTTTACCACAATAGGTCAGCAAAAGCAACAAAGTCAACGCTTTAGCGGACCATCCACGGACTGCGCCGAACACGGTCACAAGGCCACGTGGATTGCTTCGGGATCGCTGGGGTAGGGTAGACGCCTTGCTCCATGAAGCCGTTGTAGGAGTTAGGGTTATTCTTCACACGGAAGAACTCATCTTTACGCACACCGCCGATAATCACCAGCGAGGAGTTGAAGCCGAGAGACGGGTCGATATAGTCAGGATTAAGCTCCAGCCAGTCGAGGAAGTCTTTCCAAGATTCCCAGCTTGAGCCGCCCTTGACGGAAATAGTTTCATCACCAATCTTCTCGAAGCGTTCACGAATAGAAGAGTTTCCGCTGGAAACTTCTTGGACGATCAGCCAGCGAACACAGTCAACGACAGTGTTGTACAAAGCCACCGGGATTTTCTCCGGATGGTTATCCAAATCATACGTCAGCTTCCACTTGGTCCAGAAGAAGATGATCGTGGTGTCCGAGATCTCCTCCGTGGTGATCCCGCCGAGTAGCATACGGACAATTTCAATTACTTGTTGGTCAGTCATAAGAGGGCCTCCATTAGGATAGACTCAATGTTATCATATTTTGTACAGAAAGTCATTGACAGACAAAAAGAAAGCCGCCCAAAGGCGGCTTTTAATTTGGGGCGGGCATGATCACACGCTAGTTATTATGCGTTGTAGACATTGCCTGTAAGTAACTCACTGTCCCCGGAGATCTGTACTGCATGTACAGCCAAACGCCCGCTTGTATCACCCACAGCAGTTTTTTGGGCAACCCCTGCCACTGTCACTTCCCATGCTTCAAGGGTGTCGTGGCAAAAAACAACAAGGACTACCTTGTCGCCGAACCCCACGTTGATAGTAGAGTCCGACGGATAAACTACTGTATTTGAGATCGAGGTGGGGCCGGTTCTCCCGGTCTTAATACGATTTACGTCCGTGTAGGTTGTTGTTAGTGCATAAGAGAATCCGATCCTCTTCGCCACTGACGAAGTTCCTGCGGAGAAACCAACTCGGGTCTGAGAGACATTGTTGTTTGCAGAGAGAATAAGACGAACATTCCCCAAGTTGTTACCGGGGAGTTGAATCCAAGAGTTCGTTTTGTTGATCGGGGAGGCATAAATCCCAGAAATGGTCGGGAGGGCATTGTCACCCTTATCTCCCTTAGGGCCAGTCTCCCCCGGAGGTCCCTGTTCTCCTTGCGGACCCGCAGGGCCTGCCGGACCTACTGGTCCTTGATCTCCCTTTTCCCCTTTTTCACCCTGAACACCTTGAATACCTCGCTGACCTTGTGGTCCTTGTAGCCCTTGAGGTCCTTGCTCTCCTTGTGGTCCGGCGGGTCCGGCAGGACCTGTCGCACCGGAAGGCCCTGCGGGTCCTACTGGCCCTTGCAAACCCTGCGGGCCTGTTGGTCCTGCTGGACCTACTGGTCCCGGCGCACCTTCTGAGGCCATTAGTGCCCAGTGGTCGTTAACCCTTGTACCAGTAGATTCCGGCGGGATACCTGTGGATGGCTGAGTAGAAAAATATGTGGCACCCTGATACCCAACTGCATCGTTAACGTCGTAGGAGACTGAATCATCATAGTTTCCTCTCCATACAAGACCTGTCGCACCGGAAGGTCCAACGGGGCCTGTTGCCCCGGCGGGTCCCTGTTCCCCTTGCGGGCCAGCAGGGCCTTCAGGGCCTTGAGGGCCTGGTTCACCCCTCTCCCCTTTCTCGCCCTGAGGGCCTGTTGGTCCTACTGGTCCCTGAGGTCCTTGAGGACCAATTTCCCCTGCCTCGCCCTGAGGGCCTTGTTCCCCTTGAGGTCCTTTTTCACCAGGATTGCCCGGCTCTCCTTGGACACCTTGAGGTCCTTGAGGGCCGGGGTCTCCCTTATCCCCCTTCTCCCCTTGAGGACCCTGTGGGCCGGGTACAGAAGATCCCCCCTCGCCAATTTGGTCAAAGGGGATAAGTTTTTCGTTAACGAGATCGTAAAGTGCATACCCGAAGTATACACCGTTCTGCTCCCCTGTGATACCCCTCATTGTTCCCATACAGTCTCCTTATGTACAAAAACCGCCCCTAAGGGCGGATTAATTATGCGGCTGGAAGGTCGAAAGATGCAGTCTTCGTTGTAGAGTCAGACATGGTGAAGGTTAGAGTTACAGTATCGCCTGAGCGAGCCGCTGCGATGTCAGCGATTCCAACACCGTCTGCACCTGCTGCCCCCGCCGGGCCTGCTGGACCTGCTGGTCCAGTGTCTCCCGTATCACCTTTGTCACCTTTCGGGCCGGGAGTACCGCCACCACCTGCAAAAAGTTCAGAGATGGTCTTGCTCTCTCCTGTTGCTTGGTCCATGATCTGGTAACCAGTCAGGACACCAAGGGATGCTCCGCCAATTGCTGCCATGTTATTCTCCTACGAAAGTTTGAGGAACTTCAGGGATGTCTGTGATGACTTCGGTGTCATACACAGTTTTTACGTATGCCAACAGGTTCTGGTGGACCTTGGCAGTTGCAGCCAGGATTTCATCAATCTTGACAACAGCATCCGCAGACGGTAGAGTCAAAACTGTGTAATCAGCTTTGCGAATCAGAACATCCGATTCAGAGTTTGCAAACGCAAACGCTTTGGACAGTTCAAGGTTCAGGAGTTCTCGTGGTTCAACAGAGAAAACGTCGCCGTCAACAGCCACACCCGACTGAAGGTCAGAGGTATATTGCTGATACGCACGGGTACGATAATCTTCCTTGGCGCGGGCCAAGTTCTCTGCGATCTCTTCTGGGGAGAAATCACGAGCAACCCAAGTCTTGTACCACAGATCATCTTCTTCGTTTAGTTCCGGTTTTCCTTCGGTGACCACATCACCAATAGGAACTTCAGAATCATGAACCATGCAATAACCCCACAGGTCTCGCATGTCCTTTTCCCAAACGTAAGAACCAATACTTACGTTAGTATGTTCTTTGAGGAAGTCGCTAAGATAGACAGGATATTTCATGTCGGACAAACGAATCATCGGTGTCCAAGCATAAACCTTGCTGGTAGGATCTACAGCCATTTGAATCTCCTTGTGAAGGGGGCCGAAGCCCCCTTGGGTATTAGTCTACAGTCATTGCCTGAACACCAGTCAGGTCCGTGCCGTCCCAGAAGAACGTCAGGATGGTACGGGTAGTACCAAGTGCTGGCTGGGTGCCGTTAGACCATGCCATCGGAGAAGGCCAAGTCATGGACCCACCTTTACCGAGGAACTTAACAACCACAGTCATCGCACGACCCGCTGGCAGGTTGGAGATGGTGATTGCCTTAGACGTGGTTCCGTCAACGGTGAACACGTTGGATACAGAAGCATCCAGTGCGCCAGTTGCGGACATGACACGCAGGTCGTAGCGATCCAGTTTCTGCCACGCACCGTTCGCACGGACGTAGTAGCCGTTGTCTTGAGGCGCTTCCAGAACTTCGACCAGTTCCCAATCTCCGTCGATACGAGCGTACTGCTTGCCGTCTTTCGGAGAATCGTAAACGTTACCGCCACCCATGTACCCCATCGGTGCCCAAGTGGTTGCGTTCGTCTTGCGGAAGAACTGCAACGTCGAGGAGTTCAGGAAGTAGTCACCTACACGACCATCAGCAGGACCCGGGTCATGGTCGAACACGATCCACAAGGAACCTTGATCACCCTTATCACCCTTGACACCCTGCGGACCAGTAGGGCCTGGGTCACCAGTAGGACCAGTAGGACCAACCGGGCCTTGGATACGTCCGAGGTTTTCGTAGGCAGAGCCAGTCCATCCCCAGAAGTCGCCGTCAATCAGGTAACCCTGACCCAGTTGCCCGGTTGAAGGCAGTTCTGAAGTGCTGTTGAGTTTACCCATGATCTCAACGCCCGGGCCGATGTCACCTTGCGGGCCTTGAGGGCCTGTAGCACCAGTGTCACCTTTCACACCTTGTGGGCCTTGGTCTCCGGTATCACCTTTGTCGCCCTGCGGGCCTTGCGGTCCACGCACAACGCCCAAGTCAACCCAGTCTGTCCCGTTCCAAGAGTATGCGGTCCCATTATCCTCAGTGACGTAGTAATCACCGACGGTGTTCCCGGTAGGAGGCAGGGTCGCAGCAGAGGTTACAGTTCCCTTCGGAATAACACCTGCGCCTGTGGCACCAGTATCCCCCTGATCACCTTTATCCCCTTTGTCACCCTTGTCTCCTTTCTCGCCTTGCGGGCCGCGAGTCAGGCCAGTAACAACCCACTGCAATCCATCCCAAGCGTAACCATTGCCATCTTCCTCTACAGCCCAGAAGTCGCCTTTGGTGTTGTCTTGGTCAGGAAGATCTGCTACTGTAGGAACAGAACCTTTCGGCGTCAGACCAGTCCCCTGCGGGCCTTCTGGGCCAGCCGGGCCGACATCACCTTGGTCACCCTTGTCGCCTTTCTCGCCTTGGTCACCCTTGTCGCCCTTAGCTCCAGCCGGGCCAGTGGCTCCGGTGTCACCTTTCGGACCACGGACAGGGCCTGCATTCTCCCAAGCAGTGCCGTTGAAGATGTACAGGTCTTCTCCGATCAGCCACGCATCACCAGTTACCGGATTGGAAGGCAGTTCTGAAGGATCAGCTTTTGATCCGAGGATCGCGAGACCTTCCCCTGCTTCCCCTTTCGCACCCTGCGGGCCAGTAAGACCACGTGGACCAGTCGGGCCTGTGTCGCCCTTCGCACCTTTGAGAGATGCCAAGTAGTCGCTCAGGGAACCTTGGAACCCGTTCTCTACCGCCAATGCGTAGTTGTCTTTGCCTACGTCACCTGCATCTCCCTTGTCGCCTTTCGGGCCAGCAGGGCCTACATCCCCCTGGTCACCTTTAGGGCCTTGGAAGGCACCGAGGTTTTCCCAGTTGTCATTCCCAGTGGATACCCAAACGCTAGTTCCGATCAGGTAGGCATCACCTGCATCCGCGCCAGCCGGGAGGCTCGCTTCGTCTGCGACTTTACCCAAGAGGTTGATGGCGTTGGCGTTAGTACCGTCAGCACCCGTATCACCTTTGTCGCCTTTATCACCTTTCGGTCCTTGTGGGCCAATCAGGGAGTTCAGGAAGTCAACCTGAGATCCGGTGTGACCGTTAGCCAGCCATACCTGATACGCAGATTTACCCTCTGGGCCAATCTGACCTACAGTCTGCCATCCATCTTCATCACCTGTCCACACATACATCATGTCTTGGATGATGTAGCAGTCACCCGGCTTGTTACCTTCATCAGGCAGATAGGACGGGTCAGGGAAGGAACCAAGAATTTGCAGACCGATACCGTCAGCCCCTTTCAGGGATTCCAGCCACTCATCAACAGTACCAACGAAGCCCGCGCCTTCTGCAACTTCATAAGCAGACAGACCTTCAGGCCCCGCGAAGTTACCGATGTCCTTCCACTGCTTCACGTTGTTTTCGTTGACAACGGTCCAGAAATTCTGTCCAATAACGTAAGTGTCGCCCAGTTCCATTTCCGCAACAGCCGGAAGCTGAGAAACTTCGTCAAGCTGATCGATGACGTTGATGCCAATACCAGCCGGGCCTTTCGGACCTTCTGGGCCACGAGCACCCTGTGCCCCTGCCGGGCCAGTTGCCCCTGCTGGTCCTACGTCCCCGGTGTCACCTTTATCACCCTTATCGCCCTGCGGGCCTTGCGGACCTTGAGGACCCGGGTCTCCCTGCGGGCCTTGAGGGCCTGCCGGGCCAGTTGCCCCGGTATCCCCTTTATCACCTTTTACAGTGTCAACGTAAATCCCGTCAGACTTGACTTGAATCTTGTTGTTTGGGTCTTGGGAGATTTTAGTCTCTTGCGGGCGAACGTACAGAGCACCCTGGCGGATTTCCAGCGTGTTGTCTTGAGCCACAGAAACAGGAACGCTCAGGCCAGCAGTGCCTACCTTCAGGGCGTTCATGGAATCTGGATCAACGATCACGTCGATTTGGGTCTTGGCTTTCCCGGTAGGATCAGCCTTGATTTCCAGAGTCTTCTTCGGTGACGTGGTTGACACGTTCACCGGATCAGAGTATACACCTTCCAGGGCCGGGTTGCCAGCGTTAGCAGCTTCTTGGGCGGAGATGTAAGTTACGGTGTTCCCATCCTTAGCAGACACCTTGGTGTCGGAGCCAGCAACATACAGACCCTGCTCACTGGAGGTGCTCACCACCTGGAGGCGGTTTCCTGAACGACGGGAGATGTTGATGTTTGCTTGCAGAGGGGAGGATTGAGTACCATCACCAATCAGCGTGGTGGATACGGTGTCTTGGGTTTCGATGCCCGTGAAAGGCGCACCAGAACCACCAGAGGTGCTCGCAGACGGTTCCGGGAGAGTCACCAGAACTTCCACGACCTTATCTTCATATTGTGCCATTACTTGCTTCTCCGGAGGCGGGATTGGAGGAGGATGGCCCCGCACGGGGGCCGGAGGGAATTACAGTGCAGCTTTCAGGTCTTCCAACATTGCGTCAAAAGTCTTAGCCTTGCTCAGAGAGATCTCCATAGTCAAAGCGTAGGATTCCAGCGCAGCCTTAGCAGCCGCTTTTTTGGTGTCGTCACGCAGGGTTTCTGCATGAGCGAGGATCTCTGCCTTTTGTTCGTCAGTGCGGGTAGAAGCGGGTTTTTCTTCTTCCTTCACTTCTTCCTTGACTTCCGGCGCAGGATCAATTACAGTTGTTTGTACCAGAGAGGACAGTGGTGATTCCACCTCGGTCTCAACATCTTCTGGGATCACGTTGGCGCGAGCCGCCTTGATCTCACCGATGTTAGCCAAGAACTTCTCTGGAGACTTAGGGGTCTCGTCGAAGAAGACGAGGAATGCAGCGCCTTTCTGAACAGATGCGATCGTATTGATGCCCAGTGCGGTCATCGCTTCAATCTGGTTCAGGAACTCATAAAGGTTTCGGCCCATCACCAGTTCGTTGTCATAGGAATACAGGAACGGTGCCAGGCGGGCAGATGCGTCAACGTCCAGTTTCGGCAGGTATTGACCGAAGAACTTGAGCATGTGGTATTCGCTCTGGAACACTTCCAGATGAGGTTGTGCCATTATAGGATACTCCTTCGTTGATAATCAAAAGCCTATCTTACAATGGTACACTATTTTGCTTAAAATGTACAGTTATACCGCAGTCAATAAAAAAGGCCACCCGAGGGTGACCTTTTCCAATTATGCAGTGAACTTGCCTGTGGACTTAACGACCAGTTCCGGACGGTTGTTCACAGTCAGGAAGGAAGTCTCAGACTCGATCTTCGCTTCACGCAGGTAGTTGGACTCTTTGAAGAACACGTACAGTTCTTGAGCCACCTGGTTAGCGTCACGCAGGGTGTCGCTCGGCGCGTAGTAGATCTCGAACATACGAGAGATACCACGTGGGAAGATGTACGCTTCACCCGCCGGGATGTTCCCGGAAATGTCTTCGATGAACAGGATGTTCTTGTGCTCGAAGATACGGTTGTTAGCGTTACCGCCCAGACGACGACGCAGCATTTCCTGAGTTGACGGGTACTGAGAGTACGCACCAGTCACCTGCGGGTGAGCGATCAGCGCGGAGAACCACTGACGGGACGCCAGAACGACGATCTCGTAGTTGTCACCGTTGTCGCCAGCCCAGTCGATGATGTGAGCACGGGCTTCAGCTTCCAGGACTTCAATCGGATCTACGCCCAGCTTGGTGAAGTCAACGTCAGCAGTCTGCTGAGTTGCGCCCCAAACTTCGTAGTAGTTGTAGTCAGAAACCGGGTCATCCGGAGACCAAGAGGTGCCCTTCAGGGCAGCATACATGGCCTTGGACTTCAGGATCGCGTGGCTACGACGAATACGTGCCATGTGACGCTGAACTTCCGCATCAACAGTTGCAGGGGCATTCTCAGTCCCGAACTCACGGAAGTTCTGAATGTCTGCACGGTCGATGGAACGGTCCAGAGGGAAGAACGGGATGTTCAGGTTGACGATCTTTTTACGATCGTTAGCCAGGTGCTGACGCACACCGCCACGCTGAACAGCCTTGATGTCACCAGCGCCGTCATCCAGACGTTCGATACGGGCAACAGTGGTACGACCGAAATGTTCGGTGAACAGGTTCATGCTCTGAAGCAGAGTGTCCACACGTGGCATGGTAGAGATCAGGCCAGTGTAGTCGAGAATCTGGAAATCGCCGTTTTGCATTTAAATATCTCCTGTTAAATTACAGTACGGAACCGATGAACTGGGTGCCGACAATCTTATCAGTTACCTGGTTACCTTGGGCTTCCAGAGCTTTAATGCCAGCAGCATCAATGTCAGAGCCGTCAGCATACTTCAGTTTCAACTGGTTCAGGGTCAGGCCGCGAACAGCGAGAACCATAGGGACTTTTTCGCCCGGTTCGAAAACGCCGATGTAGTGGTCAACGCCCGGCAGAACCTTACGGTCAACCAGAACGCCGAAGACGTCAGCAGCCGCAGTAGCAGGGGTGCCATCTTCGCCAACCAGCATACCAGCGAACAGAGCAGTTTTGGAATCTGCATCCGCATCAGATGCGATGAAGGTCATGTCCACTTCTTTGAAGTTCCAACCAGTATCGCCGAAAGCGACAACACGGCCCAGAACGATGTCAGAGTAGTTACCTTCGAGAGTAGCAACGTGTGCTTTAGCCATTTGTCAGGTTCTCCAGATTAGGCGTTAATAAATTCAGCGGATTTAGCGGCTTTCGCCAGTTCCGCAGCGCGTTCTTTGATCACACGGTCCAGGCGGGCCTGTGCATCTTCGGAACCTTTGGCTACTTCAGTCAGAGTGCCATCAGCACCGACTTCTTTGCCATTTGCGAAGGATTTTTTAACTTCTTCGATCTCCAGATCTTTAGCAGCCAGAGCTTCGTCTTTCGCTTTCAGATCAGCAGCAGCTTTTTCCAGTACGGATACCAGAACAGCCTGCGCCGGGTTTTCGATAACGTCAGCAACAACATCGCGCTGGTCAGCAGCTACGAAGCTAAAGCTAGCGGCTTTCTCAACGGCGATTGCACGTTTAGCAGCAGCTTGGGACTTGACGATCTCTTGGGCAGCGGTAAGAGTGCTTTCCATAGATTTCATCTGCGCCACCAGAGCTTCGTTGGCCTTCATCAGGTCAATGAACTGCTGGGATTTGGTTACATCAACTTCTTTCTCCACGGGAATCTCCTCGTCGGGTTTGATAGTCGCTCCAGCGGAGCTTTCAGTTGGCGCTACAGGAGTCACAGACTTTTGCGTTTCCACAACAGGCTTGACTTCAGCGGCGGGTTTGACTACAGTTGAATCATCACCGAAGTCGATACCGAGGTCACGGCAACCTTCTTCGAAGTCCTTACGGGCCTTGATAAGTTCAAACTGTTCAAGCAGTGACAGTTCATCGCCAGCCTTCGCTTTCTTGATAAGGGTGACAGAGGAGAGCTTCTGTTCCAAGTATTCTTGGTGGCGCTCATTCCATTCTGCTTCCCAGGAATCATCATCCGGCGGGTTGTCTTCGATGGACTGTTCGAACTCGGTCTTCATGCCCAGCACTTTGGTGAGCAACTCCGCATCCCCACTCCATAGGTGGAAGAAGCGGCGCAGGTACTCTTCCATAGAAATGGTGAGTTGGACCTGTTCGAGAGATTTGATGATGTCAACCGTGAGTTTCTCAGGGTCAACTTCGGATTTGGTCAGGAGGCTGACGTGGCGGTTATTCGCACTGTAGCCCTGATCTCGGTGAGTGAGAGCAATGCCGCGAGATTTAATCTGGCGACCTTTCTCGATCCACGTCTTGATCATTTGGCTTCCTCTTCTTCGAGTGAAATACTGAAGTCCAGTTCGGAGAGTTCATTCGTCTCTTCGTTCAGCATTCCGCCGCACTGAAGTGACAGGCCACCGATAAGTCCGGCCTTCTTCAACGCCCATGTTTCAGGGGTGTACTGAACTTTTGCAACCCAAGACCCGGCCTTAATTACTTCGCCTGTCTGCGCTACATTCACGTCGAACTCTGGTTGAATCCAGTGGTCAACGATTTTCCAAGAGTCGGTATCGAAAAGGTGATACAGGTTCTCCGTGACAGCACCGAGTTCCTGAGCCTTTTTGAAATCTTGTTGAGCCTTTACCAAGGTCTCTTTCGACATCCACTGTCCGTGAAGGTCCGGGGTGTCAGGTTCGTAGATGATCTCATAAGAAATCATCTCTTCTTCACCAGCGGCTTTCTGGACGAGGACGGAGCCAACGGCCCCGTCAATGGCAGCAGCTTTATTAAAGCCCTGCTTCAACAGGTCGTTGGCCTTTTTCACAAACCGACTCTTTTGGATTCGAGTCAGATTAGTTTGTGAAGGAAGGTCGGAAAGGGTAATGTTTTCCATCATTGCTCCCGTGATAATTATTTTAGCACTGAACTGACTGTTTTGCAACAGGTTGTTTTCACGACCGGATTAATTATCCAAATTAGCCGCTGAATTATCTCTTGTGGAAGAGATTTTGCCAGTACCGTTACCAGAAGATCCTTTCGTCATGCCGTCTCCAGCGCGACTGGTATCCTCACCCAACAGCTTCATGAGTTCTTCCTGAGAAATGTCTTCCTCAATCTTCTCATCAATACCCAGAACTTCCAGTACACGGTTGATAACCTTCGGAGTTTTCGGCAGGTAGCCAACGGCACCAATACGCTGAATCGCCTTGGAGAAACCTTCCATATCCACGTCCACGATTTCCCCAGCCTTGACGTATGGCATCTCCGTCTCCGGGAGGCGCATATCGTTCAGGGCCAGCAATTGTGGCAGCAGGTTTTCGTTCAGAGCTTCCAGAATGATCTCGTTTACACGTTGAACAAACTGGGTGTGGATAGTCTGCTTGGACTCAGACAGGTTGTAAGAACCGCCTTTGTCGTTACCCACGTTGATGAAGCCAGCGCCCAGACGATCAAGGATTGACTTCTTACGGTCACTGATCAACTGTGCGGTGCTGTACTGCTTACCCATCCCGTCGATGCCCTTGAGGGTCATTGAATACTGAGGGGCGTTATCCTTTGTATCGGATGGCAGCATGAAGAATGACTGCTCACCGGAGTGGGCATTTGCAGCGTCAGACATCAGGCCACGGACCATTTCTGCTTCAGGAGAAGACTGGTCCATTGCAGCTTTGTTCAGGATCTGGGAAGGGATCTTCAATTCGATCACACCACCCATGTCCTTGGTTGCGCCAACAACCTCAAGGTTCTCAATCAGAATCTTTTCACGCCACGCTCGGTAGCACCCTACCAGAGGAGAGACACCGAGAGCCTGGGATGAAGAGCCTCCCGTGTTCATCAGCATGACACGATTGATTGGGATAATGACATCACTCATGCGGGTGGATACGCCACCAACACCAATCTCGCTGGCTGTGTAGTTCTGGAACGCAGATAGGGATTGTTTAATACCGATGATGGCAGAGCCATCCTCATTGTAAACAATCGGGTTTGTCCGGCTCAAGGACGCCTGCGGTCGGAAAGCAAGGTTCTTTACCTTGTACTTGCCGATGTATTCCCCAACAGTAACCTGAGTGTAGACTTTCTCCACAACTGACAGGCCATACTCGTTGAATGTTGCGGCGTCACGGGCGAACTGACGAAGGGTTTGACCTTCCATGTTCTTCAGGCAATACTCAACAAACTTAGCAGCCTTTTTGGACTCCTCAGATTCGCCAGGGATTACCTTGAAATCCTTGAACGCCTTCTCCACGAAAGTGTACAGCATGTCAAGGCCCGTCGCAACGGTGGCGTCCTGCTTCATTGACTCGACTGTACCAATCAGGTTGGGCCAGCGAATCTCTTCGGCCTTCATACGTTCGGAGTCAACCTGAACCTTAGCCAGAGCAAAGGTCCCTTGCTCACTCATACGCATACGGGATACGTTAATTTGCTCGCTGGTGGCCTTAGCCACTTTAACGGAGCGGTTACGATTACGTTTTCTTGACACGGCATATCCCCTGTGATATTAATAACGACGTGAGGCGTACAGAGTAGGGGCATTTGGTCGAGGGATAGCGACGGCGCGGACGACCTCGGTCTTCTCCAGGAAATTAATTCCTGATGCCACGGCATCCGCCCAGTCATCCTTACGGGACCCGGTAGAACGTTCACCGTTGAAAGACTCAAGTTCTTTCATCAATGCGTTGTACGTGTCCAGAGGGAATGACTTCTTAACGATCCGGACAAATCCGTTTTGTGCCAACTGGGCAAACGGGGAGAAGCGGGTTAGCTTCGATTTGTTACCGGGTGTTGGGTCTTTCTCTACCATATACCCTTTCGAGATAAGATCACGGGATGACGTGGTGAACTCGGAGATACCTGCCTGACCGGGGTCAACGGAGAAAATGACGATTGTGTCGTCACCGTCCAGCATTGCCTGCTTCGTGATAATCACGTCACGTTCGCCAGCTTTCTTACAGAAGCGCCCGGCGGTGCCAGTTGACCACTCACCATTGTCGATGAAATCGTCATGGTAGTTTCCGTACAGGTAATAAAATCCGTCGTCATCGCGGGCCACACCAATCCCCGCCGTAAAGTCAGGGGTTTTGTTTGCTGTGGATCGCTCCGTACCTGCCTTATCGTAAGCACGGACTTTCGTGACGTTCATCGGGAGGCAATCCACCTCTTTCAGGAACTCACGTTTGAAATAGTTTGCACCTTCCGGGCGAGCGTCCCAGTTGCCGTGAAGCAGACGGGCGCGGTCAACATCGTTCAGACCTTCCAACTGGGCAAGGTACTCCGGGTTGTTGATCAGCATCGGAGGGTTGTCGTAAATGGTGGAAGAGATGAAGCTGAATGAAACAGGCTTACATTTCTTACCGAAGCGTTGCTTCAGTTCTTCCTTGGTGGAACCCCAGATGTAGTTGTCATCCACACGAACAAACCAACGGATAACTCCGTCACGTTCAGGGATCGGCAGACCATTCTCATCCAGATACCAGTCAATCATTTCCCGGAGCTTATGATCCGGGTCTGGGTTACAAGATACGACCATACGGGAAGGGTACTTTGAGTTTGAACGCAAACGCGACATCATGTACTCAAGCTGTTCCCAGTCAAACTGGGTTCCTTCATCCACACCAATGAAAGTAAATTCCAGACCCTGGATGTTATACTTATCGTTGATGTGCTGCATGGACTGCCACTTCACCGTCGCCCCGTTCGGGAAGGTCGCAATCATCTCGTTCTCTTTGAACTTAGGCTTGACGACCGGAGGAAGCTGGTTGTAAATATCTTTCGCTTTGTCGAACAGACCGCCCTGACCACGAATCTGAGGCACTGTACGGCGGAACATGATGCAAGCTGTACGAGGATCATCAATGATCAACAGGGGCATCAACTGGAGCAGGTAAGATTTGCCGGAGCCTGCTGCGCCACCCATGATGAGGATCTGTGCTTTAGATTCGAGAACCATCTGTTGCTTACGACTCGCGGGTGCGAATGTAGCGGACAT